ATCTAATCCTATTCTCTGGGTCTTCATGACACCATTGTTTAGCCCAAGTAGATTTACCCGACCCCTGTCACTGGAGCCCTCTGCATATAATTAGCTTTCGCTGGCAGAGGGCTCCTTTATCATTAGTTTGTTCCATTTACGTTTCAAATAAAATAAGTTATTGTTAGTTATTACATCTTGTAACAACTGTAATATCTCTCTTCTGCATATCCTGATAGTTATAGTTGTAGAACCTTCCCTATTTGATATGTGCTCTGGAATATCAAGCGTCTCCATAAATTCCTGATAGAATTGGGTCCATGACTCATGAGCTGTAATAGTTATACAGAAGGCATTAGAAGAACCGTTAGGTTGAATACTTCCATCACCATCTATTATTCCTATTAGTAAAGCTAGCAGTAATTCCTTATCATAATCCTTAAATACAAAGAAATCTATAGGATTATATGTCTTCCTAGGCTTAAATCCGTATTTCTCCATAAATTTAGGGTTCTCTATACTATTAGAAAACGATATACGATATGATTTAGTGTCCTCTCTATACATAATCTTGTTGTTATAAGCTATATACTCGCAGAATGCTTCTATCACACATAAATCTTTCTCTGCAAGCCCTAACTCAAATTTACCTCCACTATGAAATGAACCATCAGCTATCAGAAACCCAATCCAGTAAAACGATTGAGGGGTTTGTTCAGTCATAAGTCTATTCAAACTGTTTCCTCTCTTAATAGAGTCATTAAAATGATGCCCAGTTTTAAATATACTGCTCTTACTAACCGCGCAGCTCTTACACACCGAACCCTTCTTAACCGCCTTATTGTAATCTGACTTTCTAGCATATGTAATCTCCTTTCCGCAGTTTGGGCACTCTCTAATAAATTTAATTTCTTCGCACATACATATTATATTTAGTATGTGTAAAGTTACTTAAATTTATTTCCAGAACCTAGTAAAACACGTTAAGGATTGTTAAAATTTACCTGAGCCTTGAATACCTCTACAGATAATTAGTTTCTTAGTTTCCACTATTTCTCACTAGTTGGCTTAAGCCATAAATTAGTGTTCTTAAAAATGTAATCTCTTAAATCAGTAAGTTCAGATAACCACCCTAGAGTTAAAGATGAGTTACACTTAAAGCACTTTGTCAGCTCTTCCCTTATTCTCTCCTCAGATACTACTGGCATTTTGTCGAAATAGTCATAAGCCTTCATAGCCTCTGGAATGTCGTCTAATGTATTGAAAGTGGGTTCATCAGAACGCTCTTGATAGTCATTGACTAACTCTAGCAATTCAAAATCATCCACTTCCATTACATATTCAAGCTTAAATTTCACTTTATGATTCAGTTTCAATGTCCACTTCACCCTTATCCAGCGATTTAGATTCTCCTTCCAAGAATTTAATACACTTCAGCTTATAAGCTTCGGATAGAGAGTTCTCAATCTTAATAACAATTCCCTCATGAAGAAATTCTTATCACTAGCTAACCTCTGTAGGAAGTTCTCATTCCAATACTCTGAAACAGAGAGGTCAGGATATAAATCCTTGGCATAGCCATAGTAATATTCTTCTACAGGCTTTAAGCCTTCTTTAACACACCATTGTTGTACCTGTCTTGCACTAAACTCATATACACGTCCGTCGGGGTTAGTATAGGTTAGACGATAGATTTGTATTCCAAAGTTCTCACCATACTTATATTCACCTTTAGGAGGTTCAAATCCGTAGTCAAATGCTTTACCACCTAACTTTTGAATTGCGCCGCCATTTGGCAGATAACCTACTATCTCGTAGTAAGCAGTCATACCTTTCTGTAGATGGGGTCTGACAACATCATCTGCATACTTCCATACATCCACCCCGTAGAAACCACCACCAGTAGTTTCATTGTAATATGGGTTCTTAACTACAGACCTTGAAGACCACAGATAATCATATCGAGTGTCATCTATCTCCTTACGAGTTAGAAACTCAAATACTTTCTCATACCACTTCTTAGGTCTTTCGCATAACACATAAGCAGATATACCAGAGGTTCCATGAACCTTAGCAGTGATGCTTATAATGTCATTGGGATGAATGACTGACGGACACTTCTTAATAAGAGTAGTGTCATAATGAAACCTAAATTGAGTGTCAATTACTTTCTTTACTCTATTAAGTTTCTTCCTAACCTTGCCACCTTCTTTAGGTTGACCAGGAGTGTAAGTAGTCTTAGGGACATACTTCCTGCATAGGATTTCTCCATCCACAGAGTCAAACTCAGTGCCAGGAGTAACCTTATGTACCACCTCATTATTCTTCCCAATTAAGGTAAGCCAGTTATATAGGTAGGTAATCGGAGTAATGAATCCTTCTGAAGGATAGCCTTGTAGTTTGATTATCTTCACCCTACAGTTATCTTCAAAGAATCCAGCTTGTCCTTTATCAACATTCTTAACCTTATCTCTAAAGAGATTATTGGCGGATAGGAACCTATCATCAATAGCACATTCTATAGGGAAGTAAACATATGTACCAGGATTGGTGTCAATACTTACGGCAATAGAATAGCCATCAATTGTACAACATTTTAATCTCTCACACTTTGGATTAGGATGTTTAATAAAATCCTTAATCTCTACAATCTTCGCAGCATAATTTCTGTTAAATTTTGGTGATTGAGTTAATTGCATTTAAAGCAAGTTTAGAAAACCCATACTTAATAATCTTTGTATTAGGTAATCTATAGATGGCAGGACTATTCTTGAAATAGCCTCCAATCTTCACGAAGAATAGCATCCCAGTAAAGTTTCACTTCCTCTCTCTTACCTTTAGGATATTGAGATTTAGGAATACAATATACCTTACCATCCTCCATAAAGAGGATATTACCTCTCGGATTAGTCACTTTTAGACCACTCTTTAGAAAGGACAATGCCTTTCCAAAATCAAATTGTGTTAATTCCATTGTTGCTTTAAGTTTTATAAGTGAAACTTTATTAGGTTTTGCTGAATGTAGTCTCAGCTATAATGTTCTTCAAGATATTCATACAGTTCGTCAACATTATGAATTATTTCAACATCGTTGCCATACTCATCAGTCTCAAATGCTTTGAGTTCTGGGTTACGTGACTTCTCATAGACCCACCATTGAACCCACTCAAGACCTCCCTGACCATAAGCATCTTCCATAACCGTGTCAAATAATTCACACATACCGTTAACTAATGTACTCTCACATACATCAATGCCAAGTTCTTCTAACTTCTCTGTGTCCTTACCTACATTCGATATAAGGCTCAGTAATTTAAGGAATGTTACTTTCTTCAACGTAAAAACCTCCTTAAATTCTCAGTAATGTCCTTATTATCCTCCCTAAATGTGTTTGAATCTAAAAAGGTTTCCCTTATTACATACTCACTATTGTCAGGAGAGAAATATTCATCCATTACTTCTATAACATCATCTACATTACGAATCAATGTACCTTCCTTATAGGCAACATTAGACTCGTCCCTGTAAGCAAAGAAGAGGGACATTAAAATCCCTCCCCTTCTAAAAACTACAATATAATTCATTCTCGTGTAAGTTCAAATTCACACATAAAGTTGGCGAATGTTTGTGCTAACGATTCATCTTGCCTATTGTTATAGTAAAAGTTAAATGCATGGAATACTTCATGCCAGAAAGAGTTCTTAATCTACTCTCTCGTGAGAGAAACAATATTCTCTCCGCACTTCATTCTTAAGGCAACTCTGATAGTAAGTTCTACATCTGAGTGGTCTCCATAGAGATAACTACCGTCATCATCCCTTACAAATTCGCAAATCTCAACATCATATTGATGACGTGCTATTATAAAGGTGTGAGGTATGTTATACAGCTGATAATAATCACAACAGCATGGTTCATTCATAGTCCCTAATAGCTTTAAGTACAGGCTGTAAAGGTACTCCCTCATCACTCAAATAGAAATACTTAACTGTAGCCATTTTACCTATAATCTCATCCATCCTATCTAGATATTCATATTTCAGCTCTCTTGGACCCATAGGTTTAGCTTCAAACTTAGCGCCAAGTTCAGTTTGGCATACAAATACCATGTCCTCCGGTCTTAAGCCATCCTCATAACCAACAATCTCAAACTCAGCATCTTTATACATCTTTACCTTAATCATAGCATTAGTTCTACCACCAAAGTTATACACCTTAGATGGGTCACGAATAACTATTCCCTCAAAGCCTTCGCCCACGTACTTATCATGTAGCTTCTGTATGTTTGCCCAACCAACAACCTTCTCTTGTGGAACCATTTGGAACTTTAAGTCCCCTTCAGCCCATTGCCTTTCTGGGTTAAAGCCTAAGCCCAACTCATTAGCAATATCATGGAGAATGTCTAACCGCTCTTCAAATGTCTTAGTACTGTCCATTACATCATAGATATAATATTCAAGCCAATCCATTCCAGCTGTATCTTTCTCCAATCTAGCTGCACCACTGATTTGTTGTAGGGATTTGCCATGTTCATATAGCTCACCATCTAATACAATATCAGGATGGTCCTTAAAGAATTGGATAAGTTTTGGATTGTGGCGCATAAAGGAAGTAGAAGCATCATAATCACCACCCCCTCTAGAGGCAGTTCTTACTTCTCCGTCCTTCCAGTAGAAGGAGCATCTAACCCCATCTATCTTCCTACTTCCCCACCAGTACTTAATCTTATCGAATACACTGGTTGCAACTTTGTCAGCTTGTTTAGCCAACATATGCTTCTTAAACCCATTAGAGTCAGAAACACCTTCGCCCATCTGTTCTTGGACGAAATCAGCTACTGCCTTACTATCATCAATATTGATATTAGATGGTAATAGCTTATATCCTTTATCTTGATACTTCTTCAAATGGGAAGCATACTCCAATTTAACTTGCTCAGTAACAGTTCGCTTAGCCTTACCTGTAAATATCCAGATTTCTGGCTGAACTGATACTTTACCAGCATATTGATAAGTACGTCTTCTTATTACGAAGCCTCTTCTCGAATCATCCCATTCATAGTCAATCTCAACAACTCTGATTTTACCCTTGTTGTCTTTACTAACTAGAATATCCATTATTTACCAGTATGACCAAATCCACCTTCACCTCTATCTGTTTCTGGAAGTACTTCTACTTCTTCCCATTCAGCTACTTCATGTTTAGCAAGAACTAATTGCATTAGTCTCTCACCATCATTAATGCGAACAGGAGTATTAGATGTATTAGTTAAGATGATACCTATCTCACCTCTGTAATCAGCATCAATAGTGCCAATTCCATTAGTAAGAGTAAGTCCCATCTTTAATGCTAATCCACTTCTCATTCTACATTGCAACTCATATCCTTGTGGAATAGCTACAAATAGACCAGTAGGGATTAGACATCTACCTCCAGGTTTAATTTCAATAGTCTTAACCTTGCCTTCTAATATACCAACAGCATCAGCATCAAAGAAGAACTTCTCTGGTTTACTATCTACTAGTTTAATCCTACTGAAATCTCCTCTGACATCCATGCCAGCAGAGAATAAGGTTTCATACTTTGGGAGTTCCCATTGAGATTTATTTATTACTTGTACTTTCATTCTTTATTTCTTCAAGAATAGGGTGATAATCAATCTCTTCAAATTCGAATTTGTATCTTGAATTTAGTGTGGTAAACTCACCTTTATCCCAGTAAATCTTCTGGATTACAGATGTTCTATACCACTGTTCTACGTCAGCTATGTAAAGACTAAGACCTTCTCCAAATGCAGCGGTAATGCCTTCCTCAGATTCACCTGTGGATAAGTACCCTCCATTACTAGAGACTTTAGTAATCTTAATATAGCCGACTTTAGAGTCTTTCAAAGCTCTATGGAGTTCAGGGTTTCCCCCTACTCTCACAAAGTCTTTAAGGCTTGCTTCTCTGTGTTTAAGAGTAGTCTGTATAAAACTATCTCCCCACATTATTGCTTCACTGAACCTCATTCAAATATTTAATAATGTTATCCGCTGTACAATCTCCCACTTCGGAATAAAAAGCTTTGATTAGTTCTTTGTTGTTATCATAGACAGCAACGAAAGGAACTAACCTAGTACCACATGATGCTTTAATCATAATAGCCTTCTTCTTATCCTTGTAATGTAGTTCATCGTAAGTTTCAACTTCTATCTTAGGAAATTTCTCCCAGATATATGCCACTATTTTATTCTTAAAGGGCATACAAGCCTCACTATAGATTATTTTTACAGTCATGTTTAGTCGGATTATACTAATATATAAGCATCTGTTTTAGTTCTTGACAATGATACATATTGCATCTGCCTAATCTCGTCAACATTCTTACAAACAAGAACGTTTGCCATATCAATGAACACTGTTCCAAGAGAGCTTCCTTGAATCTTATGAATAGTTGATGCATACCCATAGTCGAATGTCTTCTTTTTAATAACCCTATTATCCCACATTATATCTCTAGGAGTAGCGAAGCTCTTAATCATTTCAAAGTACTTCTTCCATAAGAATGTAGACCTGGTACGGTTACCATTTCTCTTAGCCTCAATAGCAGATATTCTAAAATTCTCTATTGTAGCAGCAAGGCTGTCTATATAGTCTTTGTTGATGTCTCTTTCTAATATAAATACAGTTAATAACTTCTTATACACTGTATCATATAGTTCAAGCTCATACCCAGGCATCCTCATAAAATGTGGAATATGCCTTTCTACCCTCTTAGGAGTATCCACTATTATATAGTCCAAGGAATTGTAAAACTGAGTACCATTATACTCAAAGTTCTCATAACCAGTCAAGAACTCGAACTGATTATACTCATTGGTTACATTATCCTCCCAAAGCAGCTTCCTCATACATTGATTGAATCCTTGTACTCTAGCATTAGTATATGCTATAAGCTTTACTTCGTTAACGTCCTGCTTCTTAATAGCTTGCTTAAAGAAGCCAGCACTCCTGACCATAAAATCTTTGGCTTGGTCACATATAATTAAAGACCCTTCGGGGGCTTTGATAGGTTCAAATCTCCGCATGGGTCTCTCTCTTAGTCTTGATAATAACGGCAATAGTCCATTAGTATCAGCTTGTCTATGAATTTGAGTTAGTGTAATAATGTTTGGGCAATTAAATACTAAACTTGTACTCTTACTACACACAGGCTGTATTTGAGCCTTATCTCCAATGAATAGTAACTTAGTTCCATATTGATTACACATATCAAGTAGTAACTTGTATATTTCATCATTAATCATAGATGCTTCATCTATAATCACAATACCGTTATCAGGTATTTCACCAAAGCCATTACATTGGAATTTTAAATCTTTGTAGTCTAATTCAAATATCTCTATGTTAGGAGCAAGGGATAACAGCTTATGAACAGTCATTGCCTCTTCACCAGTAACCTCCTCCACTACTAACTTAGCTTTATGTGTAGGAGCACATAATATGAAATCTTCTCTATTAGACCTTAAGAATTGAATATACTCATTAAGGATAGAGGTTTTACCAGTACCAGCATAACCTTGTAATACTAGTACTGGCTCCTCTGTATTTAGAAAGTCTTTCATTCTCTCTAAAGCCTTTATCTGCTCCTCCGCCAGAGTAATGCGAGGTCTTTTAGGTTCTCCTATCCTCCTTGACGAATACCCATTAAAGGGTAGTTTAATGTTCATTTCCAGAATAAGTTTGTAATATCTTCCAGACCATAAACAGGATTACCATCTTCATCTAACTCTCTACTCATTTTAACCTCATACATTCTTTGGTTAGTTGTAGGACTCTTTAAGCCACCTAATTCTTCAATATAAGGGCCTAACTTTATAAAGTTAAAGTTCTTAATATCAATATCCTTAGATAACTCCTGTCTACCACTATACCAGGCTATTAGGAGTTCCTCTCCACCATAGCAATATGGCACATGCTGTGCTAGTCTATTTATTTCTTCTGGGTCTGAATCTCCACCCATGAAAGAGATGCAAGTGATTCCTTTATTCTCTCTAATGAGTTTCTCCAACTCCCTTTCGGTTAAAAGTTCTCCAATATCCTCTGCCAAGTAAGAACTATGACAGCCCTTACAATGACAAGGGCAGTTTGAGATGTTAATAGCAAGTGTAGTTTCATTTGGTATCTCCTGGAAGACTATATCATAATTAACATACTTCAGCATCAGATGCATAGTAAGAACAAGATTAGTAAGAATACCATCTGCAATACCCACTTATCTGGGAACTGATACCTAATGTAATGTTCAATGTCCATACGTATGAACATAGATACTAACTTATCTTGGAGACCATTGTAGTTGTACTTTACTGCTAGTCCTACCCCTATTTCTAGAAGCAGGATAGCAATAAATATGATTTGAAATAGAACCATGATTCTTATTGTTTATAGTAATAACGTTTACTAGCTTCTTTCTGTCTAGCTTCACTAAAGTTACTAATTCTCTTTAGATACCCAATAATCCTAGTAGCATAGTCTATATTCTTGCTTCCACACTTAGGACACTCATGCAAGTATCTCTTATCTATGTGTCCGCAATCATTACAGATAGTATTTGGGATATTAAAGGTAAAGTAATTAGTACCATTAGTAGCTGCAACCTTTAATAGGTTTCTATATTGGTCTTTAGTAAGATGCTCTTCAAGATTCATGTGCAATGCACTTCCTCCATCCAAATACTTTACATACTCTTTACCATGAAGTTTGAACTTATCAAAGATAGTTAGTGATGTATCTTCTACTGCATAGAAATAGCTATTATAGCAATCTCTAGGTACAAAGTAACCATCTTTCCTATCCCAGTTAGCGTGCTTAACTCCTAGATTCTCAGCAGGAACGAACTCAGTATTAAACATAAGTTCTTTGGTCTTAGCCTTCCTATTCTCATCACTGATGGTCTTTAGAATGGATTGCATAAACTCTCTGTAGGTATCATTGTCACTCACCTCAATTCCTAAGAACTCGGCAGCTTCAATAACACCATTAACACCTACAGTTAGGTATTGCTTCTTCAGATTAATAAATCCAGCAGTATAAACTGTTAGTAGACCATCTTTCAGATAATCCTTTAGCAATTCATTATATGCTGTTTGGAATTTATGAACTTTCTGAACCTGAGAGCGTAGATAATCAATCATATCATATCCCTTATTAACTGCATCCTGCACTAGCCTGTTGATGTTTAAAGTCATTACTGACTTACTACCAGTAGCAATACCTCCAGCACCTAATGAATAGGAGAATTGATTATCACTAACTTCATTGCGCAATCTACAACAAGAAGATAATGAGTCAGCACTATCGGAAGTATAAGTGAAGAATGAATGACCTTTACTATACATTTCTGCTGTAAAGTCGGCCCATTCCTTATCACGAATATCCTCACCATCAGTTAATAGAGCTACAGTTTCAACAGGAAATGTTAAGATACATTTAGTACGCTCATCATTAAACCAACTCATGAATTTCTTCTGTAACCAGTTTAATGAATCCCATATTGGCTTAGTTCCATCGGGGAATACAAATTCTCCGAATAAGCCTTCAAAGTAATACTTATCAAAGTAGCTGATATTCCAGAATACTGATTGGAAGTTACGAGCTGCTGCTGGCTGATTGATTGAATATACAATCTGCTGGAACTTCTGCTCTAACGTCTTATCAATGTTTCTGTGCTTATCAACCATCTCTTCTGGGCGTTTCCAGTAATCATCGCCCCACTCTTTACGAGCAAAGTAATCGAAATACATTAGGAACTCACCAGTAGCTACTGCACCTGCAAACTGTGAACTAATTGCAAATACTAGATTTACAAACATTCCACAGAATGAGTCTAAGTTCTTAGGTTTAGCAGACAAACCTCCAATAGGCTGCAAACCTTCTAACAAGAATGGATACATAGTAATAGCCACACAATATGGCATAATACTAGTCTCATCATGTTTATATAATACGTGTGATTCTAGCATCTGGATATACTCCTTAGCTAAATCCTCGCCATACATTTCTCTAATCTTATCGGTAAGTATGGTACGATTAACCTTAATAATATCACCCTTGAAGAGTTCACCATTAAGAGTTACAATGTTCTTTTCAGTAACATTAGCATTAGAATCATATTTACTACCTGTGGCGGCGTTACTAGCCTTAGCATAGTCTTTAATGAATTGTTTCTTACTCGTTAAAGTTCTAAGTTCAGCTTGTTTCTGCCTATACAAGATAAATGCTTTAGCAACATTGTAATAGTCACAAGCCATAAGAGCCTTCTCTATTTGGTCTTGAATCTCTTCTACAGAGATAATGTTGTTAAAGTATAATTCATCTTTTACATCACTAAGAATATCCATGTCAATAGGTTCATTAACAGCATGGAATGCTTTAGTGATTGCTAAGTCAATCTTACCCCAGTCAAAGGGCTGTACTGTCTTATTCCTTTTTACTACCAACATATGTAAAACTCCATTTAAATCCACCTGCTGTTTTACGTCTACCATTACAGCAGGCACTGATACTAGATTCTTTAATCTTAGTTACTTCTTGAGCCTCATATCCATTTTTGAACTTGGCTACTAATACATCTTCTTTAGTGAGTTGGTACACCTCTTTAGACTTGGTATCATTAGCTCTAAGATTTCTAGTTCCATGATTTATATTATCCTGGTGGGACGCCCATTCGAGATTTGAAGACATATTATTATGTTTGTCTTCATCCTTGTGATTAACATCTCTTAATCCATTTGGATTCTCCAAAAAGTGTGTTGCTACTAATCGGTGAATCTTAGTAGAAACAGCCTTCCCATTTTTACTAAGATTCACGAACAGATATCCACGACCATCATCATGTTGTTTTAAAAGGAGATTCTTCTTACAGGATTTCACCTTACCTGTATTGCTGATTTCATACAGACCTTCATAGCCTACTATAGGTACGAATATCTCTTCTACTAGCATTAATTAATTAAAAGTCTAAGATTGTACGTAGTAATAAGGTCTTTTCTGCCTTATTGATGATATCTTTACCACCATCATTGCTGATTAACTCAGTAAATGCATTATAAACCTTAAACATATTGACATCCTCATCCTCCTTAACATAATACTTGGACTTAGTGTCCACGAACAACGATTTATAAGCGTCAATGACTTCTTTAGTTCCTAACTTAACCTTACCATAGCCTAAGTCACAAGATTGTGAAATTGCATTACGCATCCACTTACCTAAATTAGACTCGATAGTTGGAACTGTTCTCTCCCATTCTGTATCGTGGAGAGTTTTCAACCATAGTTTCAAATCAGATGTTTGTTCCATCAGATTCTTAACTGGTTTATAGTTTATAGCCTTCTCAGGCTCTAATTCCTGTATATTGATGAACGAAGGGTCAAATACACATAAATTGGTACACGCTCTATTAAGACCACCTCTATACATCTTACATATTGGCTTACGAACATCTAGTCCATATAAGAAGCCAATTACTTCATCATGGTTATCCCACGCATATTCATCTGGCAATACTGCCTCAATGAGAACTCTATTATAGGTTACATCATCTGTGTTATACTCACCAGTAATAGTCCTGGTGATTTGGTCAGGGAGTTTAACTTGCACCCTGAAATCAGAAGTAAATTTGGACATAGTTTCCAAGAATGGCTCTACATAAGCCTCAGTTGGGAAATATGCTCTCTCTTTAATTCTTGTTGCCTTTCCTTGCAGTAATTCGTCTAATGTTATTTCCATTACTCTTCAATACTAACTTCAACACCAGTCTTATCTTCAAACTCCTTTAGGGCAGTTCTAATTTCATCTGCTTCATCGTCATCATAGTTAGCAATGTCGAAATGAACCCCATCGGTGAAGTCAAAGTCGTCAGCATCCATGAAGTATGGGAATATACCAGCATCTTGGGCTGCAAATATTAGATTACCAAGAATGAATACCCTTACACAATCTAAATCCTGCATAGAGTCTAGGTCAGTCATTTCCCAATCATAATCATCTAAGTCGACGTTCAATGCTTCAAACATTGGTTCGAAGATTTCAACATAATCTTTTACTTCTTGTAATTCAAGAGTCTGGTTTAATATTAAATCAAATAGTGCCATTTTACAGTTTTACTTATTGGTTAGTAGTATAGAACTCTATACCGTCAATCATATCTGCATGATTAGTCCATCTTAGGATGTATACTAGACCTCTGATTTTGTTACCAGTACTTCCCTTTACGTTTACTACACTTGGGTCGTCTTTAATAAAGTTAACTTTCTTCCTCTCCATAGCAGCTACAGTCTTATTAAGGATACCTGCACCCTTACATAATAGTTTAAGCTTATCAAGGGATTTACTCTTCAGAATGACTGTAAAAATTGACCTAATTATATTAGTTAGGTCGTCTCCTGAAATATAGAGATTGTTAATCTTAATCAACTTTATATGAGTCCAGCTGAATGCTAGGTTAAATTCATCAACCGAAGCTAGGCTACTTAAATCCACATCTAACTTAGTTAGGGGTCTATTCTTGTGGTAAAGAGTTCCAGAAGTATCTGAAGATATACCACGACACTCCGTAGCACTTCTACGAAATACACTTCCAGCTCTTTCCATGTCAGCTGAAACGTCCTTATCGGATTCTTCCACTATTAACTCTTTCTCTGAGTAAACCCTTTCAATTATCTCATTAGCTTTAGCTTCCATTGCTTTAGCTGGAATTGAAGTAGCTGTATGTATCTTAGGGAAAGACGGCTTCTTAATAATACCTTCACCTTCTAAGAAATCTCCCAAGTATTCATATGTTTCAACAAGTTCTTGTTTGATTGCTACTTCTGCACTAGTAATCTGACTAAGTTTTAGTTCAAGAGCTTTACGCTCCTCTCTAGCTGATTTAAGAGCTTTAACTATATCCTCGATTTGACTATTCATTGTAGTACGATTCTACCATCCAACATATTACCATTCTCATCTACAATAGAATAATCACAAGCAGCTGGTGTATTACCGAAGTTCTTGTGAATCCATTCTGAACTACCAAATAAAGAGCCTACTGATTTATAAGTAAATCTTCTGCCATAGGTAGTTGCGGACTGATGTAAATCTCCTTTTACAAAGACTACATTGCCTTTAATTCCTTTGTTATCAATATACTCATTGATAAAGTTCTCCGTCTTGACATCTAATGTAAGAGGTAAGTTCTTAAACATATCCTTGTTATCCTTACCATGACACAGAATATAGGTAGTAGTTCCTAACGTGAACTCACCTATGAACTTCTCAAAGATTGTAGCTTCAATATCCATACTTTGTAAGATATATTGAAGTGCAATATTAGCAGAATATCCAAAATCTCCATCATGGTTAGATTCTCCTACACAGTAATACGATAAGCCACCACAAGGTAGCTCTTCTACTATAGAAGTCATAAACTTAGTCATTACTTCTATAAAGCACTTTAACTGTTCCTTATTGTTCATATTCTGAGCTAGTTGATGACCACCTCTTGTAGTTTGACCATCATATCCATCTAAGGAATCTCCTAGATTACACACAATTATGTTAGTGAAGTTACCAAACATTAAAGATTCTCTCTTTAACTGGTCTACCAACTTACTAAGTCTAGCTTCAACTTCCTCTTGGTCATAATCATTAGCATAGATAGAATATCCAGACACAGATGCACCAATATGCATATCTGATAACCAAATAATCAAATCTCTATCTTCCCTGCCTTTAACAACAGGAGTAAACTTGGGCAGATTTGATACATCAATACCTTCCAACATTCCAGACATATCCTGGAGTTGTTCTTTAAGGTCTTGATTCTCTTTCATATATCTTCTAAGCTGAGACTCTGTATGTTTAATCTTCTCAGCTTCATAACTTCTTAGGAAGTCATTCTCTTTCTCTCTAAACTGCATTTCTAACAGCTTATCCTTATCATTCTCTTCAATAACATGAGGAGCAAAGGGAGCTGATGCCTTAGTAATGCTAAATGCTCTAAGTATTCTCTTAAAGTCAGCGAGAGAATAATCTGGGAAGAATCTTGATACCTCCCTTTGTGTAATACCACTACCATAGTTAGAATACAATCTATAAACCATGTTCATTTCATCTCTATTGAATGAACCTAGTATAGGTTGCTTGTCTCTTACATAGATAGTGAATAGATATTTAACTATTTTACCTTCTTCATCCCTTTCAATAGTAACCTTAGATGTATCATCCGAATCTAATTCAGAGTCACTATAAACAACTTCATTCCCGAATAAATCTGGAGTAGATTCTTTCTTAGAAGTTCTTAGTCTTGGTCTAGCATCAATTTGCTTGAACAAGTCCATAATGACATTATAATCTTCATCGGGGATTGTTCCAGCTTCTTTAGCTTGTTCTACAGCCTTTCTCTTCATACAGAAATAGCTTGTAGGAAGACCAATCTTCTCTGCATAAGCATTCATACTGATGTTATCTGAGAGTACCGTTTTAAGGTGATTAGTAAGTTTAATAATAGTTTGTTCCTTCATCGTTAGATGTTTAAAATTAGATAGCAGTTACGCCTTTAAAATACATCATCTTGGTAGTTGGCAATCTATTACAAAAAAAAATAAGGGACTACCTTATTTTCATAAGATAATCCCTTTGATATTTAAAGTTGTAGAAGTCTATTAGGCTTCAACTCCAAAGCAGATGTAAGTTCCTTGTTTAGCACTCTTAGAAGGAGTGTACTTAACTTCAAATGCGCCAACTTCACCCTCAACTACATCCTTGATGTACTTGCAGAAGATGTCGCCTTTGTAATCTTTCTTAGTGTACAACTCTTTGGCTACTTCCTTAGCTTTGTTCTTTGTCTCGAAGTTAGTGAATAGAATTTCACCAGTTGCAGGGTTGATACCTTGATAACCAGTTTTATACTTTCTCTTACCCTTCTCGTTCTTAATATCCTTTACGGTATAAGGACGCTCACGTGTATCAGCAGAACCTGCTTCAAATGTGATAGAACAACCAATACCAGCAGCATACTTAGTGTGCTTTGCTAGATACTCTGCACAGAACTCTTTCAACGCTTTCTCAGCGATTGGTTTACCAGCAGTCTTCCATGCCTGAGTTGCGTCACGGATTACTTGGAATGGTGCTTCTGCGATAGCTTCTTGTTTAGTGAAACCTTTTACTTCTACTTTCTTAAAATTCATTGCTTGCATAATTCAAAATTGTTTAAACATTATTTCATACGTCTAATCTTGTAACTTTCTATAGTACAAAGATACTACTTTAAATCGGATTGACCAAGTAGTCTTAGTATTAAATAATCTAAAATTTGAATTATCATCTCTATACTTCCTTCGGAAATCGTGATACAAAGATACTACATTTCTTTTATCCCAACAATCAGTTTGACTTAAAAAGTGTTAATTGGCAGTATGAGATAAAATTGACCTAACTGTTGCATTATTGGTCATTGTAGTTAGAGTGTCATAACTCTCTTCGTAGAACAAATCCTCTCCATTCCTGGACGCAATATCTACATTCTGTAAGATTTGTTGGAACCTCCATTGGGGAAACTTCTCCACCAACTCGGATAAAATCTCAACAATCCTCTGATTTGATTCATACCTCTTAGCAACCTTATCGCCCCAAGATATTCTTACTTCTTCGGTCATTAGAAAGGTAAATAAGTGTGTAGAATTTCCTTAATCTTCTTAACCATTTCCTTAGATGATTTCATATCAAAGGTTAGGAACTCATTACAGTGCTTCATCATGTCTGTACAGACAACAGATAACCCTCTAATGAATTTTAAGTCATGTTGTGACTCCTCTCCATCAATAATCTTCATTATTACGAGATAACAAGTTGCATCGGGATTCTTAATCCTTGCTTGCTTAGTAAGGAAACAAATAAGGGATATGAGTGCAAACTTGCTCCCAATATCACAATTTAAGTTACCTAAACTATAATATTCTCTGTAATAATTTTCAAGGTCTTGGTAAGATGGTTCCCATGCTTCCATAAGAAAAGATTCAGTCATATAGTTCGCAGTATGCTACTCTCTGCAGCAAATCTTTAAATTCTAAGAAACCTTTACGAATCTCACCATTAGTTACCCTAAATACTCCAGCTCTATAATCTGGAACAGTGCATACTAATAGCATATTCGCCATCAGACTAGAAGGCTTTATATTGTACTGCTTCTGTACGTAAGAACGTAGCATCCACGCATACATTGCCATCTGTCTATTGTAATGGTATTTCTTAAATGAATCACCAAAGTCAATCAACCAATGCCCAGTAGTCTTAAGGTCATTAAGAACTACTTCATTAGTTTCAATATCAATGGTGAAATTATCTAGCTTACCTTTAAGTTTAAGGATTGTCTCCTTACCCTCATGTTCAGCCTTCACATCCATAAATAGAGCTGCTTCATTCATGGAGATAGGCTCCTCGAATACTCCTTTTGGATGTAATAAATCCTGTACCTCTTTATTAGCCTCAACAGATGCTAAACAAAGCTGTAACTTCTCTCTTGACTTAGGGTCTAGATAGATTGGCTCAATCTCTGAGTTATTATGCTCAGATTCCCAATCCCTTCTGTCCCACCAATAGTTAATGCATTTGTCCTTAACATTCTCAATCTTAATACTATCCATTTTTCCTTTATAGTAGTCAATCTTATCTGATGCAGCTATAATATCCTTATCGGATACAACACCCTTATTACTAAGGAATGTCTTGTATAACTCATCTGCCATAGCCCCCATCTTAGCAGTGGGTCTATCAACATTATTAACTACTGCAAATTCTTTAGGTTGTAGTACTAATTCATGGACTGCTGAACCAAACACAAGAGAGTCAGAATATTTAGGATGTTTGCTTAGTCCCTCTTTATAAATTTGAGGACTTCCGTCTTGGTCTGGATTTATTAATGCAAGCGTTGAGTTGCTTATATATCCTGCCCACTTTTCACTAAAGTATTCTTCGTCACTCATCTCAATGAGTTGTATAGTGTCAAAGAGTGGAATCAGTTTAACATTTCTATGCATACTTCTTCATAAACAGATATGAGTCAATTATCTCATCCTTATTTAGTGAGAATACTTTGAACATAGGAAAGTCTACTGTCTTCTCTGTGTGGAACAATAGTGCTGGTAATCCAGAACTCTGACACTTTAGCACATTGGACAGTGAATCATCAATAAAAATATCCACCCTACCTTTAATCATATCAGCCTTATTACCCTGCTGATAAGTCATTTGATAGACTGGTCTGTCAGGGAACCCATTACGTCTTAGCCATTCCTTAGTCCATGCTTTATTGTTTACTCGCTTAGTGCAGTACAATTCGGGTATGAAGTCAGGTCTATTCTTAACTTCAAGGTTCAACCAAAAATCTCTGTCTTTACTTAAAATCTGCTGTACATTACGTGTTATGATATGGTCTTCTAACATTTTAGGGTTATTGTCTGTATCAAAATACTTACAATATGCCCCCCAAAAGTCTGCAAGACAATCGTCAATATCAAGCCCTATTCTTAAACCTATGTTCATTGTTAATCTCCTTTTAATGACTTAGAATTCTTCTATGTCATAGATGTTTCCAATTACTATATCTGCTTGAGTGTTTAGAATAGTGATTAAATCCTCCCAATCGGATGGAATATCAATATCCTCATAATCTTCTGTAAAAGCATTTATAAACTTCTGCTGAGCATCAGAGAAGTTCCTTGCACGTACCTTCTCAATCCAGCAATGACCATCCCCATAACATGGGAGTAGGTAAGTTGTCATAAATTTATAACTCTTATTGGTTTTAAGTTGAAAGAACTCGGAGTTATTTGTACCTTATCCTTAGTAAGAATTACATTCTTACTTAACGATTCAGGTGGATAGAGATGTGTCTTTATCTTAGAAGTCTTCAGATACTCTACAAAGTGTGCTCCAAATGCAGCATTCTTTATATCATGTTTCTGAATTATTTCTTCTAAGTATTCAAACACACCAGGTTCAATACCCTTATTGCTTCTACCAGAAGGCATTAAAGGTAACAATACATGATAATAAATACTATCACCATACCTAACTACAGTATCATAGAACTCGTCTACAGAAACCTTATCAGATATAATATGATGAATATTTACATTCGTATTACCCCACGTTAATAACTTATTAATAGCTCTATGTGCTTGGAGCCTTATGCTAGGATTACCTAGACTAACTGCAACTCCTCCAACATACTCCTTAGTATAGGCAAGGATTTCTCCTCCCTTAACATTGTCTCTAGCTATAATAAGACCATTAGTGGTGTAATTAGGAACTACTCCAGTATTATATACTGTTTCGAGGAACTCACAGAAGTCTGGATGCATAGTTGGCTCTCCAGTAGAACCAATAGCAATTTGGAATGGCTTACTTGTGTATAGCACTCCATCCTTTAACTCGGATTGATATAAACGCATCCATTTCTTCCATGTCTCACAGATGTCAGGGTAGTTAATACCACCATGTCCTGCTGATACATAACAGAAGTCACACTCAGCATTACATACAGTATTAATACCAACATCATAGAACTCAGCCATATCAGGAGGTAATTCCTTAGCTACTCCAGTACCTACTCGGATAGTCTTTAGATTTGCCCATATAGCCTTATAATTATGTGCAGGGAACTCTCTTACCTTAGTTCCCCAGCTTGTCCAATCTTTCATTCGTATTCTATTGTATAATTATCTTTAAAGTACTTGTCAAGAATTGCTTCTAATCCCGCCTTGTAGAACTCTGTCGGAGAATCACCGTAGGGAAGCCATAATGTTATAGCATTCTCCTCCATGTGTAGGGTAGGTTCCATTTCAGAATCATACCCTGGTAACAGGGGCTCTAACAGTTCATAAATTCCTACCAAATCATCCCCACTGATGGTGCAGAATATCTCCGAAGAGCTATTAGTAATTACATCAGAGAATGACTGAATATTAATTCTTAGTTGTAGCACGCTTCAACACAGAATAAGTCATTTATTTTGTTCAATATGGCAACATCAGCTGGACTTGCTCCACCTTTAGGAACTATAGATACTTCGGTTGATGGATATCTCCAATCACAATCAAAGTTTCTAACATATTCCTCAATAGTAGATAATACATCACCTACAATACCCATATTAACTAGTTCTTCATATGCTTTGGAATTACTAATGAAATATCCATTATCATCCTTACGACTCCTAACCTCTTCAATCATACCTAGGTATTCCTCATCAATATCGGACTTATCAAGGATGTCTTCGAAGTAGGACTCAAGCATATCCTCATAGTTAATACTAACGGTGAATAAGTCGTCACAGGACTTATCTGAACCACCAATCTTTAAAATTACATTGATAATATCTCTTACTGCATCTACAGTGTATTGAGTAGCCTCTTGATAGACTTCCATACTACTGTTAGTTACTACGTCATTCAAAGATTGTAGTCTAAATTTCATCCTAAATGCACATTCCAGCCATTAAATAAATTGTTAATCTTATCCCAAGTATCATAAGGGATACTGTTATCGTCATAACTTACAACCAATACTTTACCATCCAGCCTTCTCACATCATAACGCTTACCGATGTTCCATACTGTAGGTTCAGGACCATTATAGTTCTCTAGGAACTCTTTCGCAATGTCATAAAGAGGTTCTTTAAGAATGTAGTTATTCTTGAGTAGGGTACGCCAATTCATACCACCAACAGTCTCTTCTCCTTCCTCTTCGAGAGTCTGGTTAATAAGTTCACCAACCCTACCCCAATTGTTATTCAGATATTCCACAAAAGCATCATGGATAGGTTCTTTGTACTTATTACTATAGGCATAGGTTTTATGTTTATCATCCATATCAATAACTTGATATGGTTGAAATAAGAACTCCATTCGTAAGTCAAGGACATCTTTCTCATCCTCAGGGTCCATAAACCATCCTTCAGCTATACTGAAGATAGAACCTGGATAGCTCCAGTCCTCCTCAATTTCACCACTGCGAACTTTCTTACGCCATTCACGAAAGTCCTTTAATGAAAAAACCTCCGGATAACTAAACCCAGAGGTGAATGTGTGAAGCATAGTATCGACCTCTTCACACGTCTTTCCAGTGTCTAAGATAAACACCTCAGACGAACTATTAGTAATAATATCACTAACAGTTTGTACCGGTATAACTAATATATTCATAATTAATTCTTCCTTATTAAATCATAAAAGAATTCTTTGGACATCATAACATACTGTCCATCAGAAGCCATATTGACCTCTTTGTCAATTTGTTTATTCCATACTATCACTAATGGTCTATCTTTACGAGGACACGATTTAATGATTTCTGAAATCGAAGGAGTATTCTTGGTACATTTACACTGTACATAACAAGGTAAGTGGTCTATAGTCTCTGCTATATCAATCTTGTCATTATCTAAGTTCTTAGATTCTGACCTAGCTGACTTTAGTCCAGCATACCCTAGTTCTGTAAGCTCCTTAATAATCTTCAACTCATAATTGTTTCCTTTACGTCTGGCATATGCACCATTACGTTTCTTCTTAGGTTTCTCTGCTACTTCTTCTGGCATATTCTATCAATTCTAAAGTTTTCTCTCGTCCATACATCTTATGAAAGTCTGATATATCTTTGGCTCCATAACTACGAGGGATCCACATACACTCTACATCAAATGACTTTCTAATCTTATTCATATTATGAAGACCAGTTAAGTCATTGTCATAGAATACAATAATCCTCTTAAATCTACTCTTCAATTTAGAGAATTGACTTTCAGTTAGGAATAGATTCTCAGAATTTGGAGCAATAGCTGTAATTCCGAGAGAATATAATGTCATAACATCCTTTAGACTCTTAGTTATTACTAAGACATCATCCTCCTTAGGGAGTTGTTTAGCACCTTGTAATAGAAAAGACTTCCAATTAGATAGGAATCTCAACTCGTGCTTCTTATTAAAAGGGAAGTAGATTCTCCACAATTCTGTTTCATTCTCATTCTTGCCTCTATAATATCCAAATATTGGACAACTCTTAGTAGATGTTGTAAAGAAATTACCATTTAGAAATACAGTCTTACAAGAGAAGACTCTAAATTTCTTCAGAATCTTCTCTGTAATACCAAATTGCATCCACCATTCAAGTTCTTCTTTAGAGAACTCTTGAATTTCTACCTGTATATTAGCTTCCTTACACTCTTTGAGTTCATTCGTACTAATAGTAACAGGTTTAGGATTCTTTTTAAGTTTAGGATGTTTAATGTAACCAAAGTCATTGGCAATCATTCTCAATGCTTTATAATAGGTTAGCCCATACTTGTACATAACCACACTGATAAAATTACCATAAAATGCACCACTAAAGTCCTTCAGAACAATATCTCCACTCTTGTTCCTGTAAAAGGAGCAGGTGGGATTATTGTCTGCTCTCAAAGGAGATTTAAACAAACCCTTCTTAACTGGTATGCCTAAATAATATTCGAGATATGTTTCTTGAGATGCTCTGTCTAATAAATATTGTTTAGTAATCGTAGGTTCAAATTCAAGTTTCATATTAATTCATATGGTTTGTATTAGAACCACAAAGTTACTAACTATTTATTATACTTCAAAATCCAAGTCTTCGTTACCTGCTGCTGTATCGTCAGTAGCATCTACGTCATCTTTTACAGCTGTAGGTTTAGCGTTCTTCTGCTCGTTCATCTTCCTAACCTCATAGTCAGAGAATGCTACAGTATCACCCAACCAGTTGTTGTTGATATAAGCATCACCTTCCTTGTTAATACCAACGAAGCTAGGCAAAGATGCAAAACCCTTGCTATTTCCAATTAACTTCAACTTAGTCTGTTTGTTTACAGCCTTAGCCAAAGCCTTATTCATGATTTCAATCAACTTTTCAAAATCGTCAGGCAATGTAAGACCAGATACAGCCTTAACAAACTTCTCCATCATTTCAGGAGCAAGATTTGTCATTACATGAGATACAGTGAACTGAAGTTGTTCCAAAGCAGAAGGAAGTTCCCACTTCTTACCGCCAGTTTCACCAGTCACACGCTCATTACCACCGTCACCAGGACAGAAGATAAGAGGTTCAAAGATTCCTTCCTCGCCAGAGAACTTAATCTTCATTGCTTTCCACTCGTTACCTTCTTTGTTTGTGCCCTTAGCCAGCTCGATACCTTTGAACACTACATCATAGATACCCCATGCTTTCAGTCTTACTACTGCTGTACCTTTAACGTTATTCAGATTGAATGTCATTCCTGCCATAATATTAAAATTTAAATTTCAAATGATAAGTCGTCAATCTCGTATGCTTCATCATTATCTAGGCTTGTGTCCAATGGTAAATCCTCCACTGGGTTTTCATCTTCTTTAATTTTAATATTATTATCTTTTATTTCTTCTGACCTGTCCTTGTTACCAATTAACACGAACAAACCATCATGTCCTTTCCACGGAGTTACAGTGAATGTATCTCCATATTTGGACAATAAGTCGTTTGCATTGCCTCTACAACTTACTGTAAGGCTCTTAGTTAATTTGTTACCAGACTTGGTCTTCCAGGCTGTATCAGTTCCTATAATAGGGAACATCAATCCACCCTTCTCAATAGGCTGATACTTAATATCTAACCTATTCTCCCATTCTACACCCATTAAGGATGCAGCCGCCCTATTAAGGACATATTTGTTAGACTCCAAGGTAATCTGAGGTTCAGCAGAATCCTCTGCTTCCTCAGCCTTAGTGCTTGTCTTCTGAGCTTTCTCTTTAACTTGCTCCTGCTTTAGAAGTACACACTCCTTAGTATCAGGATTATAGTCAAAGGTAATCATCATTTTTATAATCATTCCTCGTCGTTGTTATAAGCATCAATTACCTTAATAATCTCGTTCAAATCATTGTCAATTAACAAATCATCAAACATACCCATCGGAGTCTTTGCTACACACTCTCCGTCAGTATTAGTAAGGAATTTATACTCCATTCTGCCAGAATCACCTTCTTGTACCTTAGTAAAGAATACATAGGTGAATAGACCTTCCAGAGTAACTTTCTCTGCCAATAACTTACCAATAGTCTTGATTGAATATTTAGGATTCATGGCATCACCGACATTCTCACTGTGAGTAAGGAATATCATTTTGCAATCATCCCTCATAGATTCTGAATACCTAAGTACTTCCATAGCGTGCTGAGCTAACTCAGTAAACTTAGTATAACCCACTTCAGTTGCTCTATCAACAAACTCATAACTCAACATATACTGCCAGTCATCAATGATAACTTGCTTAATATGAGGCATCTTTAGATTAACAATCTTCAAGATGTTAATGATTTTGTCATACTTAGAACTAACATAGTAGTTACCAACCCATTCAGAGCCCTCCTTCTTAATCTCTTTATATTTCTTCTTATATCCTTTAAAAGGCAAGGGCTTACCAGTAGTAGAAATCAAGAAGGTTTCTTCTGGGTTTAAATTTCTTAAACAAGTACTCTTACCAGTACCACTCTCACCAACAATCGCAATAGTTTCTGCTGCCATTTACTATAGAACTAAAGTCATTTTTGAACTAGAATCTTGTTGTTCTTCTTGAGTAATCTCTTGGCATGAATCTTCTAATGAATCAGTAATTAACCAATCAGGGGTTAAATACTTGTCATAGTTTGTAATCTTGGTTGCAATTGGAAGTTCCCTAAATAATCCAGTCTTACCATAGAATCCGAGACCTACAGCAATGTCTGCTGCACCCCATCTATTCTTTAATACTACTGCACTTCTAAAGTTCTCTCCAATTTGTTTTATGTCATATCCTCTATACGAAGACATCTTCTCTCTAAAAGGATAAAATAATGCTAATACTATGTTGGCATCCTCTGCTGGATTACCAGTTCCCTTTAAATCGTCTAACTGAAGTTCTTGGAAGTTTAACTTCCTTCTCTCCACATTAGAGGAACCTCTATTTACCTGCATTACCACCACGGGACTAATCTTACACTTATTTCTAAATGAAACTAGTGAAGACGACATAGCATCCATCTCATCCTTCTTAGTATTACCAATAGAAGGTCTAGCTAAACCAATATGGTCTAGAATAACTAATATGATGTGATTGGGTCTAAACAGAGTATATGTATCACCCTGGAACTTACCAAATTGCTTTAGAGACTCCATAAGGAAGTCTACCATGCGCTGGTTATTCAAAGGCTTATCATATATTATCATGTGAGATTCAATCTTCTCAAGCATCTCTAAGGATTGACATACTAATTCATAGTCCATATCGGACAGAGTTGTGTCTTTACTTCTAGAAAGTAGTTCTTTAAAGGATAATTCAACACCAAATGTTTCATATATATAGATAGATAGAATCTTGCCAAGCAGTTGCTCAGCAGTCATTTCTAAACTGAAATATATAATATGAAAATCTGGATTGTCAATATTCTCCATTATAGGCTTATAGATGAATGAATGTAATGCAAAAGAAGTCTTACCAGAGCCAGTACCACCAGCTATTAAGTAATATGTCTCTTGTGCTACACCATCCACAAATCTCTCTAGTTTAGGAAGACCCATTGATAAGGCATGATTCTCTCCTTTCCTACCTCTATCAATTAACTCCTTTAAATTCTTAGTTATCCTACCCATTAAATACTCTTGATAGTATCAAACCTCATAGTCCCATCTCCGTTCTTAAGCTCTGCAATATTCTGCCAGATTTTACTTATCATAAAGTCAGCAATATTCATGTTAAGAAGATTACAGTTGTTATCCTTAGCCCACCTAATGAGTTCCAATACTTCATTGTGCTTATCCTGCTTCCAGCCTATAGATTTACCATAGGCATAATAGAACTCTTCTTCTGTACTAAATTTCTTAGCCCAGTTGTTTAACGGAACTTCAACTCCATTAATTAGTCCATTGTGAGGATAAGTCATTAAGAACTCTGCGCCTAAATCACCACTAAATTTCCTATAATTATTAAGAAAGTTCTGGTTGAATATAACACATTCAGGGTCAAACTTCTGACCCTTATCAGGAACCTTATACTGCTTAGTAATGATTCCCTTAGCCTGGAGACTTAATAATAAATCTCTAAGATTGGTTCTAGTTACAGGCATAGTAAAATACTTAACTAGATATTCTTTATGCCCTTCTTCTATGCTAGCTAGAAATAATAAATCAATTAGTAAGACCTCTTCTGCTGTTAGTCTATACTTCTCCATCATTACTAATTGATTGTCTACTGTTAAACTTAGTTTTTCCAATTAAATAAATTGTTAGCCAATAACTAAACAATCTACTAACTGTAAAGTGTTTATTCTGATTTCTCAGCGTTGTCAATTACATACGGGTTCAAGAACTCCTTCTCTAGCGTATATCGCCTTTCCTCCACTTGTGGTATAGAAATCATCTTCTCAGTAAGCCCTTTGACTTTCGGAGACATATTATTATACCTATCCATGAATTTATTGAGAATAAGAAGCTCTAACATTCTCTCTGTTGTCATCTTATTAACGTGTTAAGAGTACAAAGATACTAAAAATCTCTTAAATTACCAAATGAATCTACACAAACTTTAAGCTACATAATAGCTTATTGCAGTCTATGCTTTTACCTTGAAAGTCCGCTGTTACGATTCTGATATATCTGCCAGCTGCACATAGTTCTAATAGGTGTAAGAACTGTATAGCATTGACTTTAACATCAACTACATTGTTGGACCGTTCGTAATAGGTTACATTGAACATTAGAATCTAAACATCATTTTAGTTTGCTTCTTCTTCTTAGGATTAAATGGTCTTCCCTCAAGGACATCTATAAGATTTTCCTCACTAATAGGGATATATCTTCCAGTACTGGTAGACTTCCTAAACCATTCCTCCTCTACAGTTCCCTTAAGAACTAAAGTGAAGACTTCAGCAACTTTGCCCTCCTTCTGACGGATAACTCGACCCACTCTCTGTTTCTTAGTAGTAGAACTACTATTAAAGCCCAATATAACTGATACACTGATGTCGGGACAATTAAACCCTTCATTCAGTTTCATAACAGTATTCAGTACGCCACCATCCTGCTGTATAAACTCTTGTAAGCTCATCCTGCCCTTCTTAACAGAATCCTTACCAGAATATACAGCACCATACTTAATCTTCTCAGCCATAGCTATAGTAGCACTAAAAGTTATACACTTCTTGTCTTGTCTATGCTCTAGAATTAAGTTGGTAAGTTCAATCTTCTTAGGATGATTATATATGTATTTCTTACGAGCCTGTAAGGTTCTACTAAAGCCCATAGCATGAACTAAAATCTGCTTATTAACAGTTTTAAAATCCTCACTCTGGTCTTCTCTACACCTCTCTTTAGCTAACTCAGACCTTCTCTTCCAATCAGTTGCACACTTCATAGCAAGGTTAAAGTCATAGTTAAAGAATGAGAAATGCTCATAGAACTCCTTGTTGACCTCTCTATAGACATCAATGTCCTCTGGCTCAATAAGTACTTCATATTCTCGATAATCAGCGAGCCATTTATTCTCTATGGCTTCTTCTACAGAAATGGTATCCACAATAGGACACTTCTTACTTATAATTTCATCTTTACCATCCAATCTCTCAAAGGTCGCAGTTAACCCTAAGATTACTGTGTATTGGATGTTTTTAAATATGTTCAGTAGTGTGGGTGCGCCTACTTTATGAATTTCATCAATTACAAGCAAAGTACAACTATACTTATTAACTGATGTATCATTCATAGTCTTCACCGAGCATTGTTGGAATAAGTTCCAGTCAATTAGTTCCTGATTCCATTGTCTTTGAATAGGTTCACTTGGGACAACTATAATAACAGACTTAGTTGGATTCTTCTTCAAGAACCTACTTATAGCCATTAGACCTCCTCTAGTTTTACCTACACCAGTTGCCCAGTTTAAAGTCCCACACAACTTGTTATCTACCCATCGTTGAACACCTTGTTCTTGGCGTTCAGTTCTACTTAGATTTCCAAACAAGTCTGCCATATACTATCAATTTTACCCTTGAATTTACTCTTTATTCTATTGATAGTTATGTAAACAAAACTCCTATAATGAGTGAGTAAAACTCAGGAGTATAAATGTAGAACCAATATAGATGGATGTAAGCATTAAAGAGTATATCCTTTAGCTTCACAAACCTTCTTAATTTGGTTCTTACGAGTCTCCCACTGGTTGATGTGGAACTTAACCTCATCCTCCAAAGAGAATAGGATTCTGTTCCTCAATGTTTCCAGTTGAGAAGTAGTAAGTTCAGAGTATTTCTTACTCTTAAGGTTTACCATAGCACGCAGTTGAGTGAATGATAGACCTTTCGGTGTCATATACAGGTTTGCAGTAGGGTTAAGACCGAGACGTTCTTTGGCTACTTCAGCCTTCTCACGATATTCTCCACTTGCAGTCTTCTCAGTCAAGTCTTTAGATTCCTGCTGTGTAAACCATAGACCTTGTTTTAAGATAAATGTTAATGTAATGTGCTGCTTGTTAAATTTACCCAACTTATCAAGACAGCCTTCAAGAACTAGTTCAATAGGAAGTCTCGCGAACTCCACAGGACAGTCCCCAACCAAAGCCTCAGAGATGAATGTTTCCTTGGTATCAATACCTTTGTTGTTATCAAGGAACACTCTCAACGAGGGTAAGAACGTAAATCTTGGAATACCTCTATCTTGCTCTAACCAGCGAAGGAATAACTCAGTATTACATCTTTCTCTTTGGTCTTTAATAATGTCCAACAGAACATATCGACCCGGATGTTCTTTGCTGTCATTATACAGCATTGATTCACAATGGTTATAGAACGTTCTTAGTTCTTTATCGGAACAATCAACAAGTCGTCTTTCTTCTTGTATGAATTGTCCATTTACTTCAACCTTGCGACCTTTCCATGTGAAAGTGTTAATGTCATTATTCTTCTTAGCAATAGCGGCAGCCAATTTTTCCTTCATCATATTGTTATTCTATATTATGTCTTTATCATATAAAATAATCTCTTTATTCAAATTCATCTTTTTATTACAGTATTAGATCTGATTCTGCTGGCTTCTCATAAACAAAGTCTATAAAATAAACTCCAGTAAAGCGGTAAGGTACTTTCTGACCTATTGTAGAGTCATACCAAGTATCCTCACCAGCTATTACCTCATTGTACTTTAAAAACCCTACATCACCTATCTTGAGAACCGGAGATTCCCACCTAGGTAATCGGGTTACCATTTCATAAGTCCCATTAGCTAAATTTTGGAAGACATAGATTATATAGCCACCTACATCTTCTCGTAAGGTTATTAACTTGGCATGGATTGTTTCCATTTACAGATACATTACTCCTACTCGTTCGTCGTAAGGAATGTTATCAGTAGCAGTCTCTACAGCCAGCCATTCACACTCTTCAATAGAATAACCATATTCGTTGGCATCCATTTCAGAGATTTCCTGAGCATAGAGTTCAGCTTCCAATAAGGATTCAAAGTTACCAGTCTCTTGGTAGTCTAACCTTCCCCTACGTCCAGAGTAGATGTTACATTCTATCATAATGATAAGAATTTTATAGTTAATCTTCCTTATCTTTGTATTTCCTACAACCGTATTTGGCATAATCACAAGCCGTGCCCTCTTGACCTTTGAAACAGGGGTATTTAGCACACTCCTTGCACGTACGCTCTGGATGTTGATATCTAACTCCATCCTTGTCTTTATCGAAGGAACTACTTAGTTGCTTTGCCATTGAATACCTAAGTCTAAGTATGAATTGGCAGACTCTTTAGCTATACCAGATAAATACGATTATACTAACCTCTTAAATGGGATTATAATTTTGTCCTCGACCCATTGTGCAAAGTTCTTATGATTACAGCCGAGTGCAAACATAACTACATAAATAGCTATCTTAGGCACTCCGAATGCTGAAAGAAGAACACATATAACAACGGCAGCTATTAAAGCTATAAGGTTCTTACCCTTAAAAATGTCTGTGAAATTCATACTTGTCATTTTAACAGTTTAATAATCTTGTTTGATATCCAATCTAAGTTCGCCATTACGTTTAGTATTAGTAATACCAATAGGAGGTCTGGGATAGTAAATAAAAATTGTATAACAGCTATGAACAATAAAACCATTGCTCCTATTGTATACTTCACTTTAGTAATAACGTTATTAGAAGGACCACACTAACAGTAACCCCACCAACCGTTAAACCCTTATAGAGTTTCTTCTTAGATTCAAGCTTATTAATCTCCTTAAGTTGACTCTGTATTACTTGCTCAGAGGCTTGTGCATGAAGCATAAGTCTATTAATCTGTGCATTTCTAACTGAATCAGTTCTTTCATAAGAGTTAATCAAACTTTCATAAGATGTTAATTGCTTTTTAAGCTCTGGAATCTCCAGTTTAAACTTCTTATGTTCCAAGAATATTAAGTTGGTAGCCTTTAGCTGTTGAGGTGTAATTACTACTAATGAATCATTTACCAACTTCGGATAGGTATTCTGTGAAGAACACCACATCATCGGCAATAGACTGATTAGTAATATCAGTAAGCTCTTTCTCATACCAATGTTCAATTACATCAACTTTAACTTTAGAGGAATCTATTACATTATGTAATGAATCTCTCTCAAGTTTGAGCAAACTTATTTCACTATTTAGAGAGTCAATACGATTGACTAATTCTTCGTAGTTAGATTGTGGTTCCTTATTTGGAGTTAACCACGTATATACTAGTATTCCTATAAAGCACAGTGCTACTAGCCACAGTAACTTCTTACTCACCAAGTACGTAGTTTACTGCTTCAGCCAACTTCTCCATCTCCTCATCAGTTGCTTCTGTAAGGTAATTGAATGTAGTTTTGGCTTCTCCTTCAAGGGTTTCAATATATCCCTCAATTCTCTCGCTTCTATGATACTTTTCAGCATCCTTATCGTATCCAGCCAAATAGCGACCTGGATTTGCTTTAAAATACTCGGCTTCTTGTTGAAGCAATGCTTTAACCATTGTTTCATTAATTAGCCCTGCGTCCACAGCATATAATGCGTGATTACGATATTTCATAGCCTTACCCTCTGCGATAGTCTTACCAAGAGTTTCGTTAAACTCATCATCAGGGCGGCATACTGACACACCGATAGACAACACTTTCATGTCATTATCAATAGGTTCACCATCCTCTTCGATGTAAACTTCTGGCTCACCATGTAGGCTAACAGCAGCCATCACGAATTGACGTTCTTCACCAGTAAAGTCCTTAAAGCTGTCTACGATATATTCTACCTTCTTCATATTAATGTAAATTATAAGATATTTTCTAAAGCTAATCTCTGTAGTTCAATAATCTTATGCTTTACGAGATGGCTGCAAGCTATCAGGATTACGATAGAAAGCAAGGATAGTGGATTGCTTACGCAACCAAGAACCTTCCTCTTTAGCCATATCCAGAATAGTCCTACTAATAGACTCTTCTTCTACTTGTTCTTTAACGAGTCTCCCCTCGTCTTCATCCTCACCATTCAACCACTGGAATGTAGCCCAATCACCTTCTTTCTGAGCCTGGTCTACAATCTTATTGATACCCATAGTAGTTTCAATCTCCCTATCTACAGTAGCAGCGAAAGGCATAACTCTATCAATTATGTTCACCTTAATAGCTGGAACTGGTGGATATTGGAACAGAGCATCATTGGTAGTTAGATACTTATAAATCCACTCATGGTGGAGATACTCTTCAGCTGCCCTACCAAGCCAGTAGGTAGCTAATTTCGGTAATCCTTCTACATCGAAATAATTAGCAAAGGTTCTATACAGACTATGGTTAGCTAATTCAGCAGACATCTGCTTTACTAACATTTCTACCATAACACTTGACAATGTACACTTACGTCTACTTTCATCAATTACCTTCTCTGTATATCGCATTGTAGACATTGCATCTACGGTTTGAACACCCTGCTTAGTTTCTTTTTGTTCTGGATTTCCTTGTGCGTCTAGTACTCTCATCAGTAACTAATTTAAAGTTGTTTTGCATCAAGTAATCTAGAGGTGCTGATAGCCAAGTAATAAACTTAACTAATCTATAATCTTCCACCTTCTTACTAATAGTTTCCTTCTTAATAGTTAAAGGTGTATCAGCTACATAAAACTGACTTCCTACACACTCTGCCCTGTCTTTCCATATCTTATACAAAGATACTTCATATAGGAACTTAGGGTATTCAGTTAGCTTATATTGCTTGTCTGAGTAGACGTTCTGGGTCGATCTCTTTACCATTCCAGAATGCTCTTATGATGGAGCTGTGTTCACTCTTATACTTACCTAACAGATAAGGTATATCTGTATCCGGGCTGTTATGACTATAGGTTGTCTAATCCAAACCTTTGACATTAACGGTTAGACGACCTTTAAATTGTGATGTTATTACAGGAGGCATCCAACGTGAATTAGGAGCTGGGAAACGGCGCTGCTTCTTCCAAGCCTTACGTTCTTTCTCAGTCTTAGTCCATACTGACGGGTCACGTGGTTTAATATGAGGATTACGAATTCCTAATGCAACCATTTCTGCATCATTGTTTACATCAACTCTCTTATCCTCTTCCTTCTTCTTCTCTTCTTTCTTCATTTTATTAACGAGTTAGAGTTACACATTATAATTTAATTGTGCTGCCACAAATAGTACACTTGTAGACCTTGTTTTCAGTGTCATATAAAGTATGTGTGGTTGGTAAGCCACATCTACTACAGGTTAGTACCCTAACCGACTGAATACGTCTTGAGCCCTTCTTTGGGGCCTTCTTAGTTGAAGCCATAATTATGATTTTAAAGATTTAGCTAGTTTGGAGTCAGCTACCATCTTCTCTACTAAAGAAGAGTTTAGCAATTCTCCTAATCTCTTTACTTCTTCCTTATAATCTTGTACGTACTCTGAAAGAGTACCAACATCTCTCTTATTAGCTATTCTGTGATGAACTACTCTTCTAATACAGGTTTCTAAAGGCATGCCATATCCAGCGTTCTTAAATTCCTGACGCTCTGGTTTACCTTTAGGTCTAACTGTATATAGTAATTCTAAATCCCAGAAATAATCACTAACTTCAGATGTTAACCTAAAATCAGCTTCCTCGATAACCATATTTATTCTACAGGTTAAATTGTTTCATTATTATGTCCATATGGGCATAATGTACATCTCTAAGAGTTCCCTTCTTGTACTCTAAATACTCCCTTGCACTCATAGGTTCTTGAGGTTTAGTTAACCGACAACATTCCCAATCTATCACTGCTTCTTCGTAATTACACTCCCAAGCAGCTTTATGGTTCTGGATATGATGTTTGTTAATGGCTCTATGTATCTTCTTGATTCTCTTAGTACCTAACCAAGGGATAAGAATATACATAAGAACTTTATCTAAATCATGAAACTTATACTTATAATAGCCAATATACTTCTTCTCAGTTCTGAGGAAGGCAGCATAATGTCTAAGAGTATACGGAATGTGTTTCCAAGAGTCTATAATATTCTGTATAATCATTGCAAGTTGTTCATTTCGACTACAATGTCGTTGTTTACTTTCTTAATAGCCTGACTAAAATTATTCATTTTATCTTTCATCTTAGCTTTAAGTGCTAATATGGAAGCCTTCAGGTTATTAATCTCAGAATTTAGACTTGACTCCTTCTGTTGAAATTCCTTCTTCATTTCCACCCTAAATTTAAGATAGTCTGGAAGGATTGAATAAAGGGAAATAAAGCTCTCTAAAACCTTTAACAACTCTTTATACTTAATAACTTTAGTAGTCTTATCTATTACTAGTACATATGAATCACAATCGTTACCTGGTAAAACATTGATATACTTATCAGAGATAGTATTCTGCCTGCCAAGATGGTCTCCAAGTCTAACTGTAATTGGAAATCCAGATAACTGAAAGTATTCTGAATTTGTATCTCCAACCTGCTCTACTTGAATAAACTCCTTCTTAGTTAGCCATGCCTTAACTTTACTTAGTCCCTTCACTTATTGACTTTTCAGTTACTTTACCACGTATCTACAAAAAATAAGGGTCAACCCATCTACATATGTAGACAGCATTGACCCCTAGTACTATTGTATGGAGTCGTTGGGAGCCAGAGACTCCAAGTAGCGATTTACTGCTTTCATTGCATTGTCAGGGATTCTTTGCACTTCCTCACTATGATTTACATAATGTAAAGTTGCACCTACGCCAAAGATGGCATAGCATTGGTTTGTTGAAGGAGTAAGTACACACAACACTGCTGCTATTGCAGTAGGTATTACGAAGTGTTTCCTCCTCACACCAGATTTCTTTACACCTTTAGCCACGCAAACGTCCGTACTGCACCTATCGCACTGAGAACTACATACTGACATAAAGAATAAGATAACTGATACAATTAAACCAACAATTGAAAGAACCATTAACAATGTATGAACAGAGTCAGCAATACTACATAAGTATAATACCCAATATTCCATACTATTTGAAAATTTTGCTTAATTGATAAGCCAACTCTCTAACAACCGTAACTACAGAAGTACCAGCTAAAATCAAACCCCAAGTCTCCATAGAGAGAGGTTCGGTTCTAAACATAGCACCACCATATTGAACGATTAAGAATTGACCGACGAGAATAACTAAAGCTATGCCAGCAAATGCTGGATTCTTTAGTAAGCCATCAAAGATACTTCTCCTTTGTCCGAACACTCTAGCATTGAACAGATTCCACCATTGTAACAATACGAATATCGTAAAGAACTCTGTTAGAGATACTGCTTCAGTGTAGAGTAAGGTGACTAAGAATATGAAGAATATGATACCAACTCCAAAGATTTCACACCACATTTTCTTAGTGATAATGAATGCCTTAGGACTTCTTGGTTTATCCTTCATAACTGCATCATTGGCTGGTTCAGTTGCCAAAGCTAATGCAGCGAATGTATCCATGATTAAATTAACCCATAACATCTGAGTAACAGTGAAGGGTAGGTCTACTCCAATAAACGGACCAATACAAGCTATAAGAATAGCTACTACGTTAATGGTCAATTGGAATAGAATGAAGTGCTGTATGTTCTTATACAGACTTCTTCCCCACTTCACTCCTAAGATGATAGATGGGAATGAATTGTCGAGCAGGATAATGTCAGCAGCCTCTTTAGCTACATCAGTACCATTATTCATGGCTATACCTACTTCGGCATGGTTTAGGGCTGGGGCATCATTAGTTCCATCACCAGTCATAGCAACTACCTCTCCCATTTGTTGGAAACGAGTTACCAGAGTTTGTTTATCCTCTGGTTTGGTACGAGCAAACACATCTACTATTCGTAGAGGGTTTACTTGCTCTCCAATATCACTGCCCAACATTGCCACTGGTACGAAGTTGTCACTTATTCCTGCCTGTCTCACTATTTCAGCGGCTGTAGCTGGATTGTCACCAGTAATGATTTTAACTTTGATACCAGCCCCTTTAGCAGCTTTAACTGCATCTGGTACATCCTCACGGATTGGGTCTTCAATAGCCATGAATCCGTTATAGGTGAAGCCATTCAGTTTCTGAGCATCTTCTAAAGTCATAGATTCTTTATAAGCAAAGCCTATAACTCGTCTACCTTTGTTCTGCTCTTCTACTTCTCCTTCAATGTCAGTAGCATTACACATACCTCTGACTACTTCAGGAGCACCCTTTACCAGGGATATAAAGGCATCATCTTGTTTAACAACAGACATCATGAACTTAGTCTTACTTGAGAAATCCAGTCTGAACACTGGAGAGTTGTCTCTCCTTATATCATCAAGTAAATCACCTGCATTCATATACTTAATTATAGCACCCTCTGTAGGATTACCAACAGTCTTATCTCCATCTACATATGCTGTAGAATTTGCTAAAGTGTTAATGGTAATATATGCCCTATTAGGCATTACCTCATTTACAACTTTCATCTTATTCTCTGTTAGAGTGCCCGTTTTATCGGTTAGAATAAGAGTAGTTGCTCCGAGAGTTTCACAAGCGTGCATCTTACGAACTAAGTTGTTAGCCTTAGACATTCTCTTCATAGAGTATGCTAGAGCTAAGGTAACTGCCATAGGTAATCCTTCTGGTACTGCAACTACAATTAATGCAACTGCAATCATTAAGAAGGATAACAAATCGTTAGTAATCTGCATCCAATCTTGTCCTACATAAGCTTGTTCTATAAAGAAGTATCTCACCAATAAGGCAAGGATAAGGAAACCAGCAGCACCAAATGCAATCTTATTGATTAGGTCGGCTAAACCATTAAGCTGCTTGTTTAGTGGAGTCTCTGTATCAGTAATCTCAGCAGCTTTACGAGCTGTCTGCCCAAATGCAGTATTATCACCTACAGCATTAACTACACCTACTACAGAACCTTCTTCGATGATAGTTCCTTTCAGTAATAGCCATGATGGGTAAGTTGCATTCAGTTCACCTTCCTCTTTAGGTTGTTTGGTAACAGCCTTAGATTCTCCAGTTAAAACAGACTCATTGACTTTTAGATTGTGAGATTCATAAGCTGTAACATCAGCGGGGATTTCCTCGCCAGCTTCTAGCAATATTACATCACCAACAACCAAGTCCTTACGAGCTACTTGAGTTACTATACCGTTGCGCCTTACTTTGACAAGTGTATCATCGGAGCTTGTAGTTAGCACATCAAATTTCTTAGATGCACTATACTCATTTATAAAACCGATAGTTACCGCTAATAGTATAGCAGCTATAATTCCTATGGGTTCAAGATACTCCGATTTAATAACCCCTAGTATCAGTGCAATAACTGCAGCAACACTTAATATTTGAATTAAGGGGTCTTTAAACTTTTCAAAGAAAAGTACATACCAAGGGTCTCTCTTAGGTGGGGTTAGTATATTAGAGCCATGACACTCTCTACTATGACTAACCTCAGCATCTGTCAAGCCCTTTAACAATTCTATATTCATCTTTAAGTTATTTAATTATTAAAAGGTGGACAGTCATGCCCACCTATGAGAAGTGTTTTTTAGTCTTCTTCAAAGAAGTCAGGGAAAGCTTCTACAAGGATACTCGGAACCTCATGTCCTTCTAGACCCCACTCATTGATAGATTCCAACAGTTCAGCTTCAGCGTCGTCGATGTCTGCATCCTCACTGATTTTGTCAATCAGGAATTGAGCTTCTTCCTCATCAATCTGACCATCAGCCAGTAACCAAGCCATTACTGCCTCAGCGAAGAATGCATCAAATTCACAGGTAGTACAATCCTGGGAATCTTTCTTGTCCCACAGCATTTCTACTTCTTCCTTTGTTACCACTCCGTCCGCCATAACTTCTTTACGAAGTTCTTCTACGTTTACACTTTCTTTACACATAATTGTAAGTGTTTAATAATTAAATAAAATTGGGCAATACCCTTTCGATTTCTCCTATAGACTGCCAAGAGCCTGTGTTACCAAGAGCCTTGAACTTCCACTCATCATCCTTACGATAGGCATAACCTAAGATGATAGCTTCACGACCAGCGAATGTAGTATCAGGGTCATTACTATCGTTGTCAAGGTTATACTTAGCTAATACATTAGGATTAGAGTTTGGACGGGTAACAGGACGCCCGTCAGATGTTGTATAGATTCGTAATCCCATATAAGGAATCTTATCGAATCTTTGGTGACGATATGAATTGAGGATGAAAGCAACATACTCAACTTCAGGTCTGATTCTATCCAGTTCTACTGAGATAGTTTCATTATCCATTCCGTCGTCTCCGTTGGTATCACCTACTAAGTCATCACCAGAGTGATGGATAGCTCTGTCACTTGAGTCTTTATGACCAAAGTAGACAGTTTCAAGCTTACGCTTACTAGCATCCATAAGAACTACAGAAGCATCAAGGTCTACAGCCTCAGTACCTCCACCAAAACCCATGAAGCCACCAGATTTGATAGCTCCCCAGTTCGCACCAAAGAATACCTTAGATAACTTATTACCGTTATCGTCCTTTGACAGATTGACTCTGCCACCCTTAGATAGATTTATCATAGCTTATAAATCCTTTGGACCAGCATCAATACCGTAACCAGCCAGAACGTCACACAACAGTACAGACTGATAGTTACCTCTACCTTCGTTCACAGCCTGGAATCTCCAGCTACCGTCCTTACGATACAGCTTACAGAATACTAATGCTCTATCCATAGAAGCATCTTCCTCCAAGTCATATTTAGCAAGGATGTGGTTGCCTTCTGCACCTTCATACAGATTTACTTTGGCATTCTTTACCATACCAAAATTCTGTTGACGGTTCTTAGCATCGTGGATGTTTACCAGTACTACGATTTCCTGTACTTCAGCGGGAACCTTAGTAGTGTCTACTGTAATGGTTTCATCATCACCAGCACCAGCACCAGTACGGTTATCACCAGAATGCTTCACAGACTTAGAAGGGTCTTCCAAGTTACCATAGAACACCATGTTGTTATCACTGAGGACTTTACCATCAGCTTTCAACATCAATGCCATAGCATCCAAGTCAAATTCTTTACCAGGTTGTGCTGCATCCCAGCCCAAACCAATTCTAAACACACTAGCTGTGGACTCCTTAGAAAGGTCAATGCGTCCACCTTTTTGCAAGTTAATTGCCATAATGTAATTAAGTTATTAAAGTTAATTGAAGGACTATCCTTCAAACACAGACGATTTAACGCCTTTTCGTTTCCAGCTAAGATAGAGTTGAGGTGTTTCAATCCTCTTATCTACTGAGCTGTCTAGGACGAAGCAATTAAACCCTAAGTTAGTATAATACTCAGATAAGTATTCTCCTAATTCGGGAATATTCTCGTCAAGGTCAAACACCAGGCTATATTCATTCCTAGCAGATTTAGCTTGCATTAAGCCAGCTATCTCTCCTATACATTTCTTATGCAAGGTGTCTCTATCAAGTTTTAATCCGTATTTAGTGATTGTATAAGCATCTAAGGCACTAAGTGGCTTAGGCTTGGGAAACCACTTATCCCTAAGCTTTACTAATTTATTCATAATAAATAACTTTAGATGTAGTCCTACTCAGAATCGAACTGAGACCTCCATATCCGTAGTATGGTATTCTATCCGTTAAACTATAGGACTAAAGAATAGAGGGTGTGCTGTTACGCCAAATGCTCTGACTGAGTTTCACTCTTATCTCGTTTACCTTCCTCAATCTATATAGGCAGTTTCAACATGAGTATTCTAACGACATTATTACATTCTTGATTCGAGGCTATCAGTAAAGGATGCTGCCCAATTACACTTCAATAGAAACCTACTCGCAACTCTTTAAATGATGGCTGCTTTTAAGCCCACATCCCCTCTATTATACTTTAATATTCAAATTCTCTAACACTCTCCTTATAGATACTTTCTAGTACTTCAAAAGCATTAAGCCTAGACTTCACATCTGTGTTCTCCCACCAGAAGTCTAAGCCTGCGTGTTGTACAGTTTTGGTAGCTTTAAGGAACTCTGGATTAAATTCTGGAATATTAGTGACTAAATCCTTATAAGAAGGATGTCCTTTCCTATTCTTCTCTTTAAAATCCAATCCCTTAACTGCTGATACTTTTAAGCACCAACACATACCTGGATAAATAAGTCTACTAGTCTCACTTATATAGGTATCCTCTGCAGTCTTTATAACATCATATACTCTCATAATCTAATAAGTTAAATTAGTGGTCCAGACGAGATTCAAACTCGTGACCTTCCCTTTAGGAGAGGGACGCTCTATTCAGCTGAGCTACTAGACCCTTTACAATAATATGCACTTTTACCTTCTGGGGTATTTGTGTTCCTACTACCAAAATTCTCAGTTAAACTATGGCAATTGGGGCACAATACCTCTAGGTTTTCTTCCTTGTTGTTAGTTGAGTTCCCGTCAACGTGATGTATTTGTAGTGGTACTAAATTAGTATAAGGATTAACTTCTCCCCACCCACATTTAGAACACTTGTAGTTGTACTTCTCTAACATATATCTCCTAATAATATTAGAGGGCTTGAATGCTACCGTTCCGTCCCATTCACCATTCTTCCACTTTCTAATTGACTCATTGTACTGGTATGTAAACTGACACTCCTTACTACAGTATTTCTCTTGATACCCTACTAAGGGTTTACCACACACTATACAATATCTCTTAGGCTTATCTTTTTTGTTGAAGTGTTCTGAATCATTCTTATATCTCCTCACTGGAAGTTCAATACCTAATCTTTTAGCAGCTTTCTTGATAGCTGCTCCAGTTACTCCAAGCCTTCTTCCTATCTCCTCATAAGTTTGATTCTCAACTAGAATCCATTGCTCCAATTCTTCCTTATTATAGTTCCTCATATCATTTAAGTTTGATACAAAGATACTATTTTATTGGGAGTTATCCTAGTTCGATTATGTTAATAATTACAAATAGGGACATAAATAAAAATGCCACCTACTCTCACGAGCAAGTGACATACTACTTCTTCTTTCATTACTTCAACTTTATTGTGACCCCACAGGGATTCGAACCCTGGTCTACGGATTAAGAGTCCGCAGCTCTACCAACTAAGCTATAGGGTCAGGTTGGAGAGTCACCACTGTCCTCTCCGCGATAGGTTTATCTACAATGTAGAAAGGTTTTAATACCTACGATATGAAGGTATGCGCAAGTCCTACTTTACCTTAAACTCGAAGTGGTTATTTACCTCTATTAACAGATTTGCATTTAACAGAGCCAGGACGTGTAGTTGCCTTCTTGAATGACTCAGGTTGAGCATCCCACCATCTTTTAGCTGCTTCTAAGTTAGCTACCATTTTCTTGTATTTCATATAGAAGAATTTACAAATTATTAATTAGTAATCTCTATAGTCTTACTAGCTTCTTGCGCCAGCTTATCACAAATCTTATTATATTGGTCGTCTGCGTGCCCCTTTGTCCAGAGGAACTCAACCTTAGTATGGAATGCGATTGCTGTATCAAATCTCTTCCACAAATCCAGATTCGCCTTTCTCTTCCAGTTCTTAGTATATGTGCAGACCACATACTGAGAATCAGAAACTATGGTAACTTCTGAAGGTGTGCTAATAGATTCAAGGGCAACTATTGCTGCCATCTGTTCCATTCTTTGGTTTGTAGTATTCTTATACATTTTACTATATCTAGCAACTTCCTTACCATCTTTCAGAATGACAAATCCTATGCCACCTTGATTTCTAGTATTGGAATATGCACCATCAGTATAAACAATATAAGAACTCATGCCTCAGCTTGAGTAGTAAATAAGTAGTTAACATAAACACCTAATACATAGGCAACTCCATAGACATCATCCTTCTTCTCTAAAGATACTTTCTCTAGTACATCGTTAACCATATCCAGGATTATAAACCCTTCTTTACTATGTAAGTAAGGCTCCATCAATCTAGCGAGTTCTTTTAGATACTTTTTAGCCTTTGCGCCTGCTGTAACCATACTCTTTATAAACTGAACTCCCTCTTCGCTCTCGTTCATCTTAGGAACATACTCACTAAATTCTTCTCTTAGGAACCCTAAGTAGAAGGCATTAGATATGTCTTTGTTAACCCACTCGTTGAACGATTTGCACCCCTCAACGGTTGTGAAGTCAATAGGATGGTCAAGTAAATTCTCAACTTTCATGATTATTCAAATAATGCTTCTAACTTAGCTGCTAAGTTATTAGCTTTAGTAGATACTCCATCAAGAGCAGAACATTCAGATTCTAGCTTCTTGATTTCATCTTGCTTCTCAGCTTTAGTTGCTACTGCTTTCTCAGCTGTAGCTTTAAGCTTCGTAATAGTACTCTTAAATGTAGACATTGCGTTGTCTACTTCCTTACTAAATCCTGCTGCAGTGTTACCAAAGATATTCATATCAGTTATATTTAAGGATTAAGAGTAAATTCAAGGGTGTAGCGCAGAAGGGAGTCGAACCCTCAATCCCAAATGGGCAACGCATTTTAAGTGCGTTTCGTATACCAATTCCGACACTGCGCCATCATATCACTTGCCTATATTCCTACCACGATAATTATCTGTAAAAGCGTGACAATTAGGACAAAGAATTTGCAAGTTCTCTATTCTAAGGTCGTCTTTAACTCCATTCACGTGGTGTAATTCAAGTGCAATAGGTTCTCCCATCCACTTAGTATTACCACAACATTCACATTTACACTCTTTCACACCTTCCTTTAAGAGTCTCTCCTTAAGATGGTACGTGCTAATATATGAAGAATGTTCAACCAGAATCTCTTCTAGAGGTTTAGCTTCCTTTACAGGTCTATACCTTTCGCCTTGGTTCCAGACCTTACCAGTCATATGTGATGTATCTAAACCTAATTCACTAATCTTTCTTTTAACAGTATCATAGTTACTGCCAGCAGGTTTTAGCCCAATCTTCTTCATTACCTCTGCGTATGAAGGACTAGTCTTAACCGCTTCAATGAATTGCTCGTCTGTCCATTTTCTTTTACCCATCCTTGTATATTTTTAATACACAAAGATAGTAATTAAAATTTAGTCTACCTAATTCGTCAAGTTAAAATTAGTAAATTTTGAAGCAGTGATTGGGATGCCTAAGCATCCCTAAAGAGGTATTCTGCACCCACCCCATTCCTTGTACTTCGGAACGCGTCTTATTACATACGCTCAACTCTATGTAGTTGTCATCACCCAGCCTAATATTTTAACTCCTTTGACTGAGATTGGGAGTGCTGTTATTTACAGCAATACTTTCTAATTTCATCAGGGGTGAACATATCATCACGTTTATCTACAAGAAATCTCCAATCACAAATATCCCAAGGGTTTACTAATTCATAAGGTTGTGAGATATTATATTCTAGCATATCAGTTAAATTGGCTATCTGTTTAACTTCTACCCTATTCCTTCTCCGAATAAGTTTGTTATACCATCTTCCAGTCTTGTCTTTGACAATAATGTGCTTCTTTCTACTTCTACTCATATGTATGAAATTAAGATGTGTGGCGACAGTCGGATTCGAACCAACCACCTTGGAGTTATGATTTCCACGCTCTAACCAAAATGAGCTATGTCGCCATTAATAAGAACATAAAGCTCATCGTGTCTACATCATCACTGATGTGACCTTAATACCTCCCGTTCGCCTCGTTGCTAGCTAGTCTGGCTTTGTCTCTTTATGTTCTTATATGGATTTATTTCTTACTACACTTGCAATCTGGATTATGTACTATGCCATCATTACCATCCCATCCTCCTGGGTGATGGAACCATATGTAACTATGCCCTCTGTACGTAAACTCAGCAGCAGTGACACTCTTAGCAAAGTCCTCAATAGCAAACTTCTCCTTATTAGAAGGAGCTGTCATTCTAGGTTCTGCTCCAGTACATGAAGCAAACCCCAACACTAATAGTATCAATAAGTATTTCATCGACATTTATCTATATTTGTCAAACATACTATCCTCAGCTTCTTTATCCCACATAGTAACTATAACTGCCCCTATCTTACTAGCCTTAAATATAATAGGGTCTTCGATTATACGTTTCTTCATTTCGGAGTACTCAGAATATAGTTCTATAGTAGTATTATTAGTCATAGTATCTACTGGAGCTGCAATTATCCATTCATTACGCATAAGAGTATCATATGTAGCTCTAACATTAAGCTGCTTGCCAACTATATTACGTAGTACATCAGAAATCTTAAGCTGACTTGGAACATATGGAAACCTTCGTAGATATTCCACCACCATATTTAGTTCTTTCTTAGAGAGTTTATCAGTTCCAACTCTAACTCTACGGAGGTATAAGAAGTCATTAAAAGCAATATCAGATACACTCAATGCACGGGATGCCTTCTCCACATCTCTAGTATTCTCCTCAGGTATGATTCCTTCATAAGCACTTATAGGTCCACACGCTAGATTATACTTTGCCAATATTTCAAAGAAAGCTTTCCAGGGTACTACTATAGAATCTGGCAATATAAGCTTAGCTTTTGCTATGGTGTTAATTACTTTGCCAATGTTTATTCTAACCCCAAATGGGTCAGCTTCAGATGTACTATCAATAATAGAGGCAAGCTTCTTAGCATTCAAAGAATCTCCTAAGCCGGACTCTCTAAGCTTTGCTAACTCAACTCTAGCCTTGCTGGTATCTACTTTAGCGTGATACCGTCTTACATACTCTGCAGCTACAAGAGCTAATTCTGCTCTCACGTCTGCAACTTTTAATAATTCTTGTTTAACCATGATACCTTTCAACTAATTCAACAATGTAATGACATACATTAAATATAGCAAGACCTCCACCAGCCATACAAGCAGCAGCCAGAAGGAGCACAGGCAAAAGCCATCCAGAGGACATATACTCACTACCATAAAGGTCAAAATACAACCTCTGGTACTTACCCTTCTTTTTAGCCTCATCGTATGCACTCTCAGTAACCTTAATTGTACAATCACCTACACCTGGAACAGTCCCTGTTACATAACAGTCCATTCCATTAGAAGTTGCCTTTTTATATCTATTATTAATGTCTACTGGAACTGTACGATGTCCGTTAAATTCTCCCAACTTGCCTGAATGGCATCCTTTGAAAGAGGCAGTACACACGAGTATACCTATAAAGATGTAAAGAAGTCTTATATGCTTCAATTGAGGTCTTAAATCTATAAATACTGCCATAGCTTAAAGTTTAATAATTTCTTTCAACCTAAGTTCTCCAAAATCTCTATTTAAGGCATTAACATCACAGAATGGCTCTTCACCATGTTCTCCGTATGTATATTCCTTAAATACCATATCAGCAATGATATAATCATCATCACCTCCGTTGGCAGGATTGGGAATGAACTTAAATCCAGCTACCTTATCAATATCTTCCTTTTCAAAGTGTCTGAACTTGTGTTTACTCTTTATCTCATGGTCTTGAAAGTTTATGCCAGCAGTAAACGCTTCTGCTACAATTCTAGTAGCATCTTCTAATGCGACCACACTACCATTAGCACTTGGTTTGGCACAATCACATAGTTCTTGAATAAATTCTTTAATCTCTTTCATACTTCCTGTTGTTTAAAAGTTTGTAGGGTAGGAGAGACTTGAACTCTCACGCCCGAAGACACTGGTTAACCTCTACGTGAATAATTATCAGTTTGAGCATGACAATTAGGACATAGTATCTCAAGATTGCTTAAATCATTATTATAATGATTCCCGTCCTTGTGATGTAGCTCCAGTGGAATGGGTTTGCCCATCCATTCAGATAACTTACAGCACTCACACCTAGCTTCCTTGATACCATCATCTATTAATCTTAATCTCAGTCTATGAGAACTAACATACGTTTCAGAGTTGGCTAACTCTTCAGCAGATTTTCGCTTAGGGTCAGTCTTCTTACCCTTACCGCCTTGATTACCTTTGTATTCTATGTTCATCTTACCCAAGTATGAGTTCAATGTATCTATCTTACAACCTAATCGTCTAGCTATCTCTGCTTTAGGTTCTTGGTCATCTATCCATTTGAGAATGTCTGACTTCCTCTCTAAAATATCAGTTCTAATTGCCATAGTACCCCAGGTCGGACTCGAACCGACACGCACTAAGTGCACTACATCCTAAGTGTAGCGGGTCTACCAATTCCCCCACTGAGGCATTTACTACTCACATATCTATTAGCAGCGCGTCTACCAATTCCGCCACAACCCCATTGTTATTCTTTCCTCTTTATCTTCACTTTAGTTGGTTTTAACATTCCTAAATTCTTTCCAGATGGAGCCAAGAAATCAATCTTATTATAATGTCTCTTGTGCATCTTATCCATTACTACCCATTTACCTTCAAGCTTAGGGTTATTAGAGATTACTACAATAGTATCTCCATAATCATAATGCTTTAATAAGTTATGTGATAGCGCCACCCATCTTAACTTACCAGCATTTAGTTTCTTAACACTAATTCTATTCCCACTGGCTGTGTGCCATGATAAACCATGTTTTGGTCCTGCATGATAATACGTTGCTGTAGCATTATGCTGACCATATAATGATAGTGGGATAAACATTAGAATTAATAATAAATGTTTCATAAGCGATAGTTTTGATATGTGGACCTAGAGGGCTTTGAACCCCCGACCTCCTGATTATGAGTCAGTTGCTCTGACCTGGCTGAGCTATAGGTCCGAATAAATACGCAATTACTTAGTCTTTACCCAGTCGTTCTAACCGTCTCAGACTCCAAACCCTTAGTGCGTTGTAGAACTCTACACACCTGCCCTCCTCATTGCGCATTTATGTTTTATTACTTACTTGTCTTATCCAAAGACTTAGTAATGTCCAATAACATCTTCAAGCCTACAGCATCCATAGCTGAATTACTTGAACTGCCTCCTCCAAACATTACAGAAGGAACCCAAGATACTTTAGATTCTGCAAGAGCTTGTGCAACCCCTACAGCTGTCTTATAATCCCATTCTGCTCTTTCGGCAGGAGTTAAACCTGCTGCTACTAATGCTCTATTAGCTGCTGCCTTAGCTTCACCCTCAGCTTGAACCTTCAAAGCAACTTGCTTCGCTTTCTTAGCTTCAAGTTCGGCTACTTCAAACTCCTGCTGAGCCTTAGTAACTGCTATAGCCTTCTCTTTCTCTTGTTCCCATTTAGCTCTCTCAGCTGCTGCTCTACCCTCTTCAGTAATCTGAACAGTTCTCTGAATAGCTTCCAATGATTTAGTCTTAGAGGTTATTACAGCCAAGTTAGCTTGTTTCTGAGCATCAATCTGAGATTGAGTTGCTCCGTCATATTTAATATCAAGAATAGACACCAATCCACAAGTAATACCATATTGACTGAATGGAGATGTTTCTTGACGTTTATATCCGCTCGGAGAATTGGTATCAGCTACAATTTGTGCTTTGGCCCTCATTTCCTTCTCACCAGTAATTTCATTGGTAACGGAATCACGTATTACAACTGTCTTGTATACTCCGTTATTAAGCTGGTCAGTGATATAAGCAATAAGGTCAGTTCTTGTCTCAGATACAGATTCCAGTGATGACATTAGAGGACCACAAGACGTTACAACCTTGTATAGGGTAGGTTTAATTAAGTTAGCTATTAATGCCTTCTCAGAACCAAAGTCCTGTTGAATTTTCTTCATATTAGCATCATCGTTCGGCATAACAACTCGGAAAGAACCAATGATAAAGCCTTTACCCTTATCATTAAAGGTCAATGACGCAGCTGGATTTGTGCCAGATGCAACATAATTACCTTCACTAACTTCCGTTAAATCCACGAACTCTATTTGAGAGGTTTTGAAGTATTCATACTTATTACCTCCTCCTTGCCACTTCAGACCACCATCTGTCCAAACTACATATTCACCTGTTACAGGCATCTGACATACATAGTTCTTAGACTTATCAGCATCCTCAAACAAAGAGCCTGCCATACAAACTAACAGAACCACAATTACCCCTGCTATAATAGCAAAGATTGAACTTTTACTTACTTTAGGTTGACTCATTTCTACTTATTTACATTAAACATTATCATTCTTCCTGATGTATCCAATAGTAAAATGGAATACACAGTTTAGAGAAAGTTACCTTCCTACTCGTAAGGTTTACAACACCTGAGAGGTGGGCAACAATCATTGCATAATATACCAATATTAGTATAATAAGCAATACTAGAATTACTCTCGCATAAATCATGTCACGTTATTTAATTTGTTGTACACTTGCTCAACCCATCTTTCATAATAACCTATGCCATCCCACATATAGGGGACACCAAGTGTAGAGGAGTCAACGTATGGATTACTCCATGCCTTTTGAATCTCTTCTCTACTGATGGGAAGATGCATAAGTACTTTATGAGCTATACGTTTGGCTTCCATTCTCCAGAGTCTTCTCACCTCTTTGTCATAACTATATCCAAACTTTCTACAGTTATGATTCTTAGGTACTAGGGAAGTTCCTCCAAATTTCTTCTTGTCCTTTATTGCCTTCATAAGATTATCTCTCTTAGTTGGGCTACCAGGACTCGAACCTGGACTCTCAGAACCAAAATCTGATGTGACTACCATTACACCATAGCCCAATAAACAAACGACATTCCCATTCAACTCTTTAACCTCCGCAATGGGCAGCAGAGGGATTCTATCATTTAAAGCTAGTATGATGCCTTGCTGTATGTCGTTTTACAGTAATAAATCAAACTATGAGTTTATCATAGTAAGACATTTGTATGCTGTTGAATTGTTCCTCCCAATCACCAGATAATAATTCATCATTAAACTGGGATGTAATTTCATCCTTATGAGTAATGACTAATACTTTTCTATGTGAATAGTGTCGAGGATAGAAAGTAGAATCAACTAATAAAGAGTGTTGAAGTAATTCAACATCAAACTCTACAGCTCTAAGAGTTCTTTGAAACTCGTTGAACTTATTATTAGGGTCTTCCACCTTCCTAACAGGCTTAGAGGTAGGAATTGGACCATTACCATGTCTGGTAATATAAGGTCGGATAACATACACATGGTTCGTTAATTCTTCCGTCATTCTGTCTAAGTGATTCTTAGGCACACTCTTAATCCTGTTAATAATTTCCATTGCATTCTGACAAGTAGTGTTACTTGGAGTACAGTAAGGCATAATACCAAATGTTTGGTCTAATAATATACCTTGTGAACCTTCAAATACTCTGTAATCATAACGAGTTAGGATATTCTCGTCACATACCATTGCAGATTTGAAGTATTCATGTACTTTAATACACCAATCGTCTATGCTGTACATTGGGAGTGTGGAACTGAAATCATAATAGTTCTTGATAAGTGATGCAATCTTGGTTCTTAAAACCATGATGTTAGCACAATCTCGAACTGTAATATGATAACCAGCAGCTACTCTATCAAGAGCAGATTTAAAACCAGTACCTACAGTACCATGTCTAAGGTTCTCCTTATTATTCCATTGACTAATAACGTCAAAGGGAGTAACAACCTCACAGAGTGGATGATAAATAATCTCAGGATTTACTCCCATTTTATTTAAATCAGCCAACTCTTCCATAGTAGTAATAGGGTCTACTGTACAGTATTTAGACCAGTACGTTGGTATTCCAAGTAAAGTACCACTACCATAATTACTAAATGTGTGTTCAAGCTCCCCATGCCTTACAGTATGTCCTACTTGATGTCCACCACTAAAGCGAATAACTATTGTCTCTTCTCTCGGATGTGTTTTACACAAATTATGGACAGTTTGTCCTTTACCCTCGTCACCAAAGAACGAGCCTAATACAATTTCATTCATCTACTTTTAATAGGTATAAGTTCCACTTTCTTTACCTGTACTGGTAGGAGCTACTGCTGTTGCTTCATAAGGTATTCCAGTGAGGTCTTCGTGTTGTCTAATGGCTTCAGCAATAACATTATGAATGTTATGTGAATCGCAAGTTAGTACGTTTTGTCCAAGCAAATCCTTCCAACCTGGAGCAATTCTTGTGCCATAACTGCCATTAGTAACATGAATATGATAGACGTTATATTGCTCTTGAGCTTTCTTAACAGCCTCATCCGCACTAATAGGATTAGCAGGATGTTGATAGCCTAAGAATGTTTCTAAAGCACGTCCACTGATGTTACGCAAGTTAGGTTCATCACCAATGGTGAATAGATAACCTTTCTTGTGTCTTTTAAACCATGAGTCTGTTTCGGTATGATACCCAGCGACTATATGTGCAAGCAAGTAGCTTTCACCAGCATTACCTCCACCTCCACCTTCGAGTACAAACTCTTCCAGTGAATTTACAATCTTCTCAGTATCAGACTCAAACTGCCCAACTTGAATTGGATAGTTGTCATACTCGTGGTCACCAACAGCCATAAATAATAGCTGAGGGTCTTTGATTCCCAGTTGCATTAGAGCATCCATGAGTTTAGGGAAGTTATCCTTAATCATTTCATGAGGTGTTCTACGCATTGAACCAGTAACATCAAGAGCAATGATAATCGGAGTAGTCTCTGGGTGTTCACTGCTATCTCTACTCTCTCTAACACCAGTATCAACCATTTCAGGTTTAATCTGAGTGTTATAAGTTCTTGCATCTACATTAGACAATTTAATGTCGGATTTAGCTGATAGAGAATGATTAGTGAAGACAGCATCGGCTGACTTAGTTGCATATCCTCTATCACTAGCTAAGCTTGCATAAACTGCAAAAGAATAACTTCCACTTCCCATAGATTAATTCAATTTAGCATCGTCTTCTAGCACTGCTGCTACGTTAATTTGTTCCTCAGTTTCGTCAGCTGGAAATTCTTCTCCGTCAACTTTAAGAGCCAAAGCATACTCAATGTTAGCAACTCTTAGGTCACGTTCCAATTGATGTCTTTTAGCTACCCAAGCCTTCGGGTCAAAGCCGTTACCAACCTCTAACGAAGTAGTGGACTTTACAGATAGGTCTCTGTGTTTGTTCAACTCATTCTTGATACGAAGAACTTTCATCTTACATTCCTGAATGAAGCGTTCCTCTTCAATTTTAGTCATTTCATACAAGTTCTGTGCCCTTGCATCTAACACACTCTGACCACTTCTTCTCAATCCGTCTTTAAAGCTATTCATAAATCATTTTACATAAAACATTTGCAAATGCTAATCTTTGTAATACTAACTGAGAATCTTGTTGTTTAGAAAGAATAAGTCCCACTGTTATTACTAACAATAGGACTATTTGAGCCTCTACTCGGATTCGAACCGAGGTTTCAAGATTACAAATCTAGCGTTCTAGACCAACTGAACTATAGAGGCAAATTAGCGTACATACTTAGATGTACGCTCAGAAGACTAGCCTGTTTCTAATACATCCTACCACTAGACGACTATACCCATCAGGACTTTGGCGGTATAGGCAAGGAATCGAACCCTGCACCTTTCATTTACCGATTGAATTTTTAGAATTTTGGTTTGCTGTGAGTCTTCTTGTAATAAGTGATTTTTACTATGTTTAGCCGAGAACGTGGGATTCGAACCCCTACCTCCGTGACAGGGAGGCGTGCTAACCATTACACTACGCCCTCGATTTGTACTCCCAACGGGATTCGAACCCGTATTTTCGGCTTGAGAGACCGATTACCTAACCATTAGTAGATAGGAGCATTTAACTGTTCTAACTCCCCGTCGGAATTTAACTAGTATTATAAGAACAGTTAAGGTGGGTGCTAGCCGTTCCTATCCCACCATTGTGTACTACGTTGCTAGCCAACGTGTGAACTCCTCTCCTCTGTTCGTTCACAGTGTAGCCTAACTATCCTATTAAGGATTAAGGAGGACTACAAGGTACTGGGTAGGGGAATCGAACCCAGCATTTAAATCAATTTAAATTCTAAGTATTTGTCACCACTTCTGTCTGCCTCGACTACTTTATATCCATAGCCTTGATACAGAGCCTTAGCAGCTTCTACCCAGTTACTTCCCATAATGACTTCAATGGGATAATTAGTAACCAAGCCAACAAATGCTAGAATATCATTTACACGAATAGTACTACAACTACCATTCCAATTCTTCCTTATAAGCTGATTGATTACAGCTACCACTACATTAGGAACTGTAGTCTTTTGTTCCAATGTTTTAGGATTCAACGGTTGAACTTCATTCATAACATAGAGTTTTTAAGTTATAATAAAAGCTCCAAACATTCGCGGAGAGCAGTGGAATCGAACCACATACACTTTCATGTACGAAACTACTTAGCAGGTAGCCCCTATCACCATCAAGGTTTACTCTCCATTCAGAGTTTCTTTACCCTGTAACTCTGTAAAACAGCAGAAGGTCATTGTGATGTTAAAAGCCTGTGTCCTACCACTAGACGAAACCCAAATAATGGCGCTAAGGGATTTGAACCACCTGTCTCAGGCTGGGATTATTAACAAAGTAGACAATTTGCTGATAACCTTCTTATAGATAACTAATCGCTTGTGGGGCAGGGAGGAATTGAACCTCCAACGCCAGGTTCTTCAGACCTGCGCTCTACCATTGAGCTACTGCCCCATTTGAAGGATTATTTTTACGTGTAGTCCTTCTAAATCACGTTAAGGCAATAGTAAACAAACAGGAAGATTTTATTTTAAAACCTACTGCCATAAGGGTGTTTAGTGGTAGTCGAAACCACATCTACTGAACCACAATCAGTTATTCTAACCGTTGAACTATAAACACCATGTTAGACCTACACTCGTACCCACTTCCATTTATGATTAGTGATGCATCACCAATAAGGTACGACCTCATCCACATAAGGCACTACCCCTACCACAACCTCGGTCTAGATTTTATTATAAAAAGACTAACTACTTAGCTATCCATACTTAGAACCACTTCCCCATTTTAACCTTTAGGTGTATGGAATTGGGTACTTGAGTTTAGTTAGTCTTTAAAGGACACCAATTAGGAATTGCTACTTTCTCGTAGGGTCTTAACATATCCTCAATCACCTTATCCCCCGTCTCTTTACATAGAGCTTTCTCATCATCGTCATTAAACCAGTCATCAGGGTCTGGGTCAGGAACAATCCTGCAATTAGGACATTCTCTGCACTGTGTAATCTTCTTTTTAAATTCAACCATAAAATTTTAGTTTTAGTACCCCAACTAGGAATCGAACCTAAATCCTCGGTTTAGAAGACCGATGCTCTATCCGTTGAGCTATTGGGGCATCATCAGAAGTCATTTGTTTGCATATACTGTGCTATCCGTTACACCACAACCTCCATGAAGTACTAATAATTTGGGAGGTTGCTGGGAGTCGAACCCAGTCCAGTCGAACCATAATCGAATTGCTAATGTTGTTGCTGTAAGACTTCTTATAAATTAAATAACTTAAAACATTTCTATTTCAAGTCTAGTAATATACTTCTGGCGTAACTTGCATTTGCGCCATTGTTTGTTCCTGTGTGTTGTCCACTTCTCTAATTGTTTCCATATTACTTCTTTCAGTTAAAGGGCTAAGGAAAGTCCAATCAAATACTATATCTACTATAATTGATTCTATCATGTTATTTTAATGCTTTAAAGTCATCCCAATGTTGTAATACAATCAGACAAAGATTATATCTTGCTGATAGTTCTCTTATAAATGCCTTCTTCATTTTACGAGGCATCTTCTTAAAGTGCCCATTCATTATGAGGGATTCAAGATACTGAAATCTCTTTAATAATGTCTGGTTGTTATCATCAGTAAAGCCATCTTGGATAGCTTTAACTACAGCGTGTTCCTTGTAGAAACAGGCTAATGCTCTGTCCCATAATAGGGACATCTTGTGTTTACTAATCTTGTTAACTGCTCTAAATCTTTCTTTCATAATACTTTGTTTATTAATAGTGAGGAGGCTGTAGGAGTCGAACCCACTCAACTGATGATTACGTTGCCTGAGATTTCAAGTCTCGCCCATTACCGTTCTGGCAAACCTCCATAAGTTGTGATTTACATATCCTTCAGCGTCATAGGAACTTACTCCTTTGTAATAGGGAAAGTTCCAGTAGGGTAAGCGTAAGAGTTTGCACTCTTCTCTAAATACCACTTAACAGCCTTCTTAATTAGTCTAATTGCTTTCATAATTAATAAGAGTTACTGAATAAATATGTTAATCTTGTTAGTTAAATAAACCTATCCATCTCCCCATATAGGGCTAAGGATAGGTTTAACAGAGGGCATGGGTTTTACATTTAATGTCTTTCATTCTCCCAATTTAGAATGATTAGACACTATACTTTAACCTAGTATAGTCAGGGCTAATTCTCATAGCTTAGTACATTTACTTCGAGCGTCCTACTCTAGTCTTGCCTGCACCCTTACGGGATTACTTCGGAAGACATTTACACTTAATAATTAGATTATAAAAGCGTTTGCTGTATACCCTCTTGCAGTAAATTTTGAAAAGGAGGTGTTATGAGCACCTTATATAAATTTATTTATATCTAATAGTCCTTCATGTACTTCTCCATGACAATTTGCACATAGTAAAACACACTTATCAAGCTCAGGTTTTAATTTTTCAAAGGATTTAGTAGTGCCACTAATCCCAAAGTCCTTCTGGGTAGGGTCTAAATGATGAAATTGTAAAGCTCTAATAGATTTATTATATCCACATACTATACACTTTCCTCCTTTATATTCGATAGCCTTTAACTTAGTCTTTCTTGCACAAGATGCTTGAGAAGTTAATTCTTCTTTAGTCTTTTGAGGATTAAGAATTTCTATACCCGCTATTCTAAGTCGTTTGGCTGATATATGATATTCTTTCGCCACTTTCTTTAAACTCTTTAGTTCGTTATATCTCTCTTGGATTTCTTGTAATAAATCTGGTGTAATTTCATTAACCTTTCTAGGGTCTTTAGATACACCATACTGGGTGCAGTACTTAGATATTGTGCCTTTGCTGCATCCAGTTGCTTCTCTTATTTGGGTGTAATTCTTACCCTCTTTTCTAAGAGAAACAATTAAATCAATAGTCTCTTGAGATGTATAATGCATAGTGCACTGACAGGGACTCGAACCCTGGAACATCCGATTAAAAGTCGGAGGCTGACGGATTGCTCCTACCAACCCAGCTCTCAGTGCAAATAACCCACATTACTGCGTTAACAATAGATGTGGGTTCAGAAACCATTTTAAATACGTTGCTCTACCAGCTAAGCTAAGGCAGACGTATCCACCTATGGGACTCGAACCCATGACCTACGGCTTACAAGGCAGAAAGATATTGCTGTAAGGTTTCTTGTTGTTAAACTCAAAATAGAGTAGGGTAACGGAATTGAACCGTTCTAACTGATTTTGCAGACCAGCCCCTAACCGCTCGGGCAACCCTACATAAACACTACTTTACGTGTATTTGGGTCTAATTTAAACAAAAGTTGTTGAAGCATGAATCTTAAAGATTCGTGGAGCAGGTGGGACTCGAACCCAATAATCCGCAGTGCAAATGCGGCGCATTAGCCAGTTATGCTACCTCCCCATTTAATTAATTAAATAGTAGCTTTATCACCATTTCTCTCTCTGGATAAAAATTATCTTTTGAACGTGTGTCTGGCTACTATTTAATTAAATCAGAATACTTCTTTTCGCCCTTTCGGACTACCCCAACATTTCAACCTTCCCATTTAAATAGTCACACAATGGTGGGAAGGGTAGGGTAGGAATCGAACCTACTCAGCCCGAAGGCAACGGATTTACAGTCCGCCCCACCTCACCAACTGTGGCGCACTCCCCTCAACAATGGGATAAATAAAACACAAACACAATCACGTTCTCTCAACGTTTCTGAGTACAAAGATAGTGTAATCTTTAGACTCCACAAAGTGAATAATGTTAAATTTTGTAACAACCGGATATGCTACGATATCCCATAGTACTAACAAATCTTAAATGTCTGGCTCATAGTTGCCTATCTTCACAGACGGACAACTGCTAGTAAATGCAATTTATTACAAAGAATTGTAGGGAGAGAGGGATTCGAACCCCCAACATACCCACCTAGAATAGGTATTCCAGTCCAGTGACTGCCGCTTTGCCATTTGCGTATCTCCCTGTGTAACTACCTATCTTCGCAGACCAGTAGTTCAATTATGCCTATAATTATTATTAATCCATCAGAAGTAGAGGGTGGAGGAATCGAACCTCCACTCCCAAGAAATGAAAGTTCTTGTGCTTTACCCGTTAAGCTAACCCCCTAAGGACTAACTCGAAAATCCTCGATGATAGCCCCTAGTTGTAAGATGACGTTCAGTAGTTTTATGCTAAAGCTTTTACTAAGTCTGATGTGTTAAGCCACTTCACCAACGCGCCATGTTAAAATAAGGTAGATATACTACATTTAGTAAATATACCTACCTCTAAACAAAGGATTATGTAGAGGCGCGCAAGGGATTCGAACCCTCGGATGTCAGATTTTAATCAATTGATTATTAAAGCTACTGGTCTCTTACGTTAAGGCTAAAGCTAAAGCTCTTGACTCAATGCTTATGCTAAATATCTAGGATTTAGTAATGCTGAGGCTTAAGCTAAAGCTTTAGTCAATATTTTATTTCTTACTTACCATGATGCAAGAAGTTAATGAGCTTCTCTACACTGAGGTTCGGACTCTGTGCTTCGTTATCATTAACAACCTTCAATGCTTCAATCACTGCTGCAAGAATCTTACTTCTTCTTTGCAGTAATTCAGCACGCTGTCTTTGTGTCCATGCACCAGTAAACTTCTGCAATGTATAATCGCCAGTCTCTACTGTTTTCTTCTTAACAGTAACCTTAGCGTTATAGTTAGCAGGTAACTTAGCTGGGTCAAGATTCGGATCTTTAAGGATAACTTCCTCAGATTCAGTAGTACGAGTTATACCTTTCAACATTTCTGTTTCATATACATCACGTCCCTGATATTCTGCATCAGTTCCTTCAAGCCAAACTTCAGAATCTGAACGCACTGGTATGTTGGCGTACATATCTTCCAGCTGTTTACTAGTTAGGATAGTTTTAAGTCTCATGAGGTCAAGAGCAGTCAACTTACCAAATGAAACACCATCTACTATCAATTCAACTCTCGGTGCACCAGCAGAGTTAGTTGCCTCAACAGAGAATAGGTCTTTCAAATAAGGAATTGCATTCTGCTCAAACCATGTGAGCTTCTCCTCTACAGTTGTAGCTACTTTAGTAGTGCCCATATAACGAGCATCTTCTGCATAACCATCTCTCGGTTTGAAAGTCTTCTTGATACCCTCAAACATACCTTGCTTATTCTTAAAGAACATAGCATAGTCACCAATCATTCTATTGAATGTTGATGTACCATGTTCTACTTTAGCAAGTAAAGTGTTAAGCTTAATCATACTTATTTCTTATTCTTTTTAAAGTTTGTATTCTTCTTAGTCTTGTTGACCACCTTTCGTTCAGACACAACAAGGCGATTTAACAACTCTTGGTCCATAGCTGCATTGAACAACTCTGTTGCATTCTTAGGTGTAGCCTTGAATGGTTTAGTTCCCAAGATAAATGCTACAGCAGCAGGGTCATAGCCACTGATATAGAAATTGTTCGGAGCATCTGCAAAGTCTTCAAACTTAGGACGAAGACCTCCACCATAATAACCGTTAGGTAAATCCCAAAGGATTAACTTAAAGTTATCTACATACTCCTTACTGAAACCACCTTTAAGTAGTCTTTGTCTAAATGCAGTAAAATTAGTAACGGATGCACCTGAGCCACCCCAACTACGAGCTGAGTCAAATTCACCATCACTAACCAACAGTGCTCCTGTTGGGAACTCATTCTCAGAAATCTTCGTTGTGCTTCTCAGCTTAACGAACATATCTGCTACAGACATTAAGTTGGTATTACCAAAGTTGCTGTCCACATCGTTAGCCCATTTCTCAATAGGGGTTTTACCTTTCCATGTACAGAGCTTACAAGTACTACTGAATGTAGCATAAGCATCTTTAAATGGACCATCCAATAGAGCAGAGAAATACAATGCCATTGCTTTACCAATAGCATAAGAAGACATATTAGTTCCAACTGCCTGAGAGGTCATAGAACCAGATATATCTCTAACTACTAACAGCTTACTATTCTGGTTAAGATTCTGTCTTCCAGTCTCAACTAATCCGTCAAACTGTGCATTAATAGTCTGTTCTCTGTACTCTTCGAGTCTGTTAGTACGATAGCTGTTACCAAGCGGTTGGAACAACTCAAACACAAATCCAGTGTATTTAGCCACTTTGCGACCACTTATCCACTTAGAATACTTCTCTACCAATCCTTGATTTTTCAAGAACTTAGAGCCTACTAATAGGCTTAAAGCGCGTCCATGAATGGTATCGAAGTCCAGTTCGAGCAACTTCTTCTGACTTATTAATTGCTGCCAAGTATGAGCAGTTCCACTCTGTTTAAGTTTCCTGTATCTACGTTGTGCAGCACGGCTATCCGCAGTCTCTTTATCGGATTTCTTATCCTTCTTCTTACCATAAATGCAAGAAGCCAGATACTGACCGATAATTGTACGAGCCTGTGATTCAACAGTTTTACATTCTTTCATTGAACGAATAGTCGGAAGGTATTTCTTTACCAATTCACTCGTATGACCATTAGCTAATCCAGCCAAGATAATCTTACGCATGAAATTCCAATCCAACTTTCTTCCTTCCCAGCCATGATATTGTAAATCAAGGCTCATCATTTCAAATACATCCTTCCAACTACCAGCAGCGATGAAGTAAGGCATATTAGCCATGAATGTAGGTTTGTGATGCATAGCTAACCATAGCATACGCATAATACCTTCATTCTTCAAGCCTTGTCCTCTTTGAACATCCAGTGTGATAGTTTCATCAGGAAGAACAATTTGAGTCTCACGAGTAATCAACCTAATATACACTGCAAGTTGCAGACACTTCTTAGGATTAATACTCCACAACTTATACATATCTTTAGATACCTCAGCATAATCACGAGGTGCCTTAAAGTTTGCAATCATTGCAAAGTTATCCACAAATGCATCATTACTAGTACTATACTTCTTAGCACCATTTCCACTCACAGTCTCGGCTGACAGCTTCAATCCCTCCTTTACAAAGTTGTTCTCTTGTGTTGGAGGTTCAGTCTTGTACAGACTTTTCTTCTTTTTACTAAATTCCATTGTTTATCTCTTAATTTATAAATTAATTGAGATAATTATATAGCGTATTCTACCTACATAATCTACCTTTTAATAATTTCACTGACGACCTACTCTTGATGCGCTGACTATTAATCAAGTTATACATAGATGCTACAAGAGATATAAGGATTCTCTCCTTATATATTACATTGAGGAGTTGCACCTCATCCACCCGCAGAGGGCAGAATACAATCTATACGTAATAGGTTTCAACTTTTATTTATACACGTTTAAGTCACTACATAGTGCGCCCTATGTAATCTAACTCATCAGGTCAGTTTCGTGTTATATAACTATCCTATGATTGTTATATTTATTAGCTTAGATGTTCCAGATACAGCTCCACAATACCTTGAATGGTGAGGCATCCCCGGAAATGTAGTCTCAACATCTACTCTTTTAAGTGTGTACCCAACATTAATTCCAACATACTGTCTAAGGACTTCGTCCATAGCTTGATGATATTCACTCGGATATTCATGGCACGCATTCACACACGTACCATTAAGTGGGTCAATGATTTGAATATATACTCTCTTCATACTATTTTACAGTTACTTCCTCATATATAAGGACAGGTTTAGAAACTCTATACCCATTCTCAGTAAGCAGCTTAATAGCCTTATTAATTGCCTTATCAACTGGTACAAGTTCCTTATGTTCATGAACTGGAACTTCTTCAAGTACCTGTTCAATCTCTGTAGTCTCTTTAGGTTGTTCAACCCATGTACCTTGTTGTACAGCTTTCTTCTTTTGGTTATACTTCCTTGCTTGCGCAGCTACTTTCTTACGAGTAATAGTCATAAGCTCAGCTACCTTATTCATATGAATAGGCTCTGTGTTAGACCAACTATATCCATCAAGATATGTCAATCCAGCTTGTACGAGAATACCTTGTTGTACTAATGTTGTAGCAAATTCGCTATACATAGGTACACCAAGTTGTTTAAATGCACTTCTAATGTCTTTAACTCCGAATACCCCAGAGTTCTCAGACTTTACTAAATTTACAGCAGCTGATAGCTCTTCAGCTGTCATCTTGCCATAATTACGCTTAGTCTTTTGTCCCATTTCAAATTGTCGATTAGTTAAACATATCTGTTAGAAGAAGCCAATCAAATCTGTGACTTCTATACAGTTTCTCCTAGTTGCAACTCTTACAGATACCTTAGAAATTGCAATAAGGATTTCATATTCCTTAGCTGTTATTTCCTTCCATCCGTCAAGTGTATACACTTCATATATTGGGGTAGTTGGTTTCAGAGTAAAAGCTCCCTGCCAATTATTCCCCGCATCGGTGATGCCGCCCCACTCATTAACATTACCATAGTATATACGGTCCTTAGTAAATATTCTAAGAGGTCTCCATACATCACTACTATGTAGCTCCCCACCCATTAAGTAACCAGGTTTTTTGCTAATTAGAACTTTGGTAATATCCTTTGGTAAATCAGTAGTAAGATATATCTTCCTACCAATGAATAATTCTTTAATAAAACCCATTTCCATCTTCCTTTGTTTATAGTTTAAAATGTGGACTTGGGCAGAATCGAACTGCCGTCTTTAGAACCCTTATTACAAGGATAACGTGTGTCTCATTTTTATTACATCAGCTAGTGAGTTCTAGCATATAGATAGTTTTATAAGTTAGGAACCCAACTACAAAGTAGTCCAAACCTATTACGAACCATATTACTATGGAAACCACTTATTTACAAACTATCAAACTGGGCTGACCGAAGTTAGCTCTCCACCACTTCATTTACGTTGAAGAACGAGTAGCACTTTTAGGTAATAACCCTTGCGTCCCTACCATACACAGTTTAGAGAATCTCAGCTTTACTAACCTTTGGCTTTCAAGTTAAGTAGGCTGCTCTATAATGCTTCTTCCCACACCTCTTCTGTTTCTAGGTCTTCTCCATTAACCCGACTATATTAATACGTTAATATTAATAAGCCACAGCTTACGCTGCCATTCTTACTTCAGTGTTGCCACTTAAAATTTGTGTATCATTTTATAAGAGTTGGTACGAACTCTACACGTCCTTATAACTCGTAATCCCAAATCAAAACCATACAAGCCCAGTTAGTGCAGTTATATTCCTGCACTGTGAGTTATTTCCCTACTACTAATTCTAACTATTATACCATCTGGTGTACATTCTTCCCAATACCTTATGTTACCTCTCACATATGCTTTAACTGTAGTAATTGGCTCAATTCTTGGTAGTTTGTACGGTAAATATTTCTCTTTAGCTGTCTGACGTTCTTCTATAGGGTCATCAGCAATTACTTGTGTACTTAAAGGTACTAATAACATTAGAATGGTAAGTCGGTTATATATTTATATTCACAAAACTTGTAGATGCGCACATTAGTAATTCGTGCATCATATACAGCTTTGAGGGTTCTCTCATAATCCCAACAAGTAGTTATTATTCTCTCAGGTTCTTCAAAGAACCATTCCTTAATGATGTCCTTATCAGGTATTGGTTCATCAGTGTTCCATTTCCAATCTTTCTGTAACTGTAAATCGTATTGATGGAGTATCTTATACTCACATCTACCAAACAATTCATCAAGTTGGTGATGTATTAATAAACCACTTATAGCGTCACATCCGCAGATGATAACCTTCTCCTTAGAATATAACTTTCTTAGTGCATAATCCTTTGGCATTTTAAATATTGGCTTTAAAAGTTGGCGGAGCTAGTACACTTCACAGTGGACTAACCCCTTGATATTTGTCTTCAAAAACCCTCTTTAGTTATTTCCTCCCTTACGGAGTTTAGATACCATGATAGCTGCCCCAAGAAGAGGTTTGAGTTCTCTAGGTATATTCTCAAGAATTCCCTCAAGAGGGTCTTCATCATCCTCTTCTTTACAGTTATGTAATGCTGTTAGTGTATTAGTTACGGACTTAACATCCTCAGCGGAGATGGCGAATGTTTTACCTCCAAACACAGATGCTTCTGCCTTCTCAGTATCAACATGGGCAACATCCTTACCATTAATGCCAAATACATAAACACTCTCTCCGCTCTGCTTAACTGTAAGTTGCTCAACTTCAAGCCCAACATATACTGGAGGTAAGCCTACAGCATGTAGAGCGAAGGGTTCAATAATATCAGATAGTTTGTTTATTAATACTGGATACTGTTCTTTAGTTGAGTTGCTCAGGATTGCGTTAATCTTTTTCATAATTCTTTGTTTTTAAGTTGAATAATAAAAGTAAATAATAATATACATAATATCAGAGGAATCCATAAGGATGCTCTGATACATTGTAGTCCCAAATATCCTGCTAATAGTAGGAATATTGTTTTAGTCATTCTTGCACTCCACATACTTATCAAGATTGGTACGTGATAACAAGATACATACACTCCAATCCATGTTGGATTCGTTACACATTTCTTTAGCCGATTTGATGTATTCAGTACAATCATCAATTATAGCTTTGTGTTGCTCCTCAGTAACTTCTCCACTACTAAGTTTGGCATTTGTCTGTTCAATTATAGATGCCATTTCAGCTACAGAGTAGGCAATAATACCTAACTGAATGTCTTGGTTCAACACTTGAGCACGATTCACTAATTTGTTCTTTTCAATCTTCATTGTCGATTAGTTATTAAATTAAACAATATGACCAATTAGTTTCACCTATAAATAGGCTACTTATAGCATCGCCACGTAAAGGCTTAGTCATGATGCCGACCCCGTCACGGGGTATAGTAGAATCATATCTACCTATATATAAAATTCTAATTTATGGAACGCAAGACCTTCCTGTGCCTACAGTCTCTTTAATAACCACCGTTATTAAGGTGCGCATGACTATATTCGATTGCTGGTGCAATCTCACAATACTTTGCCTTACCTCTCGATAAGACATCTCTCCAGTATCAAGGTCATACTGTTTGGTGTAAGAGATGTTCTGCATTAGTCTCTGGGCGTGCCCATTATGGTCTCGGAATTTACCAAGTTAAATCTTAAATCAAGAATACACAAATGCATTTTACACCTAAAACTTAACAGTTAGTTTCATTATAGAGCCTATTGCTAACACTAATGCTCTACTATTTAGTTAAGAAACTGGTGTCCTCAATGTCTTGGAAAGTTATTGAGTTTTTTAGTATTACCTACAACCATACTTGGTGCTCTGAGTATCCACGCTTTTACGTACGATATTAAACGCTTCTTCTTATACCAAGTGAGCACAGGTCTTGGGTTACTCAACTTACAGTAATCAATCTCCAATTTTAGATGATTGTACTTGTGTTTTCACTTATTCTCCTCACGAAGAACCTGCCTTAATTATGGATAAATGGTGCTAGCTATTAAACTAGCACCCATTACGTAGGCTATTTCTTTTTCTTGGATTTGTTGTAAACATCCAAATACATACTCTGGTACAGAACCTTCTTATCTGAAACTGGGCAGACGAAATGCTTCTTCATCAGATGAGTGAAGGCATCTATAGTCATGTTAGACAAGATTAAATCACGTACTCCTAGCCAAGCTAGTACTATATCACGCTTCAGTAAAGTGAGTCCTCCTCTTTCTTTACCTATTGCAGCAGCCATTTGTGCTAACTGATTGTAAGCAATATCAGCTACTTTAGCCTGCTCTTCTGTGATTTGGAGTGTTCCCCTCTGTATCGCATCACCACATGCTTGACCTGTGATTAGTTGAGCGGCTGCTTTATATTGGAAACCACTCCTGCCGCCTCTGAAATGTTCATGGCTCTGACAGAACTTACGAAGAATATCATAAGACTCTCTTCCATCAACTATGTAAGCCTTTACGTAGTCTGCGGTTGACCACTTCTTTGAGTTGGAGTTATATCGTATTGCAGATAGCAACGGATTCTCGAACTCAAATTCCAAGTATGAGAGTATGTATGAGTTGCCTTCTCTCCACAATTCACAGGCAGCCATGAACCTATGCTGTCCGTCTATGATAAGTTTGGTTAGCTTATCAATTATGATTGGCGGAACAATCTCTCCTCTCTTCATAGCCTCTTTGATTTTGGCTACGTGTTTTAGGTCAGTTACGGTTCTATTTCCGTGAATAAGTTGAAGACCACTAGGAGATTGGATTCCAAGCACACTTGCTACTACTATTACATTCTTTTCCATGTCGATTAGTTATTTTATTTGTTATTTTTATTCTTTGTTACTATTTTTATACCAGAATACACAAGTCAGTATTCCAATAATAACGGCTATGACCGAAGCCATGCCGTCAGAGATGAATATACCACTACTTAATAGAATCATAATATTCTTCTTTTAGAACATTAGCAATTCCATTCAATACATAGTGAGGAACGTTGCCAGATAGCTGGAACCAAGGTTCTCCCACCTCATTAGTAGTATATATTACAGCCATCCTAATTTTATGAACTTTAATGACACGAGGACGTCTATCAGATGTCTTTAGGTCATTATACTTGTTAAGATGGGCATAAAATGCATCATCGTCATCTGGAATGTCATTCCATTTAGAGGTTTTAGACTCCTTTAAGAATGGCTGACAAGGGATGAGCTTAGCAGGTTTCTCTATCTCTTCTGCATTGGGCAATGAGACAAACTTGTTGTTGTACTTTGCAACGATTGCCTTAGTATCAGGCAAATAAAATAATTTCATAATTTAATCCTCCAATTATAGGTTTGTATACGATTAGTTAATTGTGCCAGTCTTTACAGCGCTGGCTTTCTGTATTGTTAAGTTAAAGTGATGCCTAATATTTCAAGAGCCTGCCTACATTTACCTATTACTGGAATTACTTGCCTATCCTTAACAACGCACCACCGAAAAACACTTCCATTGTTATCTACCCATCCGCTTGGGCGAAATACAATATACGTATTGTAGAATGGATCTCGCTTTAACATAGCTGCTGCTGCAATAAGATTAACAAAGCCGTTTTCTTGGCATTGCTTATTACCTTCCGCCTTAAACGCAGCTGTAGTTGTTGCAAGATTAAAGGAGAGTTTAATTTCTGGTCTCCAATAACCCTTATTTGAGGCATACTTGAACATGGCTTCTTTTAAATCATTCATAGACTCAATACCAATGCCCATAAACCCTGTTCCAAACCATGAGTTATCCGTTGATTCAATATGCACTGTATACATAGTTATATACACTTTACCTATTCAGTGTGAGGTCTTTAGTTATTTATTACCGAAAAAGTATTGAAGGGCTTGCATTAAATTCATATCATGTCCGTCAAAGTCATCTGACTGCCCTGCTTCACATTCTAATGAATCCATACATTTAAATGCCTCTTCCATACTATTGAAAGTCATATCATATATTGTTGATGGCACTACAACCTTATTAGCTATTGCTCTACCATAACGTAATGATAATGATGTTGCTTTACCATTGTCTAGTAAAGACTTCATAAACTCCTCTTGTTGAGGAGTAAGGAGCAAGTCATTACTCTTATTCGTAACTTGTCCGAATTTGTTTATTCTCATAGGTAGATTTATTTTATAATTAATCCTTGAATGCACATGAAAGTACACCTACTAAGAATATACAAAATAAAAAGAGATAGATGAATATATCCATATTATTGCGATTAGTCAATTTAGTTATTGTGACACCTATCTCTAGGTGTTTCGTCTTAATTTGCAAAGACTCATCAGACAATTTCCTAAATTTGGGTTTAAATTGATGTAAGAGAATACAACAAACCATTAAAAAGTGTATTCTCTTACTAAGTCCCTAACTAGACCAATTTGAATGTTTGGAAATGACGGGAATTAGTTGGGGATTGTGCTACGCCAATCGCTCTTCTCCTTACCTTATTATCTCCTATTGTGCGAGTAGAGAACAACAAAGTTAAGAATTGCATATACATATCCAACTTTCTGTAATAGAAAGAAACATGTATCATACTTAGGAACGTCTGGGTTAGATAGAACAGAGTAGATGACAGTTCCCACTCTAAGGATTCTGTCACCTACCAATTCACCTTTAACAGTTTGCGTTACGCGAGGTCGATTGTAAATACCCACTGGTTACCAAGTGTTCTAGTACCATTAGCTCTTTGTCTCATGGTCTGAACTGATTGGATACGTGGAATTTTAACCTTCTTACCGGCAATACTGTTCAAAGCTGACTCTGCATCTGCCGATTGTTTCCACAAATCAACAGCTGTACCTGATGCAATCACAGCTGGCAGGTTATTACCATCAGCATCCTTTGCACGAGTAGAATCATCATTGTAAGGTACAACAGCTTTTACGAATGAACTGAGATACAATTCTTTCGGTTGACCGTTAACCTCAACAAAGATACCAGGAGCAGGATTGCCATTGAACTTACGTATAAACTTAGATGCTTGCAAATCTTCACCAGAAGGAATGATGAATTCATCTCCTTCAGCAAACATATTGCTACCATCATTTACACGTACTTCAATGTTAGCAAAACTAACACCACTACCAACTTGACCACCAGCAACTTTAACTCTCTGAATTGCAGTTGCAACATTTTGACTTAATGCCATAATACTTAATTTATTAAAAGTTTAATCTATTCCCAAGCTAGTTAATTGTTCCTATATTGCCTCTTGGGACAGACAATGTAGAAGATAATGTTTACAAGTACATTATCTAAACTTAACAATATATACATATCGTCAACATACTGTAGGCGTTATACATTTAGGCTATATTATAAGTTTTATAGTTAGGCTATATTGGTATATTATATAATATAGTATAGATAGTGGGATTGCTCCCACTATCATTCCATTAGAGCAGGGTTATTGCTCTAGTGCTTTCTCAATCCGTTCAATCCTATCTTTTAGATTTCTGATGTTTATGTAAGCAGTTTAAAGACTTGCTTAGGTCTGTAATGTTATGCGAACTCAAACCCAATTAAAGCGGCTGGCACTTCAAAAGGTCTACCCGTTCTTGTCGATATAGAACGGGCATAAACTTGGCGATAGCAAATTATCTCCTTGCCTCTAACAAGGTTTGCAAATATTTCCCCCAGTTCTTTGTTTGTTGTATTGGGTGTAACTTTCGCCCTAACTTCTTTAGCAATGGTTGAGTTGTTGACAACTTCAACCGTCCTGCCGTCTTGTCTTTCAAACGCCTTTCTTAGAATGGTAGAAAGCCAAAGTTCTTGTTCTTGTCCGTCCTCGTCAATGAGTAGAGCAACCACGCTAACCGTATTGCGTTCGTTTGATTGAGCAAAGCAATATTCAGCAGGTGCCAACTTAAACCGCTTACCGTTTTGGTATGGTGATAAGTCATCTTTAGGAATGGATGCTACTTTGTTAGCAAGTTGGTTGAACACTTGTGCATTGTCTTTGTTAATTCTTGTAAAACCTTCTAACATGGCTCTAATGTTTTGACACGCTGGGCTTCCTTCTAGTCCGTTAATGGTTTGTTTCGGGTTTGTGTCATTCACCCTAACGACTTGCCGTTTCCCTCTCGCACTGGGGCGTACGCCTTTGTCGCTAACTTTATGTAAGTGTTATAAATTTAGGCTTGATTTTTCTAACGAAACCCCCAGGGGGTGTTTCGTAGAACACTACCCTCCCTCTTGTAACTTACATAAAACCATAATCCTGCACCGTAACAAGATTTGCAATTCGCGAATCTAACAAATATCTGCCAATAGAGTTAAAATATTATATGACTAATTACCTCAATGGGGAGGGGGTGTAATTTTGGAGTACCTAGTATTTGAGTTCGCCTATATTAAATATATTTAAGCATATACCATTAGGTAGTGTATCTAAAATCCATTACCTTTGTATTACTTAGTAATAAGGAAGAAATAACATATTAATTATAAAATTTTAAACTATGGCTAAAGAAGTAAAAGAAACTGTAGCAACAGAAGAAGGTAACAAGAGCCAATGTGGTAGTTGTGAACCCAAGGAGGATTCTATCATATGGGGTAAGATTATAGTAGCTAAATTAACAGTATTAGACAAGATTATCTCTGGAATGGAGAATGGTTCTAATATTGAGCATTGTTTAACATTATCTAATATTTATAAGAATTTATGCAATTAAAATCTATACTTGATAAGTACGATGTTATAGAGGCACAAGTACTCTATAACAAAGCTGTAGAACTATTACAGCTAATTAGTGATGAAGAATTGGAAGAGATATTTACTAAGTATCCAGCATTGTTCTCTAAGATTACTAATGTTCATCTAACACATGAACAGCTACTAAGAGACAAACAAGCTATTAAAGATGCTATTGATGTATTTATAGAGACAATTGAATCACGTAATTTATCTAAAGATGAATTTGATGCAATGACTCTGGATGATATTAAAGATTACTTGGATAGCATTATTACAAGTAAGATTCCAAGTCTTCACAGAATTATTAATGAACTAGAGGATAAGTTTAACAATGATTCCAGAAATCAGACAAATTAAAATGAATCTAACTCTGTTTGAGCAGGGTGTAGAAGAGTTTATGAAGAAAGCAGAACAGGTTAAGAATGATAATATAGCACTAGCTAAGGAGAACTCCGAATTAAAGGCTAAGATTCTTGAACTAGAAAGTAAATTGAAGAACTAATGACTATTGATGAAATTGAATTATATGATGTAGAGGCTGTTGATGAAATATTATCACACCTATCCGATGAAGATGCTAATGTTGTACAAAGAGCAATATCATCTTTATGCGGGATGATTACTATTAGAGATAAATATATTCAAGAGCTAAGGGAAAAGATACTACAAGCTGGCAACATTCTAGGTGCTAAGACTATCACAGAATATGAAACTAAACGTATTCCAGGCTGCATTCAAGACATTGCTCCAAATAAGAAGTGGTCTAATATACTATGATATATTATAATGGTGGAGTGTGCTATATACTCCTTAAAGAGGGGAAGTATACTGTAAAAATCTCTCATGTGGTTCCAACTAATCCTCAGATTGCAGAGGAGTTATTACTTATGAATATAGCAAAAGCCCATGAAGAGATGGTCAGACTAATAAAGACAGGGAGAAGATGAGCATTAGAAATATAAGTATAAATATATGGTAAGAGTAACCGATGATAAAGAAGTGAAGGAAGCTGTATTAGCAGGCTTACAAAGGAACAAGGAGAAGTATGGTAAAAGATACTGTCCTTGCTCCTTAGTAAGGAATGATGATACAGTATGTATGTGTAAGGAGTTTAGAGAGATGGAAGAGGGTATGTGCCACTGTCAATTATATGTAAAGACTAAGGATGAAAGTATTCAGGGATAATACTATCAATAAAAATTAAAGGGGAACTTAGCTAAGTGCTAGGCTCCCCTTACTTGTTTACTTATGATATTCGTGTACGTTATTAAATTTAACACATATATCACTCTTCATGTATATTTCTACATCTTCATCTTTAGTAAACCAATGCCAACATTCCTTCTCAGTAGGGAAGTGGTCTTGTTCAAATCTAATAGTCTTTAATGGCTTAGAGTGTTTATCCTCTGTCCAAATCCAAACGTCCATCATAAAATGTCTCATAATTGTGTTGTGTTTAATTATTAGTTAGCATATCTCTCTTGCCCACCATAAAAAGGCTCTAATTTCTTCATCTTTGATATTCTCATAGAATTTGTCTGGGTCTTTCCAGTATTCTTCTTTAGATAAGTTAAATTTATCTAGCACTTCTTCTATTCTTCTTACCCAATCTTCTGCTGTTGCTGTCATAATTTATTTGGTTTTATTGTTTATAGTAATAGGAACTCCAGCTATGGTAGCATATTTAGAAAGCCATTTAGCAGCTTCCTTCCAATCAGTAATAGATTTGAAAAACAGCCCCATATTATTGTCTAGCTTAGTATCCTTTACATAATTCTCAGCTGCATATCGTAGCATATCCTCTGTTATCTCCTGATTAGGGTCATCTAAACCATAGTAATCCTTTAATTGGGACCCTCTTGCTGCTAATTCAGTTCCATTCTTATTACTAAAATATCCAGGCTGTGATATATGTTTATCTATATATCCTGTGTCAAATCCCCTAGGAGGCTCTGCTGGAATGTGAATAGCATGGTCTACTTCATGGCTTATAACTCTCCTGATATTTTTTGGATTTCCTCCATACTCATTAAATATCTTAAACATTCCATCCTTACCTATGTATATGTTACCAGAGCTTGCTGTGGCCTGTGCATCTGTGTCTTTAGCGTAGTTAGCTACCTTATATAGCAAATCGGCAGGATTCTCATCATTAACTACATGCATATCTTGTACCATATTATCTAAATACTGTTGCGGTTCTCTATCATAGTAATGAACATTGTAAAACTGGGATGGGCTTCTATAGTCCCATGCATTCCTCCCAACTCTGAATTTAGTCTTTCCATTTACAGTTGCAGGTATATTATCGAACCCTCCCTTTATTAATCTATCTGAATGTAAGTCCAAAGGCTCCTTTGGAGAATTGGGAGTAGCATAATCTGGCAATTTATAACTTTTGTTATCTGGCGTAATGTAGTCACTTTCACGAAGAATATCTCCTATCCTTGCTCTAGATAGATAGTCACTAGCTCGACCATTAATCTTCCTCTTTACTAATTGGTTAGCAACTTTCTTCCCACCCCATCTCAAACCTTTACCTACTACACTACCTACTCCAGTAGCAATAGTAGCTGCGTCTACAAAGTTAAGAAATCCATTTAGATTCTCCAAACCTTGTTGCATCTTTTTATCTTCTACATATTTCTTATATTCCTCGTCAGCTTTCTTACTACCTTGCTCTCTTTGCCACTCACTTCTATTGTCTTGACTAACGTAAGATTGAGTTGGAGTATAAGTTCTCTTTATTAGCTTTGGAGGAATAGTAGGTTTAGCAACATAGGTATTATCCTGCCTTGTTACTAAACCTTCATTCTGATACTTAGGTATTAGTTTCATAATATAAGTATTCCTAAAACTATTCCTAACAAATCAGCCAATATATCATCCCAACTCCAACCAGAGCCATTAGGTCTTACTTCATCATAGGCTTCTTTACCAAATGAAGCTATCAGAGCTAGAGTAATTCCACTAACTATATTTAAGACTAATCCAAATATTACTACAATAGCAAAGCAGCATATCATATGTAATATTTTATCATTCTTTAGAAACTTCTTTATTTGATTTATCATGTTTATCAAACCTCTTCCAAATGCCAGTTATTGAATCTATCCCAAGTAATGCCATGCAGCATACTAAGAATGTATCTATCATTAATGGGGCTTGGATAACATGGACAGTACAATATAGTAATACTACTATAGCTACTATCCATCCTAATACCCCACATACTCTCTTACTACTAATACCAGAGTGGGAAGTAACCATCCCCTTTATAAAGGTTATAAATTTCATACTCTTAGAAATTAAACATCTGTATTCTACTAGCTACATCCGTTCCACTTCCAGATTTACTCCAATGTTTATCAGATGGGTTGGCTAATCCTTGTAGATACTTCCTAACTCCACCATTACCAGCTAACCATGCTCCACCTAATAATCCGAATTTAGTATATCCTTTCTGTGCAGCTAGTTCTAAATCTTGCTTATTAAAACCTCTCTCAAATTGTTTGGCTAATTTAATAGCAGCTTTTATTTGTAATTTAGGATTATTCCTAAATGTCTCTACATCAGTTCCAGCATAGGCAGAAATATTATTATACTTCTTACCATCTTGCATGAATTGGAAATATCCATAAGCAGGAGCACCAGCTTTATTCTGAATTGCACTATTAAATCCAGATTCTTGTTCAGCCATTTTAGTAAGGAACTGTCTATAGTTCTTAGCTTCTGGGTCTTCTTGCTCTACTTCATCATACCATCTATTAAATTCATCTAATCCTTTGGACGGCTTAATATTGAATAGTTCTCTTTTCATGGGTTGTTCTTCTTTAATAACAGGTTGTTCAATTGGTTCCTCAACCTTAGATTGTACTACTATTGGTTCATCTCTAGTAATAGGAATATTATATGTACTAAATACATTTGGGGAACTTAACTCTAACCTTGGAATATCAATGCTTGGAGACTCTACTGGGATATATGATACAAACTGTAATCCTTCCTGACCTTTCCTAATCCTATTATTAGAGTATGTAGGTCTGTCCGATTTCATAAACTTCTTCCTCATATCTCTCTTATTATTAAGAGCTTTGGAGTTTCTTACTAATGGAGAGTCTTTGAATTTGAATCTTCTACCATCCGATACTAAACTTCCTCCCTTCTTAAGAGTTAGTAATGAACCTTGCATTAGGGGTTCCCTTCTTATATATGGGTTCTTAGGAATACTCTTAATACTGTCCCAAACTCTCCTACTACCTATATAAATAGGATTCTCTTGTTGTAGTATAAATGGAGTTCCAACCTTATCCATTAATGCTGCTTGTTTAGTAGCTCTTACTCCTTCCGCTACATTCTTTCCAGACCATCTTTTAGCATAGTCAGCTGGATTAAATTTCCATAAGTCTTGGGATATTTGAGTAAGTTTACCCTTATTATTGTAGTCAATCTTTATAACATGACCTCCTACATCATCTATTGGTCCAACATAGTTAGTACCAGGTTGTCTGAAGGTTTGGAATCCATCTGGCATTTCAATAACCATATCACCTTCCTTACCTTGCAACTTACCTATACCATTAGAGTATTCATTGAACTCTTCTATATCTCTAAACCTTAATGGTCTAGAATCCTTAACTACAGATTGCATTTGGTATCTTCTATTCTCAATACCAGGATATAGTTTATTATATCTTTCACCATGACTAAATCCTTGACCTTTAGCTGGCTTAAATGATTGAACTACTCTTTGAAACCAAGGACTTCTACTTATTAACGGGTCATTCTTGAATAGATACATTCCTAGTAAATTTCTATCACCATTATTACCTTCTGGTGTTGCTGAACCAGTATATGTAGACTCATTACTTCTTATGTCTTTTAAGGACACAGAGGCATTACCTTTGGTTCTTCTTCCTACCTTATAAGCTGCAATTCTAGCTGGGGTCTTCTCTACATTAGATAAGAACGGCATTACTCTATTGATAGTAGCCATAGCAACATTAGTGGGAGTACGTGCCTCCCTGTTAAATATCCAATGATTCTTATTAAGAGCATTCCAGCCCAAGTCAGCATCTCCCTTAATAAACTTAGTAGCTAATCCATTCTTAGTAATATTGAGTCCTTTACTCCCACCATATATTGCACCTGGGTTTAGATACTCCCCAACTTCAGATGGAATACCAGTTTTACCTTCGAGCCATTGTCCAAATCCACCAGTAGCATTATTAACAGTTTCACTACCCAGTAATCCTCCCAATACTGTAGCTGGAGTTGTTACTAATGCAGCTCCTGCCATTGCAGGCATTACTGTTCTTTCTAAGCCTACTAATGGGTTAGTTTCATTTCTCATTGAAGATTTAAACCTCTCCTTAGCTCCTTTAATAGGCTGCCAGTAGTCTTTATTTCTCTCGGCAGCAGTTCTAGTATCAGTAGATGGTGTTCCTCCTAAATCAATAAGCTGAGCTTGCCTGGGTTTAGCCTTAATAAACTCAAAAATAGTGGGCTTAACCACTCTAGCATTATCCTGCCTAGCTACTATATCACCTCTTTGCAACTTCTTTATCCTCATATCTAATAACGTTATTATGTAATTTCTTGTGACAGTTAGAGCATACTACTATGCACTTATTCATCTCCTTTATAAAAAGAGGAGTGGGGAGATTCTTAACTGCCCTAGATATAGTATAGAGTTTATTCCTTATATGATGTAACTCTAAACAGCAGTAGGTAGTCTCCCCACATATACAACATTCTTTCTTCCTCTCTCTTAGTAAGCTTTTGTTAATTTTAGCTGTTTCAGCATTCTCCGTCATAATTAATCATTAATGATGCCACTTAGCTGCATTCCTAGCGAAATTAGCTCTCTTCTTTTGTAATGGAGTAGCATTAGGATTGTTAAGTACAGAACGTGCATGTTCTTGAACACTTTGTCCAGCTTTCTTAGCTGATGCTGTAAACTTACCTCTATTCTCTTTCTTAATATGGATACCACTTCCATTCTTACATCTTGGTATTAACTTACTTCCCTGTCTAAACATAGGAATGCCATCACAATCTACATTACTACACATCTCCTTTAAAGAGATATACAATGCCTTCAATTCTCTCTGATTTAGTTCCATAATTAAATAAGTTTATGTTTCATTTTTTTATTTACAAAATTAAAGCTAAATTTGCACATTATCAAATGAAAGATGGTAAATTATAAATAATGGATTGATGAAAATGAATTAGAGTTTAATTTTAGACAGACTAACATTCAACAATTAAAGGAAATAGATTAATGTCGTTAAGTAGACTAGAAGCAATTTATGGCTGGATTAATAACTTAGGTCCAAACGTTAAGACTATCATTATTATAGTTTTATCAATAATAGTATTGGAAACAGGTTTTAGAGGTCATACGAAACTTATCTTACAAGATTATACTGAACAAGTCCAGCAGGAAAAGTACCTCGCTGAGGAATATACAAAGATAATCTCCCCTTCTATTAATGAATACATTGAAAGAATATTGGTACAGGACAAAGAGGCGTCTAATGTTATCCTAATGAATTACCACAATTCCTTGGTTAGTACTCATGGATTATCGTATAGGTATCTTACAGCACTAACTGAGAAGAAGAGAGGTCTAAACACTAGGAGCTGTCTGAGGATATGGAAGGAGTTAGAATATACAAACTATGGAGATGAGATTGAAAAAATAAATGAAAGTAAGTCTTTAAGGATGGATAGCATTCAACAGTATAGTACAAGTCTTCCAAATTTAACTGAGTTGTTACAACGTAGCAAAGCTAAGTCAGCTGCGTTCTACACATTATCAGGTGTAGATGGACCTGTAGGAATGTTAATAGTTATCTATCCTGTTAGGAAGGAGTACTACCTGGGATATTATCAATCTATAATAGCCCCATCTCTTCAACCTCTTACAACATGGTTAGATTATAATTCAGTAAAGGATAAATTTAAAAGGCTATATGAAAGTGGACAAGCAGAACCAGAACGTTTGCTACAACGATGAGAAGCATATGTACTGGGATGAAAATGGAGTATATGTATCAGTAACAACATTAATTGGCAAATTCTGCCAAGATTTTGATAAGGATTTCTGGTCAGGTTATAAGGCATTAGAGAAGTTATTATCAGCAGACGAATTTAAGGCTGAGAAGTCTCAGTTACTAAACACACATAAGATAGATGTTAAATACTTCTGTGATATGTATGGGTTTACTGTTAATGATTACAATAAAGCTCAGCAGGATATTTTAGATGAGTGGCAGAAGACTAATGCCGAATCTTGTGAAAGGGGCTCTAAAATTCATGCAGAACTAGAAGGTAAATACACTTCTAAGAAGCAATGCGAAATAAAGAAGTTTGGGCTTGGGGGTAAATTTGAAGTGAACACCAATGATTCTTTAATGAAGCATAACAAGGATTTACTTGACATTGATAAGGGTGTATTCCCTGAGTATATGATATATAGAAAGTCAGAAGATGGTAAATTTAGGTTGGCAGGTCAGATTGACTTGCTGATTAAGGATGGCAACGACATCTACATCATAGACTATAAGACCAATAAGAAATTGGATGATAAGTCATTCTTTGATAAGAGAACAAAGAAATGTCAAATGATGAAGTATCCCATGAATAATATTATGGATTGTAACAAGATGCACTATGCATTACAGTTATCAACCTATGCTTGGATGCTTCAGAAGCTAAACCCTAAGTTCGTAGTTAAAAAATTAATACTTATACATTATGACCATCAAGGTAATGTCTCCGAGCATGAGCTAGATTATCTAAGAGATGATGTAGAAAGAATGTGTAGGTTCTATAAGAAGGAAGCTATATTAGAAGCCAGAAAGAATAGCAGAAGACCTATAGAATTCTAATATTACCTATATGAGTATCTTTCAAACACCTAGGTTTGAGATATTAGCAACTTATGAATTAAAAAGAATAATATGGGTCTTGGTGCTATTTTAAATGGACACACTAACGAGATGTTCGGGCTTAACAAGAATATATCAGAAGCCCGCATCCGTTTGTGTAAAGGATGTAAACTCTACAAGAAGAGTGTAGTATTGGGGGAGATATGTAACAGTAAGTTATGGGTAAACCCCGATAATGAAGATGTAAGTACAGAGAAGAAAGATGGTTATATTAATGGATGTGGGTGTAGGTTAAGAGCTAAAACAACTCTACCTAACGCAACGTGTCCTATAGGGAAATGGTAATTTAATTAAATGAGTATGGATAATTTAAGTACAGTAGAAGCAGTATTAAAAACAAAGAATCAATTAATCAAAGGAGATGGTAATGGTAAGAATAGTTTAATGGGTAATGGTGATGTATTTATTATGTCTCCTACTGTAGCTGAAATGGCTAAACAGGATGCTAAAGTAAAGTTCAATGAACAAGTTGAAGAGGCTAGAGCAGAATGGAATGCTAAAATTGAAGAGCAAGAGAAGCACGCTAAGATGATGGATGAGAAGATGAAGGACTTACAAATTGTTCCTATTAATAGCTATGTATTAGTGCAGCCCTATGCTAAGAACCCCTTCCAGAAGATGAAGGTAACAGAGTCAGGGTTGATACTTCCAGAATATACTGGCACATTTAAGAATCCTGATTCAGGAGAAATGGACCAAGAAGTGAACCTATCAGTTCAAGCTTTAGTAATAGAGGTCAGTCCTTTATGTAAATTTGTGAAGGAGGGCGATATTATTTACTATAGAAGAGCTTGTGGAGTTCCTATTCCATTCTTCGGGCAAGGATTTGAAGTTGTAGCTGAACCCCAAATTCAGGTAGTAGTTAATTCTGGATTAAAAGATAGATATACGAAGGAATTTAAAAGTGATAATGCATAATGGAAGAGAAAGTTTATTTTATGCCAGGTGAGGTAGTAACTCTTAAGCAAGATATACCTAACAAACCTGTAATGATTGTGGTTAAGAAAGAGACTATGAGCATTAGGACTCATGGTGTTTCAAATATGGCAGAAGATTATTTTAAAGGTATTAGGTGTAGATGGTTCTCTACAGAAGGAGTTTTGCAGGAAGCTATTTTTAATACCAAAGACCTTTTGAAGGTATAATTGATTTAGTTAAAGTATGATAAGTATGTTTCAACAGGGTGGGCAGATGAACGAAGAACAAAAAGCGTTCACTGCCTATCTTATTAAAGTCCTAAACCCTAAAGATGCAGCGGACTTTGAGAATAAAGTAGCACAGCTATCAGAGAACGAATTAAAAGAGTTTTATAAACAATACAAAGCAATGGAAGGTAGTCAAATTTCAATGGCTAAATTAGGAGCCAAATTAAGTTATGTTCAAACCCTTAGAGGTGAGTGCCCAGAAGGATACGAGGTTGAGAAGTATATGGCTGGAGGTTGTGTTAAGTGCAAGAAGAAAGCTGAGGGTGCTAAAGTAGTAGATATATTTAAAGATAAGTGCGGAGGTAAAGCTAAGAAGAGAGTTAAGAAAGACCAGAAAGGTGCTGTAGTTAATAAGGCTGATACCGTACACACAAATAAGGGAGTGTATAATGTTAGTAATAAGAAGCTTCCTTATAAAAAGATGACTCCTGCTGATTATAGAAAACTATCTGATAAAGATAAAGTTAAGGTTGATATGAAAGACCAAGCTAATGGTAGAGGTGCTGGCGGGGCAGGAGCTGTAAAGAATAAAGGAATTGGTAAGAATTACTTCGGAGGAACAGTCCAAAGACGTATAATTAAACAGTAATTATTATGACAATATTTCTATATGATAATGTAAATCATGAATTGCGATTAAACGAGCCAGAGATTCTCCTTATTAAGGAGTTCGCTGAGCTATGGACTAATGATAGAAATATCAGTAAGGAAGACCCAAAAGGTACTAAGAAGCTAAGAGCATTCAAAGAGTTTACCTATATGTACCTAATGATTGATTGGCAATCACACTACTCACAATTTACTGAAGCAGAACGTAATGAGGCTGCTAAGCAGGATAGTGGTATTACAGAAGAGGAGTTTAACGACCCTCTGTTTAGGGCAGCATGTAGGAAATATAGAGAGATACAAGAATCAGCAAGAGACATTAAGTTAATAAGGGCAGCTCAGAATAAGGTAGACGAACTAATTGATTATTTCAATGAGGGTTCAGATTTACAAGAAAGAGACCCAATCACTGGTAAGCCAATCTTTAAGGCTAAAGATGTTATTGGTGAAATGTCATCTATATCTAAGGTATTAGATGAATTAGATGCCTTAGAAGCCCGTATTAAGAAGAAACAGAAGGCTGCTACAGGTCTTCGTGCTGGTGCTGTTGAGGGATATGTACCAAAACTAAAGTAATATGGCACGCGGAAGGAAACCTAAGAATAAATTACCAGAGTCCCCTACCGTCCAAGCCTTAGTTGAAAAGGTTACTGAGGTAGGGGAGAATGCTGGAGTACTAGAACAGAAGTCTACAGAATTTGAATGGGATGTTAAAATTGGGGACCCAATAGACTATTTTGACTCTAATCTGTCTTATGAACTTACTGGCTATAGACCTATTGATGGTACAAGAGGATTAGACTTTGACCCAGAATGGTTTATGGAAGCTAGACGAACTAAGGCTGCTACTGGTAAATATTGTAACGAACCAATGTTTGGTAAGGCTTATGGTGAGTTCTGGGACCAAGAATATGATAGATGTAGAAATGGCATGACTGTTAATGGTTATACTATTACTGGTGATAATTATTACTTTATAAATTACTACCAGTTACCTAATCTATCCTCTGCTACTAAAGCTGGTGGTGGTCGTTCGGTAGACTTCCCGAACTTCTTCGTAAAACAATATGAGTACTTCCATTACATAGAATTATGTAAAGTATTGAGAAAGAATGCCATTGGATTAAAAGCCAGAGGTGTTGGATTCTCAGAAATAGCTGCTGCTATCCTTATTAATGGTTATATAACAAGACCACACTTTAGAGGGGTAGTAGCTGCACAACAAGAAGGTTATGTTGATGACACTCTTAGTAAGTGCTGGATGCAATTATCATACTTAGATGATAATACAGAAGATGGTATGAGAAAGCTAAGACAGGTTCACAACACAGCTAAGTGGAAGAGAGCTTCTAGTAAGAATGTAGATGGTGTAGAATCTGGATGGATGTCAGAGATTGAAGGTATTACAGCTGATAAGCCTAATAAGATTAGAGGTGACCGTACTGATATTTTAATGTACGAAGAAAGCGGTTCATGGCCGAATTGGAAGAAAGCTTTCATTCAGGGTGATGCTTTGATTGATATTCAAGGACAGAGATTCGGTATTAAACTAGCTTGGGGTACAGGTGGTGATAGTGGTCCTGCATTAGAGGGTGTAGCTGCTGCATTCCATGACCCCAAAGGATATGATGTTCTTCCTTATAAACATAACTATACTAAGGAAGGTACTTACGTAGAGACTGCATATTTCATCCCTGCATATACTATTGTTACTGCCCCGGGATATGTTGATAATAGAGGATGGACTGACCCAGAGAAGGGTAAAGAGTTTTATATGGCTAAAAGAGCCACTAAGATAGCTGACCCTAAAGGATTAATGCTATACTCTGCTGAGTATTGCTTTACTCCTGATGAAGCATTAGCTTTGGAAGGTGATAACCAGTTTAATACTGTATTACTTACAGAACAGTTAGCTGCAATTAAATTACATAAAGTTACTCCTCCGGAGTTAAAACCTAAATGGGGACAACTAGAATATATATTCCAAAACAATGTACACTCTGAAGAAGCTAAGAATGGAGTGAGGTTTATCCCTAGTGATAAAGGTAAAGTTTGTATTATTGAACATCCCATTAAGAGTGAGAATGGTGTAGACTTTAGAAACCTATATGTAGCTGGTATCGACGGTATTGATATGGGTATGAATGATACATCAGATAATACAAGGGACCCATCAGACTTCTGTGTAGTAGTTAAAAAGAGATGCTTTGGTTTACAAGAGCCAATGTATGTTTGTGTCTATAAAGACAGACCTAACAACCTTGAAGAGGCATATAGAACTACCTTAAAGATATTGGAATATTATAACTGCAAGGCTTGTCTGGAATCTACTCGTATTAGTATCCTTACTTGGTTTAGAACTAAGCACAAGGAGGAGAGATTCTTAATGAGAAGACCAAGAGCTACTCAATCTGATATACAGGGTGGTAGGAGTAAACAGTTTGGTGCTCCTGCAACTGAAGCAGTTATTCAACATCAGTTAGACCTTATTGATTGCTACATCAATGACTATTGTCACAATATGTGGTTTGAACCAATGATTAACGAGCTTATCACTTACTCGTATGAAAATAAGAGAAAGTTTGATATTGTAGCTGCAATGGGTATGGCTGAACTAGGAGATGAAGAATTAAGTGGAATTACACCACAGGAAGTTGATAATGGAGGTAGGAAGTTAAAGTTATTTGGTTACTGGACTGATGAGAATGGTATTAAGCATAAAGGAGTCATTCCAGATAAACAGTCTATAGTACCTAGGTTTAACCTATTCCCCACACAATATTATGACGACACAGGATATAGAACAAGCAATCCGAGATTTAATTAAATCTTTATATTGCGTAGAGTATCAAGGAGTCCTAAGGGTCTATGAAACCACTTATAAATTCCCAGGAGAGGAGCCTGAGCACGTGGGATATAGAATGGACCTTGGACTTAATAAAGATGAGAAGCCATTGTCCATTGCGTGTGATGGAACGGCTGAGGAATTTTTGAAGTTTATTGAGAAAGAACTAAAGGAGAGAAGTTTAGTAAGAACTAAGTACTTCACTGCTATACAATTATATGATTACGAAGATGAGTGCAAAGCAAAGAAGTGATGATTATTTGATAGAGAAGATTGACAAAGCTGTAAATGAGTTAGTCTTCAATAAATGGAAGTTACAGAAGGCATACAACTACTATAATGGTAAGAGAGACGCCGAACAGTTTAGGTATCTTGAAGAAAACTTTGGAATAGGTAATCCTACTTCTATTGAGTTCACTCCCCTTATAAAGAAACACGTTGATGCTTTAATTGGAGAGTATTTAGACATTCCAATTCTTCCAAAGGTATCTTGTAAAGATAAGGAAACAATCTCCAAGATTACTAGGCAGAAGGAGTTAGAAATAAGCCAGCAAGTCTATACATTCTTACAGAAGCATTTGAACAATCAAATTCTAGCCTTTATAGGAGGAGGTAATGTTAGTGATGCTTCAGTTGAGGCGGATATAGAAAAGCTAATTGAAGATATTAATAACAACTTCATCAGTGACTATGAGATAGCTGCACAGAACGTTATTGAGTACGTAATTCAATCAAGGAACACTGACTTGGCTAATAAGCTAAAGGCATTACTATTAGACTTACTTGTTACTGGATGCTCATTCTATAAAGTTAAACCATCAGCTAGTGGAACTAATATTAGTATTGATGTTCTTAATCCCTTAAATACATTTGTTGATAGAAACCCTGAATCTCCTTATGTAAAGGATAGTTATAGGGTTGTAATTAGGAAATGGATGACCAAACAGCAAATTCTTATTGAGTATGGTAAAGACCTAAATGATGAGAGTAGGGCTGAATTAGAAGATATGTATGAGCATTACTCTGATAGTTCTTATATGTATATTAGAGCTATGGAGAATCAAGTAGGATGTAGACCTATTATGGAAGGTGAGGGTGCTGGATTAGATGCAGGTAAAGGTATTGTTCCATGTTTCCCTGCTGATACTTATGAATCATTTAATTACAAATTACTTCCTGTCTATGAAACTGAATGGATTGATATAGATAAAGAAGGTGATGAGTATGTTCAGAATAGGTACGAGGGAGTTAGAATAGGGCAGTCTATATATGTTCTTACTGGTAAATCAGAGAATGTAATTAGAACTAAGGATGCCCCTACTAAGTGTGGACTATCTGTTAATGGTATATATCTGGTTAATAGAGACAATGTTCCACAATCTTTAGTATTACAATGTGCACACCTACAAGATAAGTATGACTTAATTACTTACTTTAGAGATAATATCTTAGCTAATAGTGGTACTGATGGAGACTGGCTAGACTTATCAATGCTTCCAACTATATTAGGTGATGACCTTACTGAAAGAATACAGAAGTGGATAGCATTTAAGAAGACTGGGGTAGCTTTAGTAGATACAAGTCAAGAAGGTAGAGCATTTAATAACAATACTTCATTTGCTGGATTTACTGACACTATTAAAGTACAAACAATCCAAGCATTTGACTTAGCACTACAAAGAGTGGAAGACCAAACATCATCTATCACTGGTGTATTTAGAGAAAGACTTAATGGTATTCAGCAAAAGGATGCAGTTAGTAATGTAGAGGCTGGAGCTAGAAACTCATATACTATTACTAAACCATTCTATCAGACTATGGATACATTATCAATAGACATTCTTAGAGATTGTCTTGATATAGCTAAGATAGTATGGAAGAAAGGATTAACTGGAACTCTAATTCTTGGAGATAAGTTACAAAAGGTATTTACAGCATTACCAGAGCATTTTACTCATACTGATTACGATGTGCATATTGTGCCGAGTACTCAGATTATGAAGGAGATGCAGAATGTTCAACAAATCATTATTGAGCTTATAAAGAGTGGTCAATTAGACCCAGATATGATTGTTGATGCTTTAACTGCTAGAAGTCTTACTGAACTTAAGGCTAAGGTTACTAAAGCCTTTGCTAAGAAGAAGAAGGAGATGAATGAGGTAGGTCAAATGCAACAGCAGCTTGAACAATTACAGCAAGAGAATCAGAAGTTACAACAACAACTACAACAAGCTCAAGGCAAGATTGAAAGTCTTAATGAGGCTAAGTTGGACATTGAGAGACAGAAGGTTCAGAATGAGGCTGATATTAACTGGTATAATGCTAGGACTCAAAGAGACAAATCTCAGAGTGATGCTGAGAACGATACTAAGAGAACAGACATTGAATATGCTCAATTATTCGATGGTAATCAAATGAACAACGAAATTAAAAACGCATAGAAATGATAAATCTCAATCAGAATGAAAGACCAACCTCCCTACAAGTAAGTAGATTATCTCTACTGCCCGCAGGTAACTTTGAGTTGCCTTATGGAAGTAATGCAGTTCTTGTTAAGAATATTACTGAAGATAATGTAACTGTAGAGGTGTTATTAAAAGATGCAGAGGGTCAGTATATATCTACCGTGTTCTATCCTGGATGGAACCCTGAGTTAGTTATAGGGATTAAGGCTGTACCTGAGAATACATTACAAGTAGGTAATTAATATGGGAATATTTGTAGGTATTGGTAATTATATAGGTAGAGTTAGGCAGATTGGTGATGGCGGAGGGCAGCCAATTGGACCTAACGATTACTATATAATTACAGAAGATGGAATCGCTGTACTTACTGAAAGAGGTAAGCATATATTATTAGATAAATATGTTACAGAAGATGAAATCGCTACCTGGGTGAAAGAACACATGGTGTTTTGGTATGATATGTCAAAGCCTGTGGATGTTTATGTTCCCGGCGTTACTTATGCAAATCCTTTTGTTAATGGTGGTGGAAAATTAACTTATGATAATGCTATAAATAAGTGTATAATAACCCATACACCTACAAATAACAATAATATTGCATTTTGGCAAATAATTGTAAAACCGTTACAATATGTAGAATCTTATAAAATACGTGTAACAGGATTGCCCGAGGGATTTACTATGAAAGGACGATTAGGGTATGTTAGTATTCAGATAACTTCTGATGGAGAATATGACATACCTGAATACAAGAATAGTAGTACAACAAACTCATCTTATCCTGGATTTTATTTGGCAGGTGACAATGTAAATGATGTGGATTGTAATATTGTGGTAGAAGAAATACCTACAAAACAATCCGTTCCCACAAACGAGATACTAAAAGCCAATCCATACTTGCAGGATTTCAGTGGAAACAACAGACGATTGAAACTTAACAATTTCCTGTTCGCTGCAATGAGCGGTGTGGGAGGGTATGACATTTCTAGCACCAATATTCTACCCGATAGAGCAAATGTTACTGTTACGGATAACAGGGTTATACATATTACTAAGAAACTATCCACCACAGATAACATGGTAAACATAGTTCCGGCAAACTCTAACCCAACGCATAAGTTTAAGGTTACAGGTCTTTCTGATGGCAGACAAGTTAGTTTGGTAAACAGAAATGGTGGATTTTATACCTTTGACAACGGGGAACATGAGGTGACATTAACCTATCCCGAAGGAACCACTTCATTGTATAACGCCATAGGAGTTACAGGGGATATAGGAGATATGGACGTAACAATAGAGTTTATACCTAGATATCCCAACGCCCTAGTAACTGATGGGGTAGATGATTATGGGCAAATACAGAACTTACAGCATGGCGTTAAGGTGTTGTTTATGACAGCAAATCCATTAGGGTTATATAGGACTTGGTATGCTCAAGACAGCTTTTCTATATATGGACAACCTGGCATTACAGCCTACAATTTTAGAAATACAGGTGGTGTAACTTATTTGGATGGTATATTAAATGAAGCTGAGGTTTCAAATAATCTGCTTAACAAAAAGCAAACAGTAACAATCGTAAATCCTACTGATGGTGGTAATAACAGCATAATATTTTTTAATAGCTATGGTTCATCTTATATGAATATGGCCTTCTACAATTCTATTGGATTTGATGCAGTACCAGAAGGTAATGTTACACTACAGAGAGTAATTAATTATGTTATTAATAATATATTAAACAAAGCATGAGGTATACTATAGTTACAGTACAATGGTGTAAAGAACATGGAATTAGTGTTCCAATCCATGCAAGAAGGAGTTTAGATGGCTCAGAGGTGATTCTACATGAAGATTTCATTAAACCAGTTATTAATAATGATGAAGAGATTATATTCTACCCATACGACAGTGTAGAATTAAATGAAATATTAAATAGTGAAACATGGCAGCAACAGGAGTAAAAATATCTCAAATGGATGCTACTAACACCCTTGCTGGAGATGAGTTAGTTCCTATAGTACAGAATGGAAGTAATAAATCAGCTACCATCTCTAAAATCAAAGAAGGGTTAGCAACAGAGGCATGGGTTATAGAAGCAATTAATAATGCTGGCGGTAAGACAGTAGTTGTTACTGAATTACCTACAAAGGGAGATGTAAATAAAATCTACCTAATTCCTAACGAAAGTTCAAGAGCTAATGATGTATATGATGAATACATTTATCTTATTACAGAACAAAAGACTGGCTGGGAGTTCTTAGGAAATAAACACGTAGACGTAAACTTAAAAGATTATTATACTAAGGCTGAGGTTAATGAAGCAATTGAAGGAGTCGAAGGTAGAACTACTAGTGCACTTGCTCTAAAGGTTGATAAGGTTGATGGTAAGCAATTATCTACCAATGATTATACAACAAGTGAGAAGAATAAATTGCAAGGTATTGCTGCCAATGCTAATAACTATACCCATCCAACTACAGCTGGAAATAAACATCTACCTGCTGGTGGTACAGTAGGGCAGGTGTTAGTCAACAGTGGCGATGGTACTGGAGAATGGAAAGATGTAGAGCCTGGTATTGATTTAACTGGATTGGAAGATATCTACTCCTATGGAGTTGAATGGGATTCTACAGTAGCAGACCCCACATTAACTAGAATTGGTAATCCATTGCTACATAAGTCATTACCAGTGCAATCTCAATATAAGGGTTGTGTAGCTAATGGTGCTGCAATCAATTACTATCTAGACCCAAATGACTGGTCTAAGAAAGCTGATGGAGGTAACTCTGTCCTTGATGGAACTGATGGTACTGTAAGAGTACATATTCCTAAGTTCTATGGTAAGTCTGGAGTTGAAGGTACTAAGAGATGGGTTAGGATGTCTACTATTAAGATGGACAATACCTGGATTGAAATTCCAGAAATGCTAGTTGATGCTTACAGAAGTACTGTTGATACTACAGTTTCTGCAACTCCTAAAGCAGTTTCAGTAGTTAATACTACAGCACAGTTCAGAGGTGGAGGTAATAGAACTGCTAACGACACATATTTAGATACTGATGCATTTAGAAGTGACTTAGGTAAACCAAGAACTAATATCTCAAGAGCTAACATGAGAACTTATGCTACTAATGCTGGTTCAGAAATGTTGTGCTATGAGTATTACAAGTGGATATTCTACTGGGCTTGGGTCATTGAATATGCAACATTTAATTCACAAGCTACTTATAACGCTGAGTTAACAGCTGATGGTTATCATCAAGGAGGACTTGGTCCTGGAATTACTGATTGGAACAACAATGCTAATGGGTGGTCTGGATATAATGGAACTTATCCAATAACACCATGTGGATATTGTAATGATATTGGTAACTTCACTGGAATTAAGGAGTTAGTTATTCCAGAGACCGTAGTGGATGAATCTACAACAGTCCCCACTAAGACATTTAAAGTTCCAAGATGGAGGGGATTTGACAATCCATTCGGAGACATCTGGACAAACCTAGATGGTATTATCTTAGAAAGAACAGCAGCTAATCAACCAAGTAGTGTGTATACTACATCTAATCCGAGTGCATTTGGAGATGATAATACTGCTAAAGGTAAAATGACTGTTGCAGGTAAAGAAATAGCGTCTGATGGATATACAAAGGATTTTGACCTTGGAAGTAAGGGTGAAATTATACCTTCAGTAGTCGGTGGTTCAGCTACTACTTATATGTGTGACTATCATTGGTGCAATACTGCTAGTACATCTTTAAGAACGCTCCTCGTTGGCGGCCGCGCTGATTATGGTGGTGATGCCGGTCTTGGTGACTTCTATTCTGGCACTGGGGTCGGCTATGTCTATTCCCATGTGGGCTTCAGAACATTAAACAGAATAACTCAATAATACATAAATAGATAAAATACGAGATTAGGGGTGCTATTTACCTACACTTCTGTTGGTGCTGATTAATTCAAATTACTACAAACACTCATCGTTAGCAGCAACGCTAATAATGGTAGTAATGCCAGTCTTAGTAACTTCAATTCTAACAATGGAGTCAGCAATGTCAATTCCAATGTAGGCTTATTATATATTTCTTTATTTAGGTAATTTGGTTTCATTTTACAGTCTAAATAGTACCCTTGCCTCTTGGCAAAAGACAACGTAGTATTTAATAACTGGGTGTTAGTAGGTTAAGTCTCGAACGCTTCCATAATAAATATATAAGACTTGAAACGTATAGGTTATTTACATGAACAGGTTTATGATATAGAGAATATCGAAATAGCTGATGATAAGGCTAGAAAGAATAAATCAATTAGATGGGGAATCGTTAAGCACGATAGAAATAGACAAAATGAGAATGAGAGGTTATCTGAGCAGCTAAGGGACTTGGTATATGAAACCTCTGAATATAGTACCTTTAAAGTATATGAACCTAAAGAAAGGTTGATATTTAGACTACCATACTATCCAGATAGAATAACACATCACGCTATAATGAACGTGATGGAACCTATTTGGACTAAAATATTTATTAAGCAGACTTACTCTTGTATTAAGAATAGAGGTATTCATAATGTAGCTCATGACTTAAAGACTGCATTAATTGAACATCCAGAAGAAACTACATATTGTTTGAAGATGGATGTTAGGAAGTTTTACCCATCTGTAAACCACGATATATTATGTGATATAATTAAAAAGAAGATAAAGGACAAATATCTTCTAACATTACTTATTGGGATTATCTATTCAGCCGATGGGGTTCCTATAGGTAATTACTTATCTCAGTTCTTTGCTAATCTATATTTAGCTTACTTTGACCATTGGGTCAAGGAGGAGTTAAAGTGTAAATTCTATTTCAGGTATGCTGATGATATTGTAATTCTCAGCAGTGATAAGAACTTCTTGAGAAACGTACTTATAGCAATTAAGATGTACTTAAAGGAGGTTCTAAATTTAAGGTTAAAATCAAATTACCAAATATTCCCAGTAGATGATAGAGGTGTAGACTTTGTAGGTTATAGGTTCTATCATACCCATGTATTATTAAGAAAGTCAATTAAGATTAGATTATTCAAGCTTATTAGAAGGTATCAATCAGGCAAGATTGATAAACAAGAATTAAGAAGGAGAATGCAATCATATTTTGGTTGGCTAAAGTTTTGTAATTCTAAGAATCTATTAAGGAAGATTCAAAGAGATACAGGTTTAAGATTCTCTAATTGGGATGGGAAGAAATCTAATATTTCAAGATTTTATAACAAGTACATTCATATTGTAGATATAGTTAGCTATAGTAAGTGTTTTAGAGTTAACTTTGTATACAATAATAAATCCTATTACTTTGAGAGTAAGAGTAGGAATCTATTCTACTCTCTAACCAGATATTCATTCCCAGTAAATTTTAAAATAAGACCTTATGTTAGAACCAAGAAGAATAGAAATGGATGTGCAGCCAGACTTAATAGAGAAATTAGGTAATGGTACATATTACTATAACTATGATATTAAATCAAAAGAGGTTAATGTTACAGACCCAGAAACAGAAGATGTAACACAAGAGACAAGGTGGACATATGTTCAGGTTCATCTACATGGTCAACCAGACCATAAAGAATGCATTAAAGCTATTATTAGGCAGTATGTAGACCAAGATGAAGAGTTTGATTTAATCAACAGCTCCAACAGTATTGTATTAGGATTATCTGATAATCAGACTGATAGACAGAAATACCTAGACTATCTTACACTAGTAGGAGAAATCAAAACTAAAGTTAGAGCTGACTTTAACGTATAATTATGGATTCAGTATTTAAAATATGTAAGAAGGGAGCCTGCGGTATTACAATCACTGGGCTAGAGAAAGACAATGATGAATACTTAAATGAGGATGGAGAAGTTGCAGTAAGTACTCGTAATTATACCTATAGTCAAACTGTAACTATTAATGCTATAACAAGTATTAAATCTTCTGGAGAAGAAATAACACAGAAGTATGACATTGTTGAACACGTTATAGATTGTATTGATGAATCTGAAATGGAAATGCCTATTGACGGTTTATATGAAGTTACACATATAATACTACCCACTGATGCATGGTTGGATTATGTGTTAGAGAGGAATGCAACTGCTTTAACAGCTTATAACTCTATTTACTACTATGATACCAAGTCTGAGGTATTTATGAAGTATGTTGATGAAGAGTCTGTTGAAGTAACTATAGAAGAGGTGTTAGAGGTGAATGCTATACCTCCATCTACTGTCACTGAGAAGACTACTACGATTATCAGAGGTGATAAGAATACGTTCTGTATATGCCATATTAACGAATGCTTCTACAGACTATGTAAGAATCTTTTGGGGGATTTACCTGGAAGATGTAAGAATAGGCTCGATGATGTTAAATCACTAATCTATAATAGAGATATTATATGGATGGCTATCAATATTATTAAATATCTAATTGAGCTGGGACAGTATTACGAAGCTCAAAGAGTGTTAGAGGATGTTACTCAGTGCGGAGGAATTTGTAGAGATGTTATGATTGATAAGAATACTATAGGAGGAGGTGGTTGTGGATGCAATAACTAACCTGAAGCTTAAAGTGATTAAGGACTTTAATAAGTTCCTTAACAGACTAAATAAAGGCTATATAGATAATTATGACATGATTCTACATCAAATAGCCTTTATACAAACCTGTCAACACTTTGACAAGATAGATGGGATATATGAATTCTTAATGAATAACTAACATGGCGATAGAGAGAGATACAAGACGTTATGCCTGTATTCATGATTTAAACAATTACTTCAAGAAGAAAGACCTACTAGGAGGTTTAACCGAACTAGAGCAAGAACAGTTAAGGAAGAATATAGGTATTATTGATTATGGCGGAGAAGGCGGACAAGCTAAGCCATTGGAAGTAACATATACGCTACTTAATGATTACATAAGTAAGAATAGCTTAATAACAGGAGCAAGGTATGTTATTACAGACTTTCAAACTATTTACTCTTCTAATGTTACTAATAATTCAGGTCAAAAGGTTACGTGGGGTACTGAAGACTCCACTAACCCTTCTCCTGTTTGGAAGTTAATTGTAACAGCTATTACCAATAATCGATTAGACCCAAGAGTTGTTATTGACGATATTAGAATGAAGGATTGGGTTATTGAATATGACCCAACTAAAGAGACTCTTGAGGATGGGATTACTACTAAGGGTAGAATAACATTTATGAGGGATAGCCACTTCAACTCAGCATACTATGATTTCAAGAATATTAAATTCAGAAGAACTGCGGAGGAGTTAGATAATACTAATCTTAATCTTGGGGCAGCATATGGAGATTTCTATACATTCTCAGACTTAACTGGAGGAATTATTACTGATAGTTCAGAATTACATAATACTAAGCACAATGAATTAAAACAAGGATGCACTAATAATATCTTTCTAGGTGATACTTACGATAATGTACTAGAAGCAGACTGTAGAGGTAATACTTTCCTAAGAGGTTGTCATGATACAACTTTAAGATGGAATTCCGTTAATAATATGTTCAATGAGAACGTATGTTATATGGAAGGTTCATTATATAATAAAGTATTTCCTATTGGAGATACTAGCTTATCAATGACCATTACTAAAACAATTCATAAGGTTAATGAGGCTACAATTATATCCTTCTTAGACCCTATGACATATGCTTATCAAATTATTCAAATCTAAATATGGCAGAGTTTATACGTCTTGATGAACAAGAACAGGATGCCCCCATTTTACCCGATTATCCTCATTCTGTTTCTAATATAAAGCCCGATACTAAAATAATTGATGGAGTTATCGAGAAGGAAGAGGTAGAAGGAATCTGTGCTGACTATAGTGTTATTACAATAAATAAAATAGATAGTGCAGAGATAGAGGAAGAAGGAGTAGACCACATCTGTATCAAGGATGATTGTGATACTTCTAAGTACTATGGGTGTACTGGTGGAGACGACGGATTCCAAAAGGAGAATCTATTCTCAGAGTTAACTGATGAATATCAGAGAACAATAGCCAGAATTAATCTTGGTATAGCAGATGAATATGCTCTAAAGTGGGGAAACATCAAAGGTAACTTGTCTAATCAAAAAGATTTATATACCTTTGTGACTGATTCAATAGCCTTTGATATTAATAAGGTAATTGATGAAATAAATCTAAAACTTGCTCAATGGGCGTGTGAAATTGAAATAAGATTAAATAACAAAGCTGATATATATTCACCTAGCTTTACTGGAACTCCAACTACTACATTACCATTAATGACAGACAGTTCTAATAGAATTGCATCTACTGAATGGGTTAATGCTAGAATTGAAGCAGCAGCTATAGATGAAAATATCAAAGCCATATCAGTAGACCCAGAGTATATGAGTTATGGTGATGAGCCTACTGATGTAACTGTAACTTGGGAATACTACAAAGATGTAACTGAGCAGACAATCAACGGTGTAACTCTTAAGCCTGAAGCTAGGCAGTATACATTTGCTGGAATGACTACTTCTATGGTTATTACGTTACGATATAAATATGAGGATATTACTGCTGTAAAGGTAGTAACATTTGACATTAAATATCCTAACTACTATGGAACCTCACCAGACTATACTAAGTTAAACAAGACTATTGACAATATATTTACTACTACTGCAAATGGCAGTGAGTACATATACGTTATGATTCCAAATGGCTCCAGTGCAGTGTTGGCAGTTAGTAGTATTATTGGCGGATTTAGACTCTTAGGTACACAGGAAATATTTGGTAATATATACTATATATTCAAGAGTGCTAATGCAGGGCTTGGGGAAACAACAATAGAAATATTAAGTCAAGCTGGATTTGATTCTAAAGGGTTTGACACTACTACAATTAAAGAGCTTTTAGCATCTAAAGTTGATAAGTATACTGTCTACACTAAGGAAGAAATTGATAAGAAGTTGCAGGACATAGAATCAGGAGACATTCAGCTTAATAATTATTATACTAAGGATGAAGTTAAAGCACTAATTCCAGATGTATCAGGTAAAGCAGACATAGAAGACGTACCTACTAAGGTATCTCAACTAGAGAATGACTCTCACTACATTACAGATATTCCAGACGAATATGTTACAAAGCATGAACTTGATAGCCGAGGGTACTTAACAGAAGAGATTGAGCCAGCATTTATAGCTAGTGCAGCTGCAACTATAAATACTACTGATATACAAAATTGGAACAACAAGGTAGACAAAGTCCAAGGAATGGGCTTATCTGAGCAAAGCTTTACATTAGAAGAGAAGAATAAACTAAAGGGACTAACTAACTATAGTGATACCAGTGTTAGGGAACTGATTAAAGAAGTTGATGAGAAGGTTAACACAAAAGCAGATAGGAGTGAAATCCCTGATGTCAGTAATAAAGCCGATATAGAAGACATACCTACTAAAGTATCTCAATTAGAGAACGATAAACATTACTTAACAACAATTCCAGATAACTTAGTTACTGAAGAAGAATTAGATAGTAAAGGATTTCTAACTGGCTATATTGAAACTGACCCAACTGTCCCAGAATGGGCTAAACAACCTAATAAACCTACATATACCCTTGAGGAGTTAGGTGCAGAAAGGGCTGGGACAGCAGCAGAAATACTTGAGATAGCTAACAACTTTACTAGACAGCAGTTTGACATACTTACTCAAGATTCTGACCCTTCTTATAATACCTTTAAGGAAGTTGGAGATGCTATTATAGAGAGTAATAGGACAATTGCTACAATAAGTACTACATTAGAGAGTAAGGCAAATAAGAGCGAATTATTCTCTGGTAAATATCAAGACTTAGACGGAAAGCCTGAGATTCCTAGTATAGAAGGTCTGGCTACCGAGGATTATGTTAAACAGGCTATAGCCAATATTCCTGAAACTGATTTAAGCAACTATGCTTTAAAGAGCGAACTTCCAGACATTAGTACTAAGGTTGATAAGGTTGAAGGTAAAGGATTGTCCACTAATGACTTCACTAATGAGAACAAAGCTAAGTTACAATCACTCGAGAATTATAATGATACATACGTAAAAGAACAGATAGAACTACTTAATGTATTTAAGTCAGATGTGCAGGGCTATGTCATGCATATTGAGAAGGCTCTTTATCTATCTGAGAATCTGTCTGACTATTACACTAACTCTGAAGAGGCGTATGATTTTATAGTAGCTCTATCCAGGGCTAGATTAGTAACACTAGAATATGCAACTTTGAAATTTGTAACAGCTTACAGAAAGACAGCTACAGATACTAAAGATACTGATGATGTTAGAACTGTAGAAGTGATAATGATGTTTCACTATGATGAACTTCAGGACTTGAAGTTAACATTTACATTAGTAGTAGGAACTAAAACGACGTATACATTTAATAAGGAATTTATAACATCTTCTTCCACGGGAACTGAAGCCTTAGTTGAAAGACTTACAGCATTAGAGAAGTTGGTGCAAGGTCTTGATTTAAGTAAAACGATAGTATTAGAATAGAATGGCAAATGAAATGGTAAATAACAAGCAGGTAAATTTCTGGAGGGGTGACCAAATCCCTCCAACCATTTACCACATTTGGATTAAAGATAACAGTAAGATGCTCTTATTTGATGGGGAACAATGGGTTGTATTCCTTGATAATAAAGAGATTATCGACATTGTGAATAAGATTCAAGAGAAGCTTGATAATATGCAAAAAGAAATCGAGAACCTGGGCAATAAGACTGTAAATAAGAAGGCTATTAAGAATAATCCAGTACTAGACGGTACTGACTTACTTATTGGGTGGTCAGGTAACTTTATAGATAAAGGTCTAACTGTTGCTCAAACAGCTCAGAGGTTTGATGAATTATTAACAACTCAAATCATATAGGAATGATAATAGATAAGAAGATTGTATATGCTAGAAAGAAAGAAGAGTTTGAGCCACTAATACCCACAATACCAGAAGGGCTTAACCCAGTAGTATTCATTGAGGATACTAGAGAGATGTGGACTTGTGGTACTTACTTTAGTATTGGCTATCCAAGTATAGAAGTATCAGAAGTTAGCGGCTCTGTTAAGGTTCAAATAGGAAATAGCTTCTTCCTGCTAACTCCTACAGGTGACAGTATTAGCCTTAGAAAAGGTGATGGTAATAGAATTATTATCAGCAGTAATGCACTTAATAGAGTGGATACTGAACCTCCTTTGAAGTGGGATGCTTCTAATAGGAAGTTATTACACATGGAGAGCGGTGTAGCTTCAGGCTCTTATGGACAATCAACTAATCTAGGAAATGCTAGTGTGTTTGTTGTTCCAAACTTTATAGTAGATGCTACAGGACATATAACATTTGCAGAGAATCATAATATTGAGATTAGGGACTATGTTGAACAGGTAGCTCCATCTAATCAGATGGCTGAGAGAAACATATTATTATCCTACAATGAAGCTAACAATAATATGGACACATCTCAAGTTAGAAAGGCTAATGGTTTGACATTTAATGATGCTACACAAAGAATAACTGTAGCAGGAGGAATGGTTTCAGATGGTGCGGTAACAGTTAATCATGGAGACGTTTCTGTATTAGATGGTTATATTATTGGTAAGCTAAAGGGAGATGTAGAAGGACAAGCTACTCCTAAGATTCACTTGTCATTGAAGCCAGAATATGGTGGTGCTTCTACTAAATTGTATGGTCATGTAAAGTTACAAGACATATTAAGTAGGAAACCAGACCCATCAAGTGATAATGAAAATATAAATGATACTAACGTAGTCGCAGCTATTGCAGCATCTCCACTAATGGTATGGAATGCTATAGAAACTGCTAAGAGTTATGCTGATAGTATCCTCGGCTCTAATAATGCTATGCTATTTAAGGGAGCATTAGAGGCTGGTATATCTTCTCCAGGTACTTATACACCAATGGCAGATGTAGGTAATACTTATGTTGTAACCTTTGGTAATGGTGCTTATAGGGATAGTGTGGGGTATATAAACGGAGTGTCGGTAGAGGTTGGTGACTTACTTATATGTAAGGAAGCTACTGCTGCTTCTGATGGTACTAACTGGGAAGAGGTTTCTAAGAAGTGGACATATGTTCAGACTAATACTACTGGAGTTGTTAGTGGACCTTCATCCTCTACAATAGGACAACTGGCAGTGTTTGATAGTATAACGGGTAAGTTGATAAAAGGATTACCAAATGGCTCTGTGGGACAAATGTTAGTTATTGGTGAGTCTGGAATACCTGCATGGGCTAATAAACCAGACAGATTAAATTATGCGTTATCTTTCCAGGTAAAGGGTGTGGAATTTACCTCATTCGATGGTTATGAAGCTAAGAAGGTAAATTTCATTGCTGGAGATAATATGTTTATCACTTCAGACAACCAAGGCAATTTAACATTAGCAGCAGACCCAGGAAGTGATACTGTGAATACAGCTGGAGCTACTGATTTAATAAACACAAAGTTATTCTTAATCGGAGCAGAATCACAGACTGAAAGTCCTCAAACATATAGTAACAGATATGTGTACGTTGGTGCTGATAATTGCTTGTATAGTGATGGTAAAAAAGTATCAACAACAGACCATACTCACCCTATATATGTAACATTAGATACTGAACAGACTATTAATGGAAGTAAAACATTTACAACTCCTATTATATCTACAGTAGCTAGCGGAACTGCACCATTTAGAGTTGCTAGTAACACATTAGTGACTAACCTCAATGCAGATAGACTTGATAACTTACATGAAAATTCTTTCCTACGTTATAGAGATACTGTCACTACTCAAGTTAACACTTTATGGGCACAGATAGGCATAAGGCAGTATAATAAAGCCCTTCCAGATGGATTAGAGGAATCTAACACATATAATTACGGTTCTGTAATATCATTACCTGGAAACGACTCTAGGTTAGATATTTGGTACAATCACCATTCTAGTGATGCAGAGTATAAATCAAATGGTATTCAATATAGAACAGGATGGGGAGATGGTAAGATGCCATGGAGAACATTATTAGATACTGTAAACTATCCTTCATATGCTGATTCACATTATGTTACTATCGCCACTGACCAGGCAGTTACTGGTACTAAAACCTTTAGTAAATATATTAAGTTTAGTAATTCTTGGGAAGCTGCTGGTCTTATGGGTTCGGGTGATATATCACTTGGAGCAAGTAATCGTAATCTAGTATATCTTAACACTACTGAATTTAGACCACATGGAGCTGAGACTAATAAGATTGCTCTTGGTAATGATAGTGGATATTGGAAGAGTGTAACCTCTGGACAATTCATATCTAAAGTTGGGTCTGGAACTGCACCATTAGTTGTAGCTAGTAATACCTTAGTAAGTAATCTTAACGCTGATTTACTTGATGGGTTACACGCTAAAAGCTTTATATTCTACAAGGAAGAAGACTTTGACCCAGCTACTTATGATGGTTATTACATGGGAATGACTACAAAGTCAGGCATAAATACCAATTGGTGGCATATCATATCTATGAACTGGGGTGGTTCTAATATGGGAATTGTGGGAAACAAGACCTGGGTTACACAACTTGCATTACCTACACAGGATAGGCGTGGATTAAAATATCGTACTGGTAATTCTACTTCCTATGGTTCTTGGGTAGATATATTAGATGTTACTAATTATGCAGGAACTCTCGATGGACGTTACCTTAAGAAGGCAGGAGATACTATGACTGGTACTCTTGGAATGGGTGCTAATACTATATACTGGAGAGAAAGTGGTTTTGGAGACAAATTTGGATTAACACCATATTTTAGTGGTACTGATGATAGTAATTATCTAGCCTTTATGAGTTCTGTTGGTGCAGCTGGAACAGACCCAACTATGACTGCTAAGATGGTATTAACAGGACTAGGAAATGTGGGAATTGGCACTACAACTCCAACACAGAAGCTTCATGTTATTGGTGGAGGTTTATTTACTGCATTACTTACTACTACTGGTATTACTAATAATGGAACCTTAACCCAGAACGGAGATATTATAATAAACCAAGCTAGCACTACTGGAACTAGGCAAGTTAGATTCCAAGGTGGGGATAACGATTATGGTAGAGTAGCATATGGTGGTACAGCATCTAATGCAGGATGGATGGAGATAGCTTCTTGTGATGATGGTAATGAACCTATATATGCTAGACAATATACAGGAGTATTTACCACTGTAAAAAGAACTGCAACTCTATTGGATGCTAATGGAAATACAGTATTCCCTGGCACAGTCACAGCTCCAACATTTACTGGTGCTTTAAATGGTACTGCTGAATGGTCTAAGAGATTAGCTACTAATAGTCAGTTAACATTTGGACTAAATGGATTAACTTACTTCAATGCGGATTTAGGTGCTGGTACTGCTGCTAATCAGAATGTTGGACCAACAGCTCAATGGTGGCATATATTAAGAATGAATCATGGAAATGGTTCTGGGTATTTCGCTGATATAGCAGTCCCTTTAAATACATCTGATGGTATTTACTGGAGAAGAATACAAGGGGGCACTAACTATGGATGGTATAGAGTGTTAGATACTAATAACTATGCTGGAATTATAGACGGTAGGTATGTTAATGTTACTGGTGATACTATGACTGGTGCGCTATCTGTTGCTACTCATCTGGAGGTGAGGGCGGCTAACACTACTACTAATGCCATGTTAATCTTACATAACCCGAATAGGTCATGGGGAAACATCACATTTAGAGATAATATGTTTTATTTCGTGGATGGTAATTCTAGTACTGGAACCACATATAGACCTATAAAGGCTAACTACTATATAGCGTCTGCAACGACTTTATGTACCAATCTGAATGCGGATTTACTTGACGGGTTGCATGAAAATTCATTTTTGAGATACCGTGATGCTTATGGAAATGATGGATATAATACATTGTGGTCACAGATAGGTATAAGACAGTATAACAATGCAAAGCCAGACGGAATGGCTAATCCTATATATAATTATGGTGCTGTTATATCTCTTCCAGGAGCAAATACGAGATTAGATATATGGTATAATCACACGTCCTCAGCGTCAGATTCATCCACTAATGGTATTCAATATAGAAGCGGATGGGGTACGGATAAAAAACCTTGGAGAATGTTGCTTGATTCTGTTAACGCCAAACATTATAATGTAGGCTCTGCTACCAAATTGCAAACCGCTAGACAAATTAATGGAACTAACTTCGATGGCACTGCAAATATCGTAACATCATACTGGGGAACAGCCAGGAACTTTACTATTGGTAATACTACTAGGTCAGTAAATGGTTCTGGTAATGTTTCATGGTCTTTTGCTGATATTGGTGGTGCTCCAGCTAGTCACTCCCACAATTATATAAATTCTAGGGGAAATTTAAATCCACAAACAGGAAGAACTCAGAACCTAGGTGATGTGTACTCCTATAATACAGTTAGTGGAACTAGTAATGGTGCACCAACTACATATACATCCGTTATAGGATTTGGAAGAAGTACTGGAGGTACTGTTGAGATTGCTGGAGGGTGGACTGCTGGTATGGGATTGTGGTACAGAGCGTTAAGAGATACTACTGACAATTGGTATGGATGGGTAAAAGTATGGGATACCAAGAACTTTGACCCTAACTCTAAAGCAAACAGTAACCATAACCACGATGGTTCATATATAACTAAAGGTGGTAGTAATAACAATGTAGTACTTGGTGCTGGTGGGTATAGAGCATTGTCAGACTTTACACTGAACTCAAATTGGGCAGCTTCTAAAGATGTTTCTGGATATGTTAAATTCCCTAACGGATTTATAATTCAATGGGGTGAAGCATATGTAGGTGCAAATTCTACGGGATATAAATCCTTCCCGATTGCATTCCCAACAGCTTGTATATCAGTACAAGTAACACATAAAACAACTGCAACCAACTGGGACAAGGTTTGTGTAGCAGGTAATTATACTAGGACTAGCTGCACAATAGCTAACGGTGAAACAGTTAATTCTATGATTAATTGGATGGCTTTAGGCTATTAGTTTATATATTTTATTTAATATTAATTTTTTAACTATGAAATTTACTAGAATGATTAATTTATCTGGCTCAGTAACAGTAGATACTATTGAAGTGTATGTAACAATGAACTACGAGGAATCACAAGCCCCTACTGAGGCTTCTTTTAACTTTACTATGGAGAATATGTCTGTAAGTGGTTCCTGCTCTAAAGATGAAATCACATACTATACTGCATCTCAAGGAATAGTAACAGATGAGCTTATGAAGAAAGTGGAAACAAAGGTAAAGGAATGTATAGCAAATTATGAGTCAATTTGATTGTCTCATAGTTAATTTTATAATTTTAACTAACTATACTTTGTTTCATACTCAATAATGTGTATATTTGCACAGAATTAACAAAATTAGAAAAGGACTATGACAGTAAACGAAATGATGATTAGGCACAACTTTATTACTAAGATTATACTTAGGGATAAGGACAAGGAACTCAGTAAAGATTTAAAGGTAAAGATTATGTCAATGCGTATTGAATTAGGTAAACTTCGTAGACAAGTAGAGGATGATTTACAAGAAGCTATCTCACAATTAACTCCGAGTGAATATAGAGAGTTAGCTAGTAAAAGTGACCTAACTCAAGATGAGAGAGAACAGATAAAGGAATGGAATAAGCAAATAACTGAGGAATACAACACCTATCTTGACCAAAGGAGTAAGGATGAAGTAGCTGACTGTGCCCACTTCAACGAAGATGAGTATGCTCAGATTGTTGAAGTAAATGCAGCCAATGATGTTGAAATAAATGGACAGAAGTTATGTGCTGCTGATTTTCTAGAAGTGCTTCATAGCTTGTTCGTAGAACAGTAATATAAAACGAGGGCTGTGTGAATAACATAGCCCTTTATTTTTATCAGCATGAATGAATATATTGAGGTAATTGGTCAATTAAAACCCAAGAACAATGCTAGTTTTGCACTAGCAGATGTTAATGATTTACGTGGTGGTTACATCCAAGTTACCAATATGAGTGATATGGAAGCTTTTCTTAACACAAACAAGTTAAAGGAAGGTATGCTATGTTACGTCAAAAATTCACCTGACAGCAACCATATGTATCAATTCTATAACGGAGTATGGAATGTATGGAAAGTACAAGGAGGTGGAGGAGGTGGCGGAGGAGGAATGTCTATTGTAGTAGTTGATACTTTAGAAGAACTACTTGATAGGGATGACCTTAGAGTTAAGGGACAAATAGTATTCGTTAATGATATTAATGAAATACGTTACTTTAACGGATTTGTTTGGGAATCCTTCTCCAAAATTTATATACAGGATACACCACCTGAAGATAAGGGAGGTATTTGGATAGATACTTCTGAGAATAAAGAACATATGACGAGCAGTACTGTAATTCAGGACTTATTAAAAGTTATATCGGTACTGCAAGACAAGGTACAGAAGTTAGAGTTTGCATTTAACTGCCAGATAGATTCGGGGGACTTTAGAAACAATCAGAGGTATGCCTATGATGGTATGCCTAATGAGGAACCTAACTACGGTACTTCAGAAGAAGAGGACAACGCCACTCAAGAGGCTAACAAGGATGTGGTTCTTGCTGATGCACCTGAACCTACTGAATATAAAGAGTATTTACCCAATGCCAAGCATATATGCATCAAAAGTGGTACATATGCTGAAATGCAAAAGAATAAAGGCGACTTCTTGCCTAAAGAATTGTTATGGTGTTATGATACTCAGACATTATGGATTAAAGACCCTAAGACTTATAAATTAATTAAAATAGGTAGCACAGGTGGTGGAGGTGAAGACCCAGGACCTGGACCAGACCCAGAAACAATGGATGGAATATTAACCGAAGTTATTGGAAGTGGTGGCTCTGCTAAGACCAAGATTATTGGTATTGAGTTCGCTGACATGACAAATAAAGAGAATACATTCCTTATTCAGGTTAAGGATGGTAAGTTAGATATACACGATTATAGATTAGATAAGAATACTTTAGCTGGTAATGCCCAGACTCAAGGTACTGGAATTTATTATACTACTCCTTATTTCCCAATTATTCCAGAAGAAGTTGGCTCTAAAGATTCTCCAAAGATATATGTTAATATGGTATATTGTGGGGGAACATCAGAGGATAAGGACTACAATCCAGTATCTCACAATTTCGTAGAACTATGTAACCTAGGTAAGAAGGACTTAAATCTAAAAGGACTATACTTACATTATACAGAAAGGAATAGTGGAGATTGGGTTACATTACCTCTAATTGGCACTCTTAAATCTCAAGGTACATTCTTAATTAAGGGTGCTCAATGTTCCGTAGAGAACATCAATACTACACTAATTAGAGTTGGTGAACCTGATATGTATTGGATTAAAGATGCTACTCTTAATAATACAAGGCTTGAGATTGCTGGAGATACAGGTGCTGGGGTTCAAGCTCATAGTATTTGGTCTAGTAAAGATAACTGCATCAAATTTAGTTATGACTGTGCATTCTATATTAGTAGTGAGGAAACAACAGATTACTTCAAGACTACTGTTATGAACAGTACAGCACCTTGGACTACTAATGGAGTAATTAAATGGTATGTAGATTTAGTCGGAATAGGTAGTTATAACGATAAGTCAATGCCATGTGAGGCATCTCCTATTGCCACTAAGGGAAGTAATGTGTTATTAATGCGTTACTATAATATGGACCCAGTTAAGCAGGCTACTAAGGCTCTGAGTGCTAGGAGTAATGTTAAGGACTGGACTTACATCAATATGGATAAGATTAACCCTGCTATTGATATTCAAGAGTACACTCCTAAGAACTCATCTCAAAATAAGAATATATTCTTCAATAAACATCTACTAGTTGAAGGTGCTCCCAATATTGTCACTTGTACATTAGGACATGATGCACATAAGACTAGATGCTTTAACTGGGTATCAGTTGGATATTATGATGAATATATCTGGATAAGGAAAGATAGGGAAGAATATACTCCAGAGAATAAGTTTGAGTCTTTTAAGAAAGAGGACTTCAATTCAGAGGAGGTTAGCCAGAATCCTAACAGACCTGCTAATCATAAGAATTGGACTAATAAAATATACAATAGGATTAGAAGTATAACTACAGATGGTACACCATTTACAGTTCATAAGTTCATTAAGGACTTCGACGAACCTGCTGATACTCAGAAGTATTATTACAAGGTAGGAAGAGATGGAGCATGGACTGAGGAAAGGTCATTTACTCTTAGGAATAGAGACAAGGTTATTGAGAAGGGATTCAACTTCCTACAAGTAAGTGACCAGCAAGGATTTAATGCTGAAGAGTATGAAATGTGGAGGGTTAGTGCGGAATACATCAACTCTGATAAAGCTGAAAATCCATATGAATGGTGCTTAAATACTGGAGACCAGACTCAGAATGGTAATAGATTTAACGAATGGATTGACTATTACAAGGGTGGAGATGTTATCTATAGAGATACAGAGCAAATGTACTCAGTAGGTAATAATGATTTAACCCCTGTGGATGTATACACGTTAGGGGATGGAGAAGATAAAAGTAAAACTAACCCCGCCAATGTAGAATTTTTCTTTACATTTGAACACCCTTATACAGTACCCATTTCGTCTGCTGGAGTGTACATACCCTGCTGCTATAGCTTCGTATATGGTAACACCTATTTCTTGTCTATGAACTCTGAAATCACTGAATTAGCGAGGACAGATGTGTTCGGAGATGTAGTTGGAGTAAACATATATAATGACTTAAAAGATTGGGCTACTGCTGATTTAGCCAAACACGCAGCTGATTCTAAAATTAAGTGGAAGGTTGCGTTCTGTCATGAAGCCCCATTCACCATCATCACCGCCGATTTAATTATGAGCTATTTAAAGCATAATGAAGGTGGTTCTTACGATAAAAACTTAGATATTAAGAGGGGCGGAAGTCATCTAAATACAGTTGGCAATTACTGGTTTAGTCAATGGTTACAGGATAATGCATTTAAACTATGCCTATGTGGACATAAACATACATATGCAAATTCAAGATATATACGTGAGAATCCTGATAGGACAATGGAACCTATAGTATATGACCAGTCACTGTCCCCAACATGGTATACCAATCTACCTGATAGAGAAAGACAGTGTGTCCAAATCTCTACTGACGCTAGTCTAAACTATGTAAGATATGTAATGTGTCAAGCAACTGGATATAAGTTAACCTCTAATAAAGAGTTGCCTGCCAAGAACATACCTTGGTTACTAGAATATTATCCTGTATCTAGCCAGATTGAAAACCCAAATACTAATACTGCTACTGTTAAGGTTAACAGTGCCCAACAATATCCTAACTATATTATATGGAATGTAGGAACGGGAAATGAAGTTGAAGTACCATCCATGACCACAGCCAGTAGGGAGAGAATACTTGGCAAGTCTTATAAACTGCAGCTAAAGGATAATACTAAAGTTTGGGCCTATAAGTATAATGTACCTATAGCTTATACTGACTTAAAGAAGGTTGGAGGTAATGGTGCTACTAACCCAAGTAATAATATAGTAATTGAAAAGACATTACAATGAAAATAAAACATTATGATGAAGTAACTGGAAGATGGGTAATCGACGGTGCTTCTAATGCTTCAGAATTGGAACTGACAAACCCTGGCTTCTTAAATGAAGCTGGGGAATCAGTTTCTATTGACAATGGCTTTACAAAGCTAGATAATAGAATGACTAAGTTAGAACAAAACCTAGCCTGGGTGTACCTTAATGGTGCAATCGGGGGTGGTGGAGGAGATGGCTCCGAATACACCATTGATGTAGCTGAAGGTAGTACAGTCTATACAGCTACCAACACTGTTACACTTAATATCTTAATTAAGAGTGGTGGTGTTAAGAAGTCATTTACTATACTTGCTAAAGATTTGGCTACTAATAAGACTCTAGGGACATGGAAAAAGTATTCTATGTCTAGAACTGATATTACCATTACTGGATTGTCTGGCACCACTGACATTGAGTTATCTGCTTATGATAATGATAATGTTTATGCTACACCTACTTATGTGAAGGTAATAGCTGGTGCCATTTCATTAGAAATACAATCCATACCACCTAAGACCATGTATATGGGGGGTGTTGCGGAAGTACCTCTTAACTATACAGTAACTAATAACATCCTACAAAGTCCTGCCGAGTTCTGGATGACTATTAATGGTATTGAAGTTGCTAGGGTAGGTAACATTACTACAGCTATTCGTGCACTAAGTTATGACGCTCGTAAGCTACTGTTTGAGAGTGAACACTTTAATCCAAAAGCTGGACAAAGATTCTATTTTATAGCACAGGCAAGTACTACACTTAATGGTGATGTAATATCGTCTGAACAGATTAAATTCGACATTACTGTAGCAGATAGTAATAACTTAGTTATTGTAACCGAGGATATTACAGAGTTTACCCCATCCTCAAATCCCGGAGAAACTCTTGAGGATTTAACACAGTATGGTCAGGGTTCTCAATTAGGATTTAGTTATTACTTTAGTTATGGTCTTAGTAAGTACAGTACATTCAACATGGATTATAAAATCCATCTAATGAATGGAAGTGGTGAAGTATCATTACTCGACACAGGTACAATTAAGAATATTAATAAGAGTGAAACTAATAGATTTGTATATAGTACAGTAAACCTATCTGTTAATAAGAATGATGAATATTTAAGAATTACCCTATTTGGATATGCTGTAAACGACCCTGGTGATACTTCTGCTCAATATACCAAGACAGTTACTTGTAGGATAGTAGGGAGTGTAAGTACTGACTTATATGCTAACAATGACCTACATACACTACTTGCGTATTATAGTAAAATTACTGGATTCCCCAACACTTCTACTGGTACTTGGAATTATCCTATCAAAACTAGCGGAGATTTCATATACGAGGGTGCATTCGCATCTAAGTTCCCAGATGGTGTGAATTTTACTCTAAAAGGAGTAAATGGTAAAACTAGTGGTTTTATTCAGGACATTGATGGTGTAAATCAAATACCTGCAACAAGGCTAAGTGGTGAGGCTTACGGTTATCTTGAGGTAGCGGATGTTATGTTCCCTGCCATTGATATTGGTGCTGGTGTATCATTCTTCCAACCTATGGGATTCCATATATCCTGTACTTATAAAGCAGATTCATCTTCTTATCCAGAAGAAGTAATATGCGGTATAGGTCAATATGAAGACGGTGAGCTAAAAACAGGTTATGAAGTATCATTAGAGAAAGCTGTGTGTAAGATTGGTTCCGCTGATACTCTTACAGTTAAACTCCCTCAGAATGAGCTACTTACTGTAGACCTAGATGTATCATTACTATCAGGAAATGCTTGGTACTTTAAAATCTATGTCAATGGTGTGCTGTCTGCTGTAAGTAGAGTATTACAATCTGATATTGACTGGATGTTTGGTACTGACTTCTATTTCGGATGTAGAAATGATAATGGAGTAAGAAGTAGATTCTCTGATGTTAATATTTATGATATTAAGATTTATACATCTTCACAGAGTGAATATGCTATTGTTCAGAACTATATATCCGCCACTGAGCAAGCAAGACTTGTAAGAGGTCAGATTGATGCCTCGTTGGATGCTGAGTTAAGAACTAAGAATCTATTCGACAGTGCTGGCAATTGTTTAATTTGGGATAAGACATTAGATGGTGGTAAGGGAGGATTCCTATCAGGAGAACTATTATATGCAAAATTAGTAGAGCAGATGGAAGTTAATACTCCGTATCCTATCGTACTAGTAGAAGAAACATCCAACAGTCCAACATTATTTGAACCATATTCAACAGCTATCTTCTCTGCATCTGATAAGGTGGAAGTAATGGGTACTAAATTCCCAGTTAAAATCACTTATCAAGATAGTAAAGGTAAGGTAGTTATTAATACTCCTAGTGGTGTATCAGAGGGTAATGGTGTTACTATTGGTCTACAAGGTACATCTTCTCTATCTTACAATGCTAAAAACTTTGAGATTTACATGGGAGATGTAGACCAAACTGGTAAAAAGATGTTATTTCAACCTACTGATGATTGGCTGCCAGAGAATGAATTTACATTAAAAGCTGACGTAGTGGACTCTGCTCACGTTAATAACGTGGTAATTGGTCAAATTGTTAATGGTAGAGCTAAGAACTCTTCTGGACAATCTATTACTCCATTTGGAGCTACTCCTCCAATGTCACTTGGTAACGATGTTTGGGGAGGTGATGCTGATAAGGCTAATGCTATTAGAGGTAAAATTAAGCATACTTCCGAAGGTTTCCCAGTATTGTTATTCATTAGATATGCCCCAGATGCTGACGGAACCATTAAACAACCTAAATTCTGTGGTATCTATAACTTTAATCTAGGTAGGTATGCTTACTTCAATCTTGGACTAAAATTACTTTTAGACTACACTAAAGTAAACCAAGATGGGCCAACACTAGTAACAGATTACACAGAAGATGCTAGCAGGTGGAATACAGGTGTTAGTAATGGAGTATACTCTGTTGAAATAAATCAGAACTCTTCTGCTCAAGGTGCATTCCAGCAGGATGATATGAAGATTGTACAGTTTATGGGTGATGTAATGTACACATCCAGAGACGAGGCAATTGGATATAATCAAGTGCAGAAGTTCTACACTCAGATGGCTAATATGGCTCTTACTCGTATCCAGAAATACACAATGGATGATGCTGGACAAACTCCAACTAAACCTATCCCTGGAGAGTTCTATGATTTGGATAAGAATGCTTACTATAACTTTAGTGCTTGCGACCAGCACCTAAACTGGGATAACGCTTGTGCTTATTTTATGATTGCATTACTGTTTGGTTGTGTGGACTCTATGTGTAAGAACTTAACTATTCGTAGTTGGGGTACAGATGTATGGTATTGCTGTTTCTATGATATGGATACAGCATTTGGACTTAATAATGCTGGACAAGATATTGTAGAATATTGGGCACATTTACATAGGTGGTATAACATTGCTTCACAGGATACTGGTGTTACTCAGTATACTCAAGAGAAGAATTATGTATCATCTGACAGCTATAAGCAGTTCTTTGCCTCTTGGTGGAATAGAATATGGGAGGTACTTGAAAACTTAGCTGGTATAGATAGTGGTAGCACAGAGAGTAGAACTAGCTTAGAATCATTATATGTAAATCTAAGAACTAACCTATTCCCTGACCCTGATAAATTCATTAAGGATTACTATCAGTCATATACTGAGAAGACTGGTTCTATCATGTTTAACTATGATTATAAGATTAAGTATCTTGCTATATCTAAGACATATGACCCAAACACTGGCAAATATGAAGATAGTACAGACTTTAGTCAGTTAAAGTTCTTACATGGTAATCGTGTAATGCACGTTAAGGATTGGTTTAGAAAGAGGATTATGTTCTTAGACGGAGTATATGGTTATAAGGATAATACTAACTTATTACCTACCACTATTGAATCTCCTATTACTGGTCTATGGGCTTCTAATAAAGCTACTGGTTCAGCAACTGAAGTAAGGTTTAGCACAGATATTACTGCAAGTAGTCAGATACTTTATCACTATTCACATGATAAGACTACTGGTGCATTCTGGGTTACAGATACTCCTACATCAGTTATACTACCTATGCCTACCGGTGAAACAGTAGTATATATGTATGCTAATAAATATATTACTAACTTTACTAAGTTCAAGAGTTACCCTTGGACAGGCTTGGATAATATTAATCTACCTATGCTACAGGAACTCGACTTGAGTGGGTTAAGTAATGTTGATGCAGCATATTTCTTCCAAGGTGGTGTGTATAATAAAGTGAATGATATAGGTCTAAAGAATATAAAGAAGTTAAATCTGAATAAGGTAAAACTTATTGGAGCTACTGCTTCTGCATATACTCTTGATTTAAGTGGCTGTCATAAGATACAGGAGTTAGACGTTTCCTATTCTACTATTACTAAGATTACGTTCCCTACATCTGCTGTATTAAAGGTACTCAATATGTCAGGAACGGATATTACTAATTTGAAGTTAGAGAATCAATCATTCCTTGAAACATTACTTATTGAAGATTGCTTAAAGTTAACGTCTATAGAAATAAATAACTGTAGTGCAATAAAGACCTTATCAGTTCCGTCTAATGTAAAAACTGTAATCATTAGGAATTGTGAGAAGATGGAAACTATTCAGATTCCTTACTCTTCAATTAATAACTCCGTCAGTCCTCTAGTTCAAGTAACTATTGATAACTGTCCAGGTATGAAAGAGTTTGGTATCTCTGGTCAGAATAATCCCGCTTTGAAACTTGAGTTGACTGGTGCTTGGAATCTTGAAGTATTAGATTTAAGTTACACAAAGACTGAGGATATAGTACTAGCATCTCTATACGTAAATGGTCAGCCTAACTTCTCTAGTCTAAAATCATTAGATATTTCTGGAACATCATTATATACTCTTAAGTATAATGACAGAACATTTGATTACTTAGACTTAACTGCATTCCCAGACCTGGAGAATATTAGGGCATCTAATTGTAAGATGCTTACTGAGGTTAGATGTAAGAATGATAGGAATAATCCAATTGAGGTAGCACTAGGAGCGTTTAAAGATTGTAACTCATTGCAGAGAGTTAAAGGACACATAGCTCTGCAAGGTAGTGAAGTCTTTAGAGGTTGCAATTCGTTCTATCTAAATCCAAATGAGTTATATACTCAGTTCGGTACTGATGTATTCTTAGAAGGTGATAATGCAACTAATATAACCTTTGATAGAAACCTTACAGAAGTTTATTTCATGTTTGAAGATTGTAGTAACTTATCCTACAATGACTTTAAATACTTGATGGTTAGACTTACTGATAAAGTAACCTCTTTGGAGGGGGCCTTCAAAGGATGTAGTAATATATCTGGAGATTTGTGGTATGATATGTTTAGACCATGCCCAAATGTTAATACTATTAAGGAAGCGTTTAGTAATACTAGACTAGGCGGAATCTTCTTCTCTAGAGGTCAGGACTACAATCCAGCTAAGGATTCTACATGGGGCATCCTAGATTTCGTTCCTAAGCTGACTGATACTGAAGCTGCATTTGACAATACAAGTATAGAATGGATAGATAATAATGTATTTGCACCTATTGTTAATGATGGAACTACTACATACTCTCCTTTAGTAAAGATTGACTATATGTTTAGAGGTTGTTACTCTCTAAAGAGCTGTGTTAGTACTAGAACTACACCAATTGCAGAGGGATTTCTAAGCTCTAAGACATTCTTTACTAATCTAAGGAACTTAGCTGGAACCTACCCTAAAGGTGTGTTTACTGGGTGTGATAAAGTTAAAATGACTGTTGATAATGATGCAAGTGGTAATACTTATCTATTCCATACTGTAAATAAGGTAACACAAAGTTTAGTACTTACAGATTCTGTGTATAATGGAATAAAGCTAGTGGGCAAGATAGGTCCTAATGTGTTTGGGGGTATAAGTCAGACTATTAGTGATAATGGAACTACTTGG